GTCACGGATACATCTCCAGGCAAACGGCAGGCCGCACCTTCGGCAACGACGCCTCAAAATCTACCAAGAGCTTGCAGGCTTTTTCATCTTCCAGGCAAGCAACAGGACGAACCATACCTTGGTCGTCGAAATCACGGTGCCCGTACAGCACGCAAAACGACGTGCAACCCGCATTGGAAATGGGACACGGGCCACAGTGGCGACCATCTGGATCGGGGTCTACCGTGGCCTTTACGGTGAATTTCATTCTACCACCTTGCCATTTTCCACAATGACCCCAGAGTCGCGTCGTGGGCATCGTGTGTTGTACTCCCTGACATTTCGCCAGTACCTCCACAACTATAGCACTGAAAATGCCCTGGGTTGACCGTACCAGTACCATCACAATCTGGGCAGTCGACATGCTCAACTCGCCCATGCGCGCCGTAGCGAAGTAGCACCTTGGCCAGTTCGATCGCGTCGGTGTGACAGAACAGCATAATGGGGTGGTGTCCTTGGTCCTCTATGGATAAGAGGTCATCCCCGTCGGCATCAAGATCTACCTGTACGCTGAAATCGCGCCCGAGCAAATCGGTAAATGTGTGCTTGGTCATGGTGCTGCCTCGTTCATGGTATTCGCGCCACGCAGCCATGTCGTCAGTTTGGTGTACCGGTCAAGGTTTCACCACCACGGGCCCTTTAGATCTAGTGCTTCCCAGATGCAAATTCTAAGTACTGGCCTATCCGGATACTCTGGATCGTTGATTACCCTGGAACACGCTTTCAGTGTGTCTCTCATTGTTTTCATTTGGCCTTGCATGAGCGTGCGCTCTTCCCGCAACACGCTGTTTTCTACCATAGCGGTCAACAGGGCGGCGCGGTACGGTGGCTGACCAAGTTCAAGTTCTAGTGCTCGGATTATATCGGCGTAATCGTATTTTGGTTTCGCCGTGGGCCCCACAACTACCTTGGCTTGGGACACGTCGTACACGTGGCCGGGGCAATCCTGGTACCCGACGGTGTGGCAGATCGACGCCATCCGGAGCGCGAGAAACATCCGGTCCGGGACACCATCTCCGATGATCTTATAGGGTGAAAGGATTACTCCAGCCTCATCGTATACGTCCCAGTCAGTTACTGGGCGCCCGGTGTTGGCGCTGTATGCCAGGGCCGCGTTTCTCGCGGCAGCCAGCGTGCTTTCCGCCGATATCCCCACCCCGACTTCTTCGCCGTTGATAACGAAACATAACTCGCGCATTATGGCTCGCTCCCGTTGTCTGCGGCGTAGTCATATTCTGCCGCAGACAGTGTAGCCGCCCGCAATTCCGCACGAGCCCGATCGCGTCGGTCAGTTGCGGCCAAAACCGTGGCAGTATTGATTTCATCAACTGACATGGTGGTGTCGTTTAGGGCCACGTGGTACGCCGTCTGGGCCGCTTCCAATTCGGTCCAAGCAGTTTCCAATTCTTTCGCGGCCGTCATGATCTTGTCGACCGCGTCGGCCTCGGGGTGGTAATACTCCTCAATGGGATAGCCACCGTCCATTCCAGCCACCTGGACCGCGAGTCCAGAGGTCCAAGGAGACGACGCGATCTTTTCCCGTCGCTTCAGCGAAGCGTCGGTCGCCGGCACGTAGCCTGGGACATATCCAGCAGAATCGCATGGGCAAACATCACCGCTATCTTGGTCACCAACCCACAAGGTCCCGTTGCACCTGGGGCACGGCACCAATGCGTCCCTCATGATGACCTTGAGGTGTTGCGCTTCCTTTTGGGCGTAATCTAATGCGCGCTGCAACTCATCTATTTCTCGCTGCGCTTCGTTGGCTCTGGAGAGGTCATCCATGTTGTATGTCTTTCGTTGCTGCCAATAAATGGTTTCTGGTTCTCAATTTACCACCTGGCCCACCGGCGCGGTCTCGTCCAGGTCCACGTCCATTTCGATGTCAAGCCCGTTGCCGTAGCGTGTCATGGTCAGGCCGCATTTACACGTCTTGGCTACGCCGTGGAGGAGTTTGTGTACTCTGGTGTGACACCGCGGGCAGTAATAGTGGTCGTAGTCACCCGGCACCACCGCACCGGGCGCCAAGACCGAAGGCCGGTCTGGCATAGGACAACTAAAATCAGACGCGACCAAATGTTCCTTCATGGTGTTGGCTCGCTTGTGTTACTCACACCACGCGACCATATCGTCGGTGTCGTAACAGTGGTCGTTAGGCTCAACCTCTATGCGAAAAGCCATCATTTTCTCCGCGGCGTAGGTGGACCGCCCATGAGACCAACCGTGATCGCGACAACCCAGATGACGGTGATGATAATGCCGATGACCATCATTTTATCCAGTGCTCCGCAGTTTCCACTGCCGCGTCCAGTTCATTCAGGGCCGCGTCGTACTCCCGCTGGGCTACCGTGGCGTCCACGCTTGGGTCGCGCCACAACCTGCGCGCCTCCCGCACACGGACACCCGCACGGATGAGCCGTTCTACCGCATCGGCCCTCCGTAAATGCTCCTCCGCGGCCTCCAACACGGTGCCGTCAACAACCTGCGTGATTGCTACTGCCAGACTTCCCGGCGTCCATCGGGGGTCAATACACGGATCGAGATCGTCATAATTGGGTTCGATCATCGTCCCCACCTTTTTGCAGTCTCGATCACATCCATGTGATCGGCCAATTCCTTGAGCACCGTCTTTCTGTCCAAGTCGTCTCCGCGCATGTATTCCTCGATCATAGACAGTAACGCACAAAGTAGTCACCGCAACTTTTGTAGATGTCCAGGACACGGCGCACCTCGCCGTCTCGTCCGGTGTACACCTTGCCTGCCTTGATCTGACGGGTCTTCATGGTCCTGTTGTACACCGGCGGATTGCCGTTGTCAACACTTAATCGACAATCCCGAGGATTTCCCTCCGGGCCGTGACGTCGAGCCCCATGTACCGCTGGACCAACTTGGCGTCGTGCTTGTCATCCCATTCCACCTGCAGGACCCGGCGGGTCTTGGGGTGAAGCGCGTAGGCTTGGAGGTCAGACGCGTTGGACTCGCCCAGGCCCTTGAACCGCGTGATCCTGATGTTTTGCTTGCCCCCCAGGGTTGCTCGGATTTCCTCGACTGAATCGCCGTAGACCCTGCTGGTCGCCGTGACCCCCATGAACAGGGGGTTCAGGACCACCCGGATAATCCCGGCGGAAATCAACGTTGGGAAATACCGGGCGAACAGTCCCAGGAGCAACGCGACGATGTGCTTGCCATCAGGGTCGGCGTCGGCCAGGAGGTAGACGTGTCGGTACCGACACTTCGTCAGGTCAAACGAGTCACCAATCCCAGCGCCAATCGCGGTGATCAGGTCCTTGACCTCCTGGTTTTTCAGCAGGTCCTCAACCTCGCCTTTTCGGGCTGCGTTCGCTACCTTGCCCCGGAGTTGAAAGACCTCCTGGTAGTGGTATTCGTGGTCACCCTTGCCTCGGCGTTTTCGGATCCTGGCCTTCTTGACGGTGCCGCCGGCCGAATCACCCTCCACGATGTAGAGTTCCCGCTCGTCAGCCGTACAGTCAGGGGCCTCTACGAGTTTGTCCGGTAGGAGCCCCCGGGCTCCTCGCTTGACCTTGACGTTCTTGATGGCCGACTGTTCCGCCCGGAACTTCTGGCGGGCGTCCTGGATCCTCTTGGCCCTGGCCACGATGGCCAAGCATTGGTCCTGCAGGGCTGCTCGGTGGTCCCGGAGGTGCTGCAGGACAATCCCGTAGACCTGGGTCTCGACCTCGGGGTTGTCCAACCGTTGCTTGGTCTGGCCCTGAAATTTCGGCTCCAGGGTGCGGACATGAATGGCACCCACGAGGCCATCGCGAAGATCCTCACCCCGGATCTTCTGGTCGGACAACTCCTGGAGAAAATCCTGGATCGCCCTGGTGGCGCCTTTGACGTGGACCCCGTGGCCCGGGGTGTTCACCACGTTGACCCAGGAACGCCAGTGCTCGCCTTCCACGTCGGTCCAGCAGAACGCCGCGTCCACGACCCCTTCAACGTGGATTTCTACCACGTCGCCCTGGACCACGGCGTCGGGGGTTTCGTGCCGTAGTAATCCAGCGAGTCCGTCGGGGCTATGGTACCGGACTGATTTGTCCCCGACGGTCAGGATAATGGTCAGGCCAGGGCACAACCACGCGGTGTCCTGGAGCCAGGCCGCGACCTTCCGGGGCTGCCATTTCCACTCGCCGAAAATGGTTGGGTCGGGGTGAAACTCCACCCTGACACCAGCGGCCAAGTCGGATTTAACCCGCTGGACTTTAGTGGTGGGCTTGCCCTGATGGTACTGCTGTTGCCAACATTTTCCATCCCGCACAGTCGTGGCAACCATGTGGGACGAGAGCGCCGTTAGAGTTTTTATACCTACGCCGAAAGTCCCCCCGGTAGCGCTGGTGTAGGCGCCTTTTTTGAACTTGCCACCTGCATGAAGCAGCGTGAACACAGCTTCCAAGGTGGAACAGTTGGCCTGCTCATGATGTTCCACTGGAATCCCACGGCCATTATCTTGAACAACAGCACCATCTGGCAGCAATGTGACGCTGATTTCGTCAACGTGGCCATCTAGGAACTCGTCCACGGCATTATCAACAGCTTCATGAAGAAGGTGGTGGACCCCGGCAGGTCCAGTGTCGGGGATATACATTCCTACACGCTTACGAATGTGCTCCAGTCCCTCAAGAACTTGGATTTCGGCAGCGCCGTATTTTTTCACAGGCATTATTTTTGCTCCAGCAAGGATCGCCAGGTACGACCAGTAATGATGCCTCTTACGCTGCCATACGGAAGGCTAAAGTGCCGCGCGGTGCTCGCGACGGACTTTTTATGCCGATCATACCATTGTCGTATCTCTACGACCTGCGCTTCAGTCATGACTCGTCTGTCACCGCGGTGACGGTAGCTTGCTGAAACAGGGTGCTGTTCTAAGTACCGCAGCAGCTTAGGTGGCATCGTGACATGCTGCCATGACTTGCCATGCACGATATTGCACACGCTACCGACGCTCACGTGGTATTCTAGCGCTAGACTGGTTTGGGTGGCACCACGAACAAAAGCATTTCGTATCGCCAATACATCGTCTTCGCTTAGTTTACTCCCAGGATTTTTTGAACCTGCTGGATTAGTGCCATGAACGAACTTGTCGTTCATGTTGTCTTGGTGGGTTCCATAGGCAAGATTGTCTAATCTGTTGTTTAGTTTATTGTTGTCTAAATGCCGGCCCATCTGGTCCTGGGGTAAGGGCCCCACGAATGCTGCCAGGACAAGTAAGTGCACGCGATGATTTTTATACGTGCAGGTGGCCTGTCCGTCAGCAGCAAAACGCGGTAGTCCTACATAGCGATATCCGCGAGCATCTATTGGTGCAGCCAAAATCCGGTCTTTGGACCACATCCAGTGGTTGTCACCTGGGCCATTCCGGGTTTGGCGGCTTAGACTTTTGACTTTGCCCCACGAAGAAACTTGGTACAGACCCTCGTATCCAGGGACATCACGCCATTGTTCTTCGTCGTTTCGCTTTTTGGCCATCTGGACCTCGGGGTGCGGAACCATTAAATCTAGCTTAATGGTTGGGATTACGGGCAGATTTTACCGAGCAGGGTATCAAGGGCCATCGTGACCAACCCGATTTTCTCTGGCTCGTCGTGGAGACGGTCCAGTAGGTCAAGTCGGGCGAAAGTGCCGTCAGGGTCCTGCAGGTCAAATGGCCCCTCGCCATCAACAAGGCCAAACGGTTTGACCGTCCCGAAGGGCTTGCCGGTGTCCCAGTGGTATTCGGTGAAAAGGTATCGGGAACCAAACTTTTCCCGCAAGATGCAAAACCCGCGATCCTGGGGACTCCAGATGCCCTGGTAGGCGTTACGGGCATAGACCCAGTAGAGTCTATTCGGTTCCAACTGGTCCATCGGGAGCCAAGTGCTGGCGTTGAGCAACGCTCGGTATTGCCGGTACATTTCTGACCTGAAGTGACCGATGAGATTGAACGGATGGGATTCTTTGTCCGGTACGGGTTTGTCAGGCACGACGACCTCCGGACAAGTAGGGTAGCACCAGAATGGTATGGGAGCAAGAACTACTTGGCGGCGGGTGCACAGGTGTAGTGCTTGACCAGCGCGAGGATCCCTTGGATGTGCTGCTTGACCGACGCTGGCAGGAACTCCAACGCCTGGGCCACGACACAGATCCCTCGAGTCGCCGGAGTCATCCAGTCAACCGGCAGACCCTGGTGCTTCTGCTCGGCCGCCGTGATGATGGCCTCGGCCTCGGCCCACGAGGCATCGGCGATTCGTTTGGAGATCGTCCAGGTTGCCATCACGTCCTTGACCTGCTTGACGCACGCAGCATACTGGGGGTCCTGGGCCGGGAACTGCTTGAGGCACTCGGCCTGCTTGGCGTCCCAGAAGGTCTGGAATCCCGCGTCCGCGACGGTCACGACATTCTTGGCCACCAGGATGGTCTGGCGGGCCGTCGTATAGGGATCCATGCAACTCGCGAGCAACAGAGCACTGACGATAATGAAACTACGCATTGGACTGGTCTTTCTCCGGCTCAGCCGGCTTGGTGGTGTCAACGATAGAGGCTAACGTGGGGCCAGCGGAAACCTGGGCTTCAACATTGTGACAGCAAAGATGCAGCGACGGTCCTGCCGCGACGGTACCGTCGCGGGGCCGTAGGTCAATCCGGTCATACCAGACGGTGTTGTTCATCTCGTTGTTGGGCCCGGGGGTCGCGATCCCCAGGACCGCTTCCATGTCTTGGCCGGGCAGTTTAGTGGGGACATTTGAAACCCCCGCCACATACACGACCCGCTGCACCACGAATCCGTGGGGATTCCCCAGGATGCTTGAGATTTCGTACAGGTTACCCTGTTCACGATACAGCACCCGGATCACTTGGGTCTGGGACTTGACCAGGATGTTACCGCTTCGCTGCAGTGCAACCTTCGCGATTGACCGGAGCTTGGTCTGGAGTGCCTCGGTAGCCTTGGGATCATGGTCGTCCTGCTCCTTGGCCTTGTCTTGCTCGGCAAGAACCTTGGTCTTCTGGGCAGCCTGCTGGGCGGCAACTGCCTCGTCGCTACCGAGCACCAAGATTATCGACCCCTTGGGCGGCAGGTGCATGGCCTGGATTTTCTCGTTCTCGTCGGCGATGCACGGCACCCTGGCCTGGATGGATTTACGGGCCGGTGGTGCCGGCACCACGCCCTTCTTGACCGTCGTCTTGGTCGGCTTTTTCACCGTGGCGGTCTTGAGGCCCGACGGTGTGGCCATCTTGGCCTTTTTCTCGGCAACGCGGCGGTCCAGCTCGTCCAGTTGCTTCAAACGGTCCTGGATGAGGACTCTCCATTCGGCCTCGCTGACTTTCGGGATTGCACCACATTCAGTGGAATAAAAATCCTTGAGCGACATCCCGACCAAGATCTGTTCACGGGACATCTTGGCCAGTTTGGCTTGGGCGGCTTTTTTCCCCCGCGCATTATCCAAGTCTACGGTGTCGGGATGCTCTTGAACGTTCTTTTTGGCCCGTTCGTTGATCTCAGACCAGTATTTATGACTTGCGTCGTCCAGTGCTTTGGCCTGCTCCACGGTCTGGCCGGATTTCAGAATGCTACCGGCTTTGGCATCCTTCAAGACCAGGTTGGCCAGGGTGCCGCTCAACTCAGCGAAGTCTTTTTCCAACCCAGCACAATGGGCCGGGCCAGCCCGATGGACACAGTAGGGTTTGTCGGCCGGGAGTTTTCCCTGGTGGACCAGGGCATCGATGCCGTCCTGGACTTCTCGACAGGGCAACAGCGCGACCAAGAGGTCCACGGCGTAATGGAGTTGTAGGTCAGCAGTGGGGAAATGCGAGGACTTGACGTCGGAGACAACGGCACGCTCATGGTTGTGCCGCAGCACCACCTGTTCGACGGTGTCGCCGACAATCCCGTAGTTACAGGTGGTGCAGATAATGGCCGGGAAATCTCCGGGCAAGGTCCACACCATCTTGACCGGGGCTTTACACCGACAGGGAGCCAGCAGGAATGAAACCTGCCAGGGTTGGAGCCGAAGCCATTGTTCATCAAAAGGGGTACATTTTTGGTCAGGCATGGAAGTCCTTTGAGGGAAGTTGGGGGTATTTTACCGACCGGAAGGGTGATTTTTCAAAAATGTCAGTAACTCCCGCTGGAGCGTCAGGAATGCCAAGGCACAGCAGAGGGGCACTTGACCGTTCCCGATGGCCTTGAGTCGGTCAACTCGGTGCAGTTTCCCCACGGATATGCGCGGCACCTTGGTATCGGGTTCGTCGGCTGGATCTCGGGCCCACCAGGAGGATTCCATGGTTTTGCGACGCCAGCGGTTAAATCCCCGGATAGGTTTCAGGTTGGTCCAACCCACGGGCCAGTTCATGAGCCACTCCACCCATGCTGGATTCAAGGCACCCCCGACTGCCCCATGTTCCCGCTGGACCATCACGGTTTCCAGATTAGGGAAACGGTCAGCAGCACATTGTTGTGCCTGCTCCGTGATGGTGGCGGCCGTGGCGGTACAGGACCGAGGCGTTGGCCAGGCCAACGCCTCGGTGACTTGCCCAATCTTCATTGGTAAACTTGACTGGTGTCCGCCACGCTCAACACAGCCCTTTCCTGGTGCCCCTTTGTAGTCTCGGGACTGAGGCGTTGGCCAGGCCAACGCCTCGGTAGCCTTGCTGGACCGCTCAATCCCGACGACGGCATTGAGCGGTGGATACTTACGGCGTAGTTGCCCTTTTCCACCTTTGTTTTTAGCATCCGTGACCATGGGGGTTGGCCAAGGAACCCTGACATTACTCTGGGCACTCACGATTTCCGATGAGCCAGAATCGATCTCGACGATGCGGGGCACTGACTTGCCAGGCTCCCACACGTCCCCACGCACAACTATACCCAGCGTGGTAAGGTCACGGACGACTCTGACAAGTCCTCTGGAAACCAGCAATGGGCTATTTTCCACCCAGACCCATCGGGGTTGCACCTCACCGATGACCCGCGCCATCTCGCCCCAGAGTCCTGATCTTTCGCCGTCAATACCGGCACCTTTTCCGGCCGAGCTGACATCCTGGCAAGGAAATCCTCCCGAAACCACGTCACAATAGCCTCGCCAAGCGCGTCCGTCAAAAGTACGGATGTCGTCCCAGACGGGGAAGGGTTCAAGAGTTCCGTCGGCCTGTCGGGCGAACAAGACTTCCCGGGCGTACGGCGTGATTTCGACGGCGCAGACTGTTTTCCACCCGAGGAGATGTCCGCCGAGGATTCCTCCACCTGCTCCGGCAAACAAGGCGATTTCTCGCAAGCCAGACGGTACTGCTGCATTAACTGCGGTGTGATGAACCATGTCATTTTTCTTTATTTCGTTTTACCCTACCGCGGCTGGACTGGCACGAGTTCCACCGGGCCACGGCTTTTTCTTCGGTTTTGTTCGGCGGGGCCGAGTAGCCACATCCTGGGCACACCACACGATAAAGTGCTCCGAACCCAGTGGCCTCGAAGGTCAAGATAAGTTGATCCACGGCATGGCAGACAGCACAGTCCACTACCTTGACCGGTAACTCGATCACGCCTTGCCCCTGAGTTGGCGATCCAGCCACTTAAACGCCAAATCATGTGGCCCCTTGATCAACTCGAGGTATACGTCGGTGGACCCACATGATTCGCACCGATGGTTGGTCGGCTTCTTTTTCTCCTCGCGGGACTTTTTGCAGGACCTGCACCCCACCTTCCACTGCTGCTCGCCTGCCGTGATGTCCACCTGGTTGCCCCAGTGGGTCCCGACGGACATTTCCGCCAGGAACCTGAGTCCTGGGTCAATCCCAAATCCCGCGAGCAAATCTTCCCGTTCCATAATGGACTGCACCACCTCGACGCAGTGCTCGGCATCTTGACGCGGTACTTCCAGCATGATGGAGTCGTAGACCGAGTTGATCAGGCGCCACGGAAGATTGTGTCGTCGGTAATACTGGATGATCCGGTAGCAGGCCGTCAGGTTCATGTCGGAGGAAATCCCCTGGATCGGCATGTTGCGGGCCACCCGCTCCTCACGGCCCCGGAGCGACCGTAGTTTACCAGAACAATACTGTAGAGCCTGGGCGTCCCCCGCGATCATCTTGGTGACGAATTGTTTGCGCCGGCCCGTCGGGGACTCGGCAAACCCATTTTCAAACCCGTCCTGGGCCATCTGGGCCAAGGCGTCTTTGGCCACGGGGAAGCGCGCGAAGAACCTCGTGATGAACTCCTCGGTCTGGGCCTTGGTTTTCTTCAGGATCGCTGCAAGTGCCGGTAATCCTTGACCATAAATTTGGCCAAAGACCACGCCTTTCGACTGGCCTCGCTGCTCCTTCGTAACCTTGGAGATCGGGACGTCGAACACCATCGAGGCGGTTTGCTTGTGGAAGTCACCCTCGGCGTCCAGCCGCTTGAGATTTTCAGGGGATGGGTCCTTGAGACACAAGGCCCGCATATCCCACGCAGCCCCGAACGCCTTGAGCATATCGGGGTCTTGCGTCAGGGCCGCGAGCCACCGGACCTCAGCTTGCGAGTAGTCACCGCAGACCATCACATGACCAGGATCGCAGATGTACATCCGCTTGATCAGTGAGGCCGACGCCTTCTTAGACCCGTCCTCGGCCTTTTTCGGCACGTTCAGGACGTTGATCCCGGCGGCCGAAATCCGCCCCGTGATGGTGCCGGCTGGCCGGAACTGCGCCCTGGCTCGCCCATCCCGCATGTCCGGGTCTGCCAGCATGACCTTGTTGGTCCCGACGAGATACCTGGACTTGATCGTTGCGAGTGCGGTCCACTCGGCCAGAAGGTCTACTTCCGGGACCCCGGCGTAGTTCTCCAGGAATTTTTTGTCGATTGACACCGCCCCGGCGGCCGTGTGCTTTAGGGGCTCCAACTCCAGGACGTCAATCAGCAAAATTTTCTTGGACAGAGCTTGCCGCATCGAGAACACCCAGGATTCACCAGCCCCTTGGCCCCACAGGCCAGCCTGGCCACCATACCTGTCGGCCAGGAGGCGTCGATTGGCCTCCTGGACCGAGGGCAGGGCACAAAACTCCTGGGAAATCTCCTGCATTCGGGTCTGCACGATGGAATCGTCGTGGAGCAACATCCGGAGGTATTCTTTGTCCACCCGGATCCCGTTGGTTTCCATTTCTACCAGGACGGCCAAGACCTTGGTGTGCATGCCACGGCACAACCGAGTCAACTTTTTTCGGTACCCCATGGCCTCGGCCATGACGTCTTGGTAGTGGTTCAGCCGGAAGGTCACGAAGCCATCAATCCCGTTGTACCGGATAACCTTGTCGAGCGGCAGTAACGCCAACTTCGCTTCGTTGCGGCGCCCGACCGTAGCGGCCACATCTTCGTCTTCATAGTGGTGAAAGTTCAGGCATTCCTTGGACTGGCTCTTGAGCCCGAAACCCCCGACCTGAATGTCCCCGGTGGTGTCTACAATCTGGTCAACAGCATCGTCGTCGTGGCCCTGAGACTTTTTATCCACCCGACCGTAGTCGGGATTGAGTGCATGGGCCCTCAACATGGTGTCGCAGCAGGGTAGGTCGATCTCAAAACCCAGTTGCCCACGGGTTACCTGCAACTCGAACTTGAGGTTGTGGCCCCCGATCCAGTAGGGAGCCGGCTTGGTCAGGATCTGCTTGATCAAGCCCACGATTTCTCGGTATTCGGGCCCTGACCACGGGGCTTCCTGGTGCTGCATCGGGATCACATAGGCGTGGTCCGGGTCAAATGCAAAACCAGCGGTCAGGATCTTGTTTTCCACGCGGCCGAGTCCCTCGGTCTCGTAGTCCAGGACCAAAATATCGCCACGCTTTAGTTTCGCGACCCGCCGGGCAAACTTCCTAACCTTCTCAATGGTGTCGAGGGTGTAGACTTTGCCGTCACGGGAATCGTCTGGGAGCCGACCGGACCCCCGAAGCCAGGCCCGCAGGAAATCGTCGCGCCACGTCGCCGCGACCGTGGGGTTCCGCTGGATGAACTCCGGGTCGTACGTGACGATCACGGGGATCTTGGTGCCGTCGTGGGCGGTGCAGTGGAGGTCGCGGCCCCGCAGGTCGCCCAACTGAACCTTGGCCGACACGGCCGAACCATCGGGCAGTTGAGCCAGGAGTTTTGCAGCCCCGAGGCCCAGCAACACCACTTGTTTGGGCTTCAGCAGGGCCAGGTCTTTCGCGACGTTGACCCGGCAGTGGTTGGCCTCCGTGGCGGTGGCCGGGCGGGTTTTGTCAGGCTTGCCCCGGTCCATCGGGCGGCACCGCACACAGTACCCGTAGGCGACGCCACTGTTCCCTTGGGTCACCTGCCCCATGACCCGCTGGAGCATCTGACCCGCTGGGTCAGTGAAGGGCTCAGCCCCATGGGGCTGTAGGTCAACCGGGTGGTCCCCGATGATCATCAGGGAGGTGTCACGACCCTGCTGGACGGAACAGCAGTGACGAGTGAGCCCCGCTGATTCTTGGAGCGGGCAGGCTTGGCAGATGGCGGGACGACCGGGAGTTAGACGGGAAGTTGGCATACCTCGGTTTTACCGAGGTGCGGGCTGCCGTGGGTCAGTCTCGCCAGTGCAGTAGAAATTCCGAGACCCCAAGGCCCGCGAGGCTGGACAACACGACCCCGAGGAGTAACTGGGGCAGCCCGTACCCCAGGTAAGCCAGGGTTAGGGTGGTGCCGAGCGCCGGGATCCCCGCGCAATACGCGTCGATCGGGCGGGCCGGGGTGATTTCTTGGCTCATTTGATCTTGACCCCCAGGTTGGCGAGCATCCGGACTACTGCTGCGGTCGTGGCCGTGATGGTCGGCTGCCGGAAGATGACCGGATCGGGGCCCTGGTCCCACACGGCCGCCAAAATCTCGAACACCCCGTCGATCCCGAGGGCATGGGGAAATCGGCGAGGAGCATCCCGGTAGGGCTCGTGGCCGAACACCACGAAACCCTCGCGGCCGTCGTACAGGTCGGCCCAGAAGTGGTCCTCGGTGGTTTCTTCTCCAAGGGCTACGACATCGCCATCGGGGTCGCAGTAGCGGACGCGACAAAATCGGTGGATCCGTTCGCGCTGTTTGCGGGGCAGTGCCGCGACTGCTTCCCAATCGACCGGGACACCCGCGGGGTAGTGTGCGAAGTACCTGGGGTAGAGACCCCCGTGGACCATCAGGATGCTGCGCTCAGGGTCCCGTGTGAACACCGGGAGCCCCGTGAGCCAATGGAACTCCTCATCGGTGAGGTCGTGGATCCACTGGTCGCAATTAGACCGCTTGGCCAGTTGCACCAGTTGACTCTCGTGGTTGCCCAACAGGGCTGTGGAACCAGGAAAAGTGTGGAGGAGTCCCCGGACTCGTCGAACCACCCCGGGGGAGTCGGGGCCACGGTCCACCAGGTCGCCCAAGAACACCAGACGATCTCCTGGCCGTACCTGCACCTGAAGCAGGAGTGCGTTGAGTTCGTCCAGGTGACCGTGGACGTCACCGATGCAGATCAACCTGGCCATCACTTGTACTCGAGCAGGAGCCACACGGGCCCGTTGCCAGCATGACTGAAGTAGCGGAACTTGCCGTCTGTCCAACACCAGTCGTACGCTTCTTCTTCATACATCGCACCGTCGGCCCTGGTTAATCGGCACGGTAGCGTAGGCGGATGACTGAGATCGGTGTAGGCCAGTAAAGTCCATACAGTTGAAGGCTTCTCGGCCAGGGCATCACCACACAGCCACCGGGAAAAGAAACCCACTTATCGACGAAAAGTAATCGTTGGGTTGTCATATGGATATTATGGCTCAGGTGTTTGCGCTTGTCAACATTTTATTTTCGGCTTCGCTTTGTTGGCTGATATTAAAGCCAGAAACACAAAACCCGCCACAAGGCGGGTTTTGGGGTGACGACGTAGCCCACCTGCTCCCGAAGGAAACTTTGATGGTGGGCCTGGCCGCAAGATGGTTTTACCGGATCAAGGCCATGGTGTCAAGAGGGATTATCGGAGCATCGCGACTGCATCGGACAGGCTAAGACCCTTCCCGACCCACGGGGCGAACTTGATCGGTTGGGTAGCGGCGAGTTTCTGTAGATCTGGGGCGTAGCGGCGGAGCAGTTGAACCGTAGAACCGCCGCATTGAAGTGCAACAGCGTATGACCCGATATCGACAAGGCCGTGCCGGGCCGTCTTGAGGACCAGGCGCATCCCCTGGGGGGTGGAGATGGGATACACCATCATGAGGGCCCCGGCCTGCTCCACGTCTCGGCAGTCGGGGTGCTGGGGTGCCCCTGCGGACCTGGTGGCCCCGCGGCCTCGACAACAACTGCCCATCAGGAGTACTTCTTGGGCCAGTCGTCGGCCCCGTCAAACACCACCACGACCGAGTTGATCCCGTAGCGGCCCCCCGGGAGCATATGGCGGTCTACAATGTGGCGTCGCAGATCGCTCGAGGCAATCCAGTGGCGGTCAGGACGCTTGGGGTGCAACAGCATGACGTTCTGACACCGCTGGCTCGTGTACAACCCCGGAACCAGGTGAAGGATATCAACGGTTGAGAACCCGTCTTGTTCCAGGACCGGCAGTTTTGACACCGGCCGCAGGACAAACACCCCGCGGTCAGCCCCGGCACAGACTTCCTGGACGATGTCACAGTACCACCAATCTCCGGGACTGGGTTTGGTCCGGGCCGCCACCAAGGATTCGCGGTCCACAACCCCGAGCTTACCCAGGGTACGGGTCACGAGCCGGTTGGTCGAGGTCTCGGTGAAATTCTGGTAGAACTTAACTAAGGTTCGCATGTTGCGCCTACGGGAAGGGCCAGAACTCGCAGCGGATCCGCGCGATCCTGATGGTCAGGCCCGGGTCCATCGTCTGGGTCACCCGGATGGTCCAGGGCATCCCGACCGTGAAGGTCCCGGCCGTGGGGTCCACCGTGACGACGTGTTCCTCCCACCCGACTGTGTTGCTGATGACTCCACCGGTACAGGCCACCGGGGCCAAGGCGGTATCGTAGACCTCGACGGTCACGTCGGTACTGGCGGCCCCAGGGACGTCCAGGTACAACCGGATAAAGGCCGGGCGCGTCCCCGCGTAGAACTGGACATGCTGGATGACCTCGGAGGTGCCAGGAGGCCCCGGGACCGCGTGGGCGGCGGTCTGGTTGACCACGAAAAATCCTGCGTCGAACGCCAGGGACGTCAGGGTCACGTCAGGGTCGACCGTCTGGGTGAAGCACCCATTCTGGTCGTTGAATGGAGGCAACCGTTCGTCCGGCAGCATCGAGGCGTACAGGTTGGCTTGGCTCAGGAGGCTCGGGGCCGTCCTGCACATCGCTGTGGTCAGGACCGCGTTGGCCCCGGGGTACAGGATCCAACCCAGGACAGCCCCGTCCACCACGGTACCGAAATAGCCCAGGCGCAACTCGTATAGGACCGGCTCACCGCCGAAAATCTGGCGATTCACATGGGTCGCGACCACGGTCCAGACCGCCGCGGCAACTTGAGGGACGAACGTCACGGGTGTGACATCGTCCTCGGACCAGACGAAGCCGTCATGCAGCACCCCCGAACCCGCCGCGATCTCCAGGTTCCCGGTCAGGCTGGCCGACAGGGCAAAGCCGCGGTATGGACCAGCCAGGTGGATGGTGTACTGGGCAGAGGTGAAATCCAGGTTATCGTAAACCCGGCCGTAATCCCAATAGCGTAGCTGTTTGGACATCGTTAGTCCTTAACCGTAGAGAACGTAACCATTGGCCGTGATGTTGAGGAGGTACAAGACACATCTGGACGGAACCCCGCCCACTACACATTCGTAAGTATCGGGCAAACCAGCCACCACGGTCATGACAAAAGGATGCCAAAAACCACCATAATACGCGATAAATAGAGGAGTGGGATTCCAGCCTACGGGTGTACGCCGAGCATCTCGCAGTAGTGACACTCGCCAAGCGAGCCCGGCAACGGTATTGTCGACTGGGAATGCAATTGACTGGTAGTTACCGACAGACCCAACTGCCCATTTGCCAGTTTGGAACAGTGGGTAATGCTGGTTAGAGTTGAGGCCACCAGCGTAGACATCATCTGGGTCCACAAGCGAGTTGTATCTGGGCCTACGAAGGTCTTCGCAGTAAACGGTGGAGTTACCACCGGCGTGCAGCATGAACGCCAAGGCGTCCTGCTGGCGGTCCATCTCGTTGGATTCGGGCTTTACAGTGGTGGATATGATCCTGCGGTCCAACAGGTTGGAGAAAGAGTAGCCGTTCCAAGTGGCAGACGCGACGTGCATCGCGTCTTTCATTTTGTCATAGTTGCTCGTGGGGGTCTGGAGGCTCCAGGCCATGATGCCGGCGTTGGGACCATGACCGGGCGGAATGTCGGATACCTGAATGTTCGTGACCGACGCAAATACCCTGGGGGTAACCTGACACGCTCCAGGCACAATCGTGGTGGTGCCAGGCGGACCGGGGTCGGTCCAGGTGCCACCCGTGAAAGTCAAGACATCCGTGATGGTGGCCCCGGTGGTGTCGATCCCTACGATAGATACCTGGATGGTGCCGAAACCCACGGCAGCACCCGACAACCCCACCATGATCCGACCAGGACCATATTGCGTGATCGTCGGGACTATTGAAGCCCCGATATCATCCAGACGTTTCCAACAGAAAACCACCTGGGGGGTTTTGAGCAGCGCCCCGGTGCCGTCAACAAAAAAGTCGTACTGCTGAGGAAACAGGTAGGCGTCACCCATTGTTTCTTCAACGTTGACCAGACTCGTGAACGTTGCACCGCCTGCAATCACTACCTCGCCGGTTGACGGATTATTGGACCGAAAGGTCGTGGTGCCGTTGACCGGTGGCTCGCAAGCCGGTACCCTGTTGTAGTTGATCCAGAGGGTGTCGCCACCGGGAGGTGCTTCGTACGGGAATACCACCCGGTTGGTCCCGACGACATGAAGTGCCGGAAATACCTCCAGCGTGGAGGCTCGCCAGCATTGTCCTACTGCCACGGGGTAGTCAGGAAGTTCGTAATACATGGCGCCAGGGTAGCCCGTGGCGGTTCCAACGAGGTCATCGGGTCCAAGGAAGGGTGCTGCCATTTCTACGGTGCAGCGGTATCCAGGAACCTTCGGGGTGTCACGGTCATCGGCCACGACCATCCCGTAGTCCAGGAGCAACTGCATCATGGAAAAATCGCCAACAGTCAGGTCTGGCACACCCACGCCATGGATGTTGGTGTCCGTGACGGTCCCGGAGCCCACATGGCCGCGGTGTTCCACGTCCTGGACACTGAACCACGGACGATTCCACGTGTAGGATTCTCGGGTGTGGTCAATCGAAATCGCAATGGTTCCGCCCGACGTCTGCTGGTTCGTGATGATCGCGATGGGCACGACGTCGTCAAGGGTCGCGGTCGAGAACGCCAGGTAGCCCGTGACGGTCGTGCAGGCCACCAGGATGGATTCGGGCAGGGTAGACGTATCAATGGTGCCGCCGATCCGCATCGTGTGGGGCACGACCAACTGGTTGGCGTCGTTGAGCGACAACGGGGCATCTTCCAACTGGTACTGCACGTACACGACGTTGGCGACCCCGACGGTCGGGTCTGCCAAGGCAATCTGTCGGACTGTGGTGTGGAGGTCCATCCAGACCCCCGAGCGAAACACCAGGGTCCCGGGGTTCACGTCTACGGTCGTGGGTACCCCCGAGTTGACCGAGACAACCAACGGGTCAGTGGAACCGGTTACATGGCTGGCCGGATCCGTGCCAGAAACCATCCCGTAACTCGGGGTCGTGACGATCCCGGGCATTCCAAAGACGAGCTGGCGGGTCTTGAGGATTTCCTCCTCGTAGTAGAGGTGCTGCCGCTTGAGTCGGTCCAGGGAATGGCGGATCGTATAATTGAGGGCTGGAATGCTACCCATGCTACACCATCGCGAAACCGGAGTTTAGCGCCCCGGTGCCGTTCATCGGAAGTTTGAGATCGTCAAGCGACCGCCACACTGGCTTGGCCCACATACCCGTGCAGGCGAAAGTACGGCCACCTTGCACATGGGCCACGTAGGTGTGGCGTAGAGCCCTGATTCTTGCGTGGCTGACGCCCCAGTCGGTCATCTGGATTTCGCCACCAGGAACTGCAGGTGGCACACTCGCGACCAAAATGTCGATCCGTTCTACCGGTTGGTCTGTCGCGAGCAACTGGACCGCCACAGGAGTGTCGACCGCGGCCACGAGGTTGAAATCCTGCCAGGCGTTCGGGTAGAACCTGACCCGCAGCAACGCGGCCGATTCTGATTTAATCGTGAACGACCAGGAACGTCCTCCAAACCCTCCTGACATCCCGGACACCAGGAACCCAGGGGCCAGGACAAACTCCTGGATCGGCTGATTGCCAGCAGGCCCCGGGACCGTGGAAACAAGAGCAATCGATGGGGCCGTGGCGGTAGCGTGGGCCGTGATGTGGAGCCCAGAACGGTTGACTGCTGCGGCGGTCAGGGCTGCCACCTGGATGGCCGTGGTAATCAAGGCCGACGACACGTCAACGGTTTCGACCGCGTGGGAACCTCCGGTCATCCCTGCAAGCGGAGCCCCTAACCAAGCACCCGTGATAGCCAAGGGCACGTTGGCCCTGGTCGTCACAGTATCGTGGGTCAGGTTGACTACTGGCCCGACGTTCACGGCCGAGATCCCCAGGACGGCCCTGACCGCCATGACGGCAGTCTCGATCGCGACGGCCACGTCGGTCGGGAGTGCTGCTGCTTGGACGTCGATGATTCGATAAGTAGCGTTGGCCGAGATAAATGCCCCGGTTGCCTGAAACTCAAAAATCACGACAGTGCCGAGCCCGTTGTCCACCACGAGGGTGTCGTTATCCACCGGGATGGCCCCGACGGTAATGGCACCGGTCGCTGGGGTTTCGGCAGTCGCGACGTACCCTGCGGTTACCTGGTATTCGATCCTTTGGGTGTCAAGGTCGTCGGTCAAGAGGAAGTAGTCATTGTCGACCAGAGAGGCCGGTGCCACCGTGATGATCATGCCGGCAGCGGCCACGACGGGTATTTCCATGGCCGGCGCCATCGTGGATTTGATCCACCACCAACCAGCAGCGTCGCGGCTTCCCAAGACCCTCCCGAGGGTGTCGTCGTAATTCAAGTCTCCTGCTACCAGGTCCCAGAAGAAAAACTGGTCAGCCCGGATGGGCGCGTCCATGACGGCGGCGTTTTTCTGGATCATAAACGGGGATTCTACCGGGACCAACGTATCGTCCAGGTACTGGACGGTCTGGTGCTCATAGACTTCCGGACCGTCCAGAAAGGGAACCGATGTCCAGTCCAACAGGTAGGGTCCCACTACTCCAACCAGCGCAACGCCGGCCTGCGGGACCTTGAGGGCACGGGACTGATACGCTGGGTAAGCCCGGAGCTGGATTTCTTCCGCGTCGGCAAGGGCACGGTGCAGCCCTTGATCTAGCGTCAGGAACCACTGGGACGTTGCCGACGTGGACCCCACGAGACTCGCGGTCACGACGTTGTAGTGGACGAACGACGGGAAAAGGTCGCCCGCGGCGTACAGGATGGAAATGACGTCTCCTGGGACGCAGAACCAGCCAACCGGCAAATCCACATTGATGTTGGTCTGGCCAACCTGGTAGGCCCCCTCGACCTCGGCCATCGACGAGTAGTGGTACACGTAGGTCCCGGCATCGTGGTCTGCCATGATCCGGGTCGCCAACATGACGGTCTCGTCGGAAATGTCTACGACCCGGTGCATTTCGCGCAGCCCGATCGAGATGTAGTCGCCTGGCCGCAGCCACTGGGGAATGTCGTCCAGGATGAAGCGATCCGTCAGGTAGACAGCATCCTCGGCAAGCCGCCAGCGATTATCCGGGACCAGCATCGCATATTCAAACCCGAGCTTGCGACCATGTCGTACCGTGCCAAGCAGAAATGGGTCCAGCGGGTATGCCAAGCCCCTGGGGATCAAGAGCCCGTTGGTCCCCTCGATCATCTGGCGGGTCACGGCCTGCTGGGCGGTGGAGATCAGCACTGGACTAATCCTTGGACTTGGGTTCCAGGGCCAACAAGATTGAGTCAATCCCGAAGGCCACGACACCACCGAGCGGCATCGCCACCAGGGTCATGACCACGGCGGTCCCGGCCGACCCATGGGGATACAGGGGATACTGGGGGCCAAGCCCATAGATTAAGAGCCAGTGGGCCACGGGGCCCGCGTAGCAGCCGGTGCAGAAATAGCAGCCGAGCAGTTCGGAAAAGAAATCGTGCCGGAGAAACCATTGGCGGATTTTCAGGATCCCGACGTCGCGACAATCCTGCTCGGGGTTGCCACCGGAGTTCCAGAGTTTCGCGTCACAGCCGAACATCCGGGCGTCGGCCACGAGAAACACGATTCCATAGGTGAGGAGTGCGAACAATAGCATCAGACGCCCCTGACTTTGGCGCGAAATCGAATGGCTTCTTGCAGCGTGGCCACGACGTCGTTGAACTGGTCCAACGACATTGACACGACCGCTCCATCGTCGTCGCGAATCTTCAGGATGTTGTCCTGCACGAGGATTTCGGGGCATTTGCGCCCCTGACCTCGACAACACAAAGTCCATTTGCCCATCGCGTTGGCCAACAATGGCTGAAAAGATTCGCGTGTCACTGCTTGACTCCATCGCCCCCGGTAATACCGTAGACCAGTCCGACCGTCAGGGCAGTGCCCAACACGACCCCCGTGACGATCCCGACCCACAAAGCATTCCTTTCCCACCAACTTCGCTTGGACGTTTCCTTGAGTGCCTGGGTCGTGGCCGTCAGGATGATTTCTTTGGTCCGGGCCGCCAGGGCTTCCGCGTGGTATTTCTTGATCAGGAGGGTACGGTCAATCTGGACCGCCTTGTAGATGGCGTACCGCTTGGACCCCACAAGGGCACCAGAAAAGGGAGCTGCCGTGCCCTTGGGCAACAGGATGTCCAGACCAGCGTCGCCAATGCCACCGTCAAACAGGGTGGTCTCGGCTGGGACATGTCGGGGCAGGTCCTTCTGGGCCTGAGCTTCGGCCTCCTGGTACGTCGGGACCTTGGGGCCAGCGGGTGCCCCACAACCCCACGCCACCACCAGGATAGTGGCTGCAATGGCAGCGCCGCTGAAAAATGACACGCTAGAGTGAGATGAGGCGACGTAGACGTTCATTTTCGTCACGAATCTCCATGATGGACTTGATCTCTGTGATTTTGGTTTCGGCGACTCCCTCGGCCTTGGCGACCTCCACTTTTTTGGCTGCTTCGGCCTGGCGGATCTGGTCCTCGGAAAATGCCATAATGGTGTTGACCGCGTCAGGTGCTGAGGTATTTTTCTTGATCATCAAGATCAAGATGGTAATGAGCGACACGACCGCCGCAATCCCCAGGGTCCACCATAATACCGTCTTCCAAGCAGGTGCTTTGGCGGCTTGGATCTTAGCTGAAATTTCTTCTGCTAATTTCCCGGTGTCGAGTGACGCGGCGGTCGTGTCGGGCATTTTGATTTCTACTTTCCAGCGACCGTCTTGAACGAGGTCGCCAGTGTCTTGGCCGTGGTCTTTTCGGCGTCGGTCATGGGGTCCTGGCCGGACGCCAGCAGGACCGCGTTGGTGTTGTCGAGAATCTTGGCAATGATGTCGTCCCAAGCAGCAGGAGACTTCTCGGCGTACGCGAGGAATGCCTCGGTGCCCTTTTTGGTGGCCTTGAGGATCAGCTGGACCCGGGCATTCTTGGTCCACGCTAGATAACCGAAGCCACCCAACAGCGTCAAGGTTGCCGTGATGACCATCCCGATCGCCGTGATGATCGCGGCCCAATTGACCGGAGTCTTGGCAGGTGCCGCCGGGGTGTTGCCACCCACCGGAGTCGCCGACATGGTCACGGGGGCGGTCGCGTCGGCCACGGTAGCAGGAACCGCCACGGTGGTCTCGAGGTTCGGGACCGAGGGGTCATCCGACGCCACAGGCTCGGCAGGAGCCGCGGGTGCCACCGGGGCAGCCATGGGGGTCAGGTTCACCTTGACCGGCACCGCCATGGCAGCAGGGGCCATCGCGGTCGGAGTCGTTGCCGCCATCGCGGGAGCCGGAGCAGTCATCGCGGCAATCGGGGGTGTCATGGCCGGAGGTGCGGTGGGCACCTGGGCAAACACGGGGGCGGAAATCAGGAAAAAGAGGAGCGTGAGCTTGGTCATGATCGATTCCTTTTTGGTTGGGTTACAACCGTATGGCTGTGTTTTACACAGTTGGGACACCAGAAAATGAAAAATGTTAGGCGTCGGGAAGAGTGGTCTGCTCGAAATAGTGGAGTTCGACTTCCACTTCCCCGGCAGTCGCGACGGCCCCGAGGGTCAGGAGCAAGTTAGACGCGTTCGGCACGGTCGTGGGCGCCATAAAGAAATTGAACGTGCCTTTGGTATTGAGGGCGATGCCGGGCCCTACCGCGTCGGTCACGGTAATGTACCTGGTGGCCAGGCCACCGTCACCCAAGGAAAGAGACTGTGGGGGACCAGGAGCCCCCGCCAACGTGATGGCGGTTGACACACGGATTGCAGCGCTCAACAAGACCGTCGTGGCTGAAATTCCCAGGTCGGTGGCAAGGCCAACCAGCGAAAGCGGCACGACAGCGTAATACCGTTTGAGCACCAGGCCGGGGCCAAACAACACGTCGTCAGCAAACGGAGCCCCATTGCTAATCAGATTGACCCAGGCGACACCGTCATCGGTACCCTGCCAGCGATGGCTCGTGGCATTGTAGCGAACCGACGGTGTTCCGGCTGGCCCAACAATTCCGACAGCGTCAATGTACTTGGAAACATCACCGCCACCCAATTGAAGCGTGGGGGTAGCCGAGGTGTTCCCGATCGTCACGGTAGAGCCGAAAATGCCGGTCCCTACTGCGGTGAGGCCGCCAGCAAGCGCCAAGGTACTGCTGGCAGCCCCGACCCCCATGGTGCCGGCGAACCCCGAGAACATCGACACGGACCCGCCCGGTGACGTCACCGAAGCAAATAGGTCTACGGGCGACGCAGCAACAGGGACGTCGATCACCACGGCCTCAAGGCCGCCGTCCGCGGGTAGAAGCCGTTCAGGAAGTCCAACGGTTGGGTTCAAATAAAGCGGGGGGAAGTTAGCCATGGTGGATTACGGGGTGGACGTCATGGGGATCATCGGCTGGAAAATCATTTCAGACACGCCTGCAATGCCCGACTTGCTCAATACCCCGACCACCACGGTAGTGCCGGTCGTTGGAGCAGTCAAAACCACACCACCGCCAGTCGCCAGGAACAAATACTTGCCTTCTTGATCAGCAGGGACGTTCGTGATCGAGTTGATAATGGCGTTGCCACCCGTGGCGTACCGACACGACGCGTTCAAAATCGCCGAGTTGAGCGCCACCCCGACGGCTTTGTTGAGGGTTACGTCGGTGTTGTCGCACTTGTACAACCTAACGGCCGCACCGTTGTGCTTCAGGCAGACGACATCCCCGAGCGTGATGCCACCCGCCTCACCGCACAAAGCCGAAGGAGTAGCATCGCCCACGTCTCCACGGAGGTCATTGAGGGCCCCGACCAGCGACGTGACGGTCCCGGCGAAACCGGTCAGGCTGGTTTGACCGGCCTGGTTGAGCGTCACGTCAACCCCGCGGGCCCCGAGGGTCAAGTCGGCGGCGGCGCCGGCCCGCACGACACCGGTCGTGTTGGCCGTGAACGACATGGACCCAGCGGTTGCGGTTGCCACAATATTGGTCGCGGCGTCAAGTTTTAGGACCGCGGCGCTGGACAGCCAAACGTCACCCGACGTGGTCGTGTAAATCTTGATCTGCCCGCTCGTGCAAGAAATCTCGTGACCGGCCGACGCCTTGAGCACCAGGTTGCCCAAGAGGCTCGCCGCCACCGTGAAGTTATCGGCGATCGAAAGCCCCAAGGTCGTGTGGCCCTTGAGCAGGGCGGTGCCACCGTCGTGGACCTCGAAGTTCGTGGCGACATGGGCACTCCCCATGAAATTGACGGTGCCGCCGACCTTTCCGAACGTGATGGTTCCTTCAAACGCCTTGAACACCTCGACGGAGCCGCCGCCGGCCGACGTGACCGTCTCGAACAACTTGACCCCCGCGGAGGCAGCGGCACAGTCAATCACGTCAACCTGTAGACCGCCGTCAGCGGTCAGGAGGCGTTCGGGCAAACCATTGGTCGGGCGAAGAAACAGCGGGGGAAAATTGGCCATTTGAGCCTCCAGAAAGGTGAGTGCCAGGGCGTCGGCACCGAAAGGATCCAGTGGATAATCGTAAAAACCGAAACTGATAACTTCGGCCGGAAAACTCGGGAGAGCATTCCGGATATCCCAATAGGTTAGATCGGTGAATTGAAAGTCGGCCATGCCGGTGACACGGGTGCTACATTACCACGACATGGAATCGCTGGACATCCACGGTACAGCATAGTCACCGATTACAATTTGTTCGTACACACCACCTGATAGGCTCAATCGATCCCCAGTGGCCAACGCATCGGACACTCGGTATAGACCGGGAACCTTACCACGAAGATGTACGCTGCCGGCTATGGTGCAAGCACAAAGCATTTCCAATTTTTGATGATTACCGCTTACTGGGTCCACCGGCATGTTCAAAAACAGATCAACCCCGCCGCCCAAACAGGTAGGATTGATCACCCCATATTGTTTTTTGCCGGTGGTGGGATGCCAGCCCAAGCAGGTGTCGGCCGTCACGGTGGTGGAAAGAAACGTCACGGTCCACATATCCGCCCCACTGTGCGTGTTGCAGTAGCTCCAGTAGGGTTGGAGGTCACCAGCTTTGTAGTCTTCGAGCTTGACGACCGCGTAGGCGACATTATCGGTACCACCCGGTGCTTTGCCGTAAAAAATAAACGAATTGTGGTCTGTCGTGTAGGCAAACGTGAATTTTTGGTCTGCGTTGGCCCCGATGTTCGTGTAGCTCGTGGAGGTCGTGAACACCATGATGTCGGCCGGGGCGGTGGGCAGGATATCCTCAGCAGACGGACCAACAACGAAACCGCCCGTGGGTGTTACTTGCATATGACAGTACTGTGTGGAACACTGGAATAAAACCTGGGCACCAGAAGCATTCTGGTAAAGACCCCAGGCCAACGTCGCCATGGAACCTGGGGAAGCCGCGAACGTCGGGAGTACCTTAGCGGCTCCCCACTGGTAAAGACCGCTGCCTGTTCCGCCTCCACTCCCGACTCGCGTCCAACCTGCGGTCGTGACCAAATACTCGTCGATGAACGCCAGAAACCTGGAGGCCCTGATGGTGCCGGTTGCCCCCGTTAATGTAGTATTGCGGATAGTTGCCCAAGTTGCCATAGTTATACGCCCTCGTCGGTTCCGGTGTCAAACTTATCCACCGCATCCCACAGAGGTGCTGCATCCTCGTCAGGAGCCAATGGAATCAAATCTATTGTGTCGTAGTCGGCCATTGCTACACCAATGGGTCGCTAACGGACCCCCAGGGAACCGCATAGTTGCCAATCTGCACGTAGTCGCCGGTGTTGTACAGGTCGCCCAGAGACCGGATCCCTGAGGTGCGATAAATGCCCGTCACCACCCCACGGATATGCTGGTAGGGCGCATCGGTGCAGACCGCTAAAGTCTCGATCATGGGGAACTTCCCGGTGTATGGATCCGCCCCCATGGCCCCCATGAACGAGCCCCCAGCATAGAGGTCAGTCAGGCGGTACGTTTGGGTACCACCGGCTGGATGCCACGATCGCGGAAAACCACCTGCTGGGGCAGTGGACAAAGAAGCCACGTCCCAAACTTCGGCGGCGTCGAGAAAGTTCAGGTAACTCCAGTAAGGTCTGATATCCCCAACCTTAGACCCTGTGAGTTTGACACACGCGAGAGCTTGGCCTGCTACGACCCCGAGCTTGGAAAACAAAATAAATGACGTGTCGTCTGCCGCGATGTTGGTGTAGTGGTCGTACCCCAAACCAGCCGTCACGTTGGTCCCGTGGACCTGAAGCTCATCGGCCGGAGGTGCGGAAGTTCCCACACGAGTCAGAAGACCAGCACCCTGGCCAGCACCATAGCCACCTGTATCAGATCGCCAGCAGTACAGAGATTCACCAGTTACCTGGATGACGATTTCGGCAGTTTCAACGGCGGCATTTTGCAGACAAATCCAAGCCGAGTTATTCAGGCTAACAGCAGTAACCCAGCGGTCTGCCGCGTCCATATAGTCAGCCACGACAGTGACGCCGTCGCTTGAACCCTGGACCGCCCAGCCTTGTGCGACCAACTTATCCTTGAGGGTCCAGGCGAGCAACCTACACCTGGCTGTAGCGGTAGCCCCAGAGATCAAAATGCTGCGGTAAGTCGTGTATGCCATGCTGATCCCTATTTAGTAGACGCGGGGTTCACCATTGAATTGAACCAGTGTGGTGGTATTCTTGGCGGTGCCAACCCGGACCACTGTGTAGCCTTCGATAAAACCACCGATCCCTTGCTGCATGGTTCCGGCCCCAACGCCCACGTAATAAGCGGCGCCGGGCATTAGACCGGTGTACCCGGTGGTTTCGCCGGAATAACGGATCAACGCAGTCGTGGACGATAACTTGGCCGCGCAGATCCCCACGACAGTCCGGCCAGTCAACGTCGCGGCCGATGCACGATCAACATGGTCAGCTGCATCGCAAAACACGATGTCGCGTTCCTGCACCAAGGTACTGCAGTTCCACAGGCCAACTGTGTCAGATCCCGACGCCACCCCGATAATATGTTCAGTAGTGCCATCCCACCAGCGTAACGAGTTGTCCACCGAGTTGACGTACAGGTGGCGAACTGCCGCGTCGGTCGTGGGGTTAACCGCCTGGGCAACCAAACGATCATGGGTGGCCTGGACGTAACCACCAAAACTTCCGTAGCTGCCGAACTGACCAATACCGCCCGCGTACAGGTCCCGACTGATTCTTACGTCGCGAGGCCGATGAAGCGTGACCCCAGCGTCAACGGTCCCGACGTCGTAGGTGGCGTCAGGATAAAAATCGAAGTGACCACCGAACCGAATTTCAGTACCAGGGCCAACCCGAAACAGATTATTGGTCCCGGCCTGCACGGCAAACATCGTGATGTCAGGCGTGGTGGGTCGTTTGAAAATGACGGCCCCGAGGGTAGCGTCCAGGTTGACCGTGGGGCCAGCGGTGTAGCCGCACTGCAACGGGTAGTCAACGGTGTCGCAATCGTGGGTGTGGCCGCCACCGGTCAATGCAGACGACCCGAACACCACCGTCAGGTAGTATTGGTAGGTGTAGCCAATGGTCGCGGTCGACGTTAGGGTCGTGGCCACGTAGACGAGGTCAGCATCCAGCCCAGCCTTGGCCAAAATCTCGGCCTGGACCGTGGCGGAACCCGAAACGTAGCCAGCGGGGTCCACGATGGCCGACTGGGCCGTCAGGACCACCGAACAGTGCCACTGCTGTAATTCCGTCTGGACCGACGACGTGATCGTGATGGGCATTGTTAGACCGTGACCACGGCGGTCACGCAATAATGGTACTGGGTGCCGCGAGTTTCCTGGGAGGACAGGTGGAAGTCACTCAGGACTGCGGATTCAGCGATGCCAGCCTCACTAATGATTTCCTGGTCCAGGTCTGAAGCGTAGGTGACGGGGTCCACCAAGGAGACAAAAGTGCGGAAATAAATCGTCAAGGCGGTCACGACCCCATCGGTTTCGGTGGTCACGACCGCGATTTCCAGGTCAGGGTGGGCCAGGGGTTTGTACTGGAGCATCTTTAAACCTGTTTCCCAGAAATCGTGAGATTTTTGAACCACCAGGCCGCGACGAACTGTTCGGTGTCCAGGTGGAACTGAACCCGGAACTGGAATGTCTTGGCCGCTGGGGTCGTGGCATCCTGGGACAACTCACGAAACTGTTGGGTGGCGGCGGTCCTGTAGTATACTTTCACGAGATTGATCGGGACGGTTCCGTCCAAACTCCAACCGGTCAACTCCACAGGAACCCCAAACTCCACTTCTGCGAAATTCACGAAATTGTCGGTTTGGTAGGCGTCGAGGTTAAATCGGTGAAGCCGTCCGTTGGCCGCATCGGCCACGACCAGGACATTGGTGGTCTGGTCGCCAATCACCACTTGGTCCCAAGCAACCCCCACGGGTTGCCCCAGGGCACCATAGGTATAGGGGGACAGTCGCGTGTAGGCATTGAGCCCATCTTCACTGGCCCGGATCCCGTAGCTGTGGAGGTGCTCGAAAGTTACGCCGTCGAACTCGTCGATGACCCCGGTGGCCGAGTTGGCCACGTAGACGCGACCGTAGCCACCAGAAATTGCCTGGACCCAGACTTGTCGGGGCGACCGCAGTTGGTATCCTGGTCCCTGGGCTTCAAGGAACCGTTGGCAAGGCGGGAGATTTCCCGTGGTGGAAAATGCCCCGACGGTCGAATCATTACCATTGACGATCCACAAGTAGGTACCGTCGTGGTACAGACTTGTAGGCGTGTGGACCTGGGAGTCCAGCAGGGAACCGGTGCCGCTGTAGAACCAGGGGATCGCGGAAAACACCGGGGTACCAGGAATAGTCAGGTCCCACGCGGCCACAAATCCGTTGGCTGCGGTTGCGCCGGCCGGCTGGCCCGTGGGGCACCCGATGTACAGCATGGAGGTCGCGGAGTTGAACGCCAAGCTAGTGGGACTCGTCAGGGTCGTGGCGTTGGCCCCAGGGGTGTCGATGGTCCCGATGGTCGCGACATGGCCGTACGGGGCCGCCCAGGCGTAAATCTGGACGATGTGGTGGCTGTTGCACGCAATCGCGATATATTCAGCGTCCCCGACCGTAAAGGTGATGGCGCAAGAAGCTTCTTCGTATTGGAAATCAGGGGTCGCGGGCAAGGAGCCAAAATGCGGGAATCGGCGCAACACTTCCAACTGCTCGTTGAGCAGCAGGACCCCATTACCCGTGACCGTGTCGGACCAGTCGGCCAAGAGGTAGCGGACCCGATCAGCAGAAGTCGTGGTCCTGGCCCACAGGTAATTCGGGGCCGTGGCGACGCCCTCGCGGTAGCGAGACAGTTTGGTCTCGAACCCCAGGGGCACGAAATTGATCGTTCGGGCTGAATCGTCAACCTTCACGACGCCCATTTGAGAAATCGCGTCGGCGTACGTGGACTTCAGGGTAATGTCGGGGGTCAGGGCCTCGATCCGGGCCAGCAAGGTCTCCATGTAGGTGGAGTCCTGGAGGACCTGATTTTTCCGCACGACATCAGTGTCCTGGACGACCAACGCGAGAAAATCGCGAAATTGCGAAAACTGCGCAATAGACATAGGCTACACCATTTCCCACGCCGTTGATCCGGCTGGACTAGGATTCCACTAAAGATTAACGTGGGGAGAAATGGGCGGAGGGGTCAATAACCGTGAGAAACCTGAAAATGCAGATGGGGGTACTGCTGGGCTAAACGGGTCACGAAGCGGGCGCCGCTCCACGTGGCAACCACGCAGTGCACTTTGGTGTCTTTCGGAAGTTTCCGAAAAATCAAGCGCCACATTCGGGTGGCGAGACCATCTCGACGATATTGGCGAGCTATCCAGGTGCCCGCCATCTCTAAGATCACCTGGCCACGACAACGGGGGGCGTCACTGACGATTTCGTACCGGCAAATCCCTATGATTTCACTATGGTCACGAGCCACGACACCACCGTTACACCGCGGTGGAAAATGCACCTGGCGCCAGAAACGCTGGGCCGCCCTGGGAAGCCGCGGGTCCGGGGCAACGTCCCCGTCCCATAGATTGCGGGTATTCTCTCGCCCCTGCAGGGCCCAGTGGTCCTGATAATGCCGGATCGTCACCACGATCAGCCCCCGAACAGGGCCACGACCCTGTCATGGGCACGGTCCTGCTTCTGTTCCTCGGACAGCAGGTGTTCGCCGTCCTGAAGGTACTGGCAGTACGCCTCGATGAAGTCCTTCATGGGGCCCGTGCTGGCCAGACCACGATGGAGCAGTCCGTCAAACAGCGCCGTGAGTTCTGGCTGGCAAGGCGGGAGTTCCCTGCACTGCTGGGCCAGCCCGTAACAGTGTTCCATGGTGGCGAGCCAGTCCAGTGCAGCCCCAGGGTCCTGGTGGGCCAGGGCCTCGAAACCACGACACAGCAGCCCGCACTCGGGGCAGTAAGGATCCCCGATCTCGCCCTCGTGTTGGGCTGTGCACAGCATACAGCGCTTTCTCATGGTCCTGGTCCTGATGGCGGTCATACTACTTCCCCTTACCCTGGGCTTCAAGGTCCTTGGCCCGGTAATAGTGACAGTTGGCCGCCCACTCGACCGCCGAGTAGTAATGGCAGAACACACTCCTGGGAATGATGTCGGTGGTATGACCCAGCTGGTTCTCCACCATGGCGTCGTAGCAGAGCCGTTCCACCGGAATGATGGTTCTGTGCTCGGCGTTGTACTGGTCCAGGACAGCCCGGAGGTCATCCTCGGCCTTCATGTGGATCTGGAACATCTTGGCAATGGCTTCACTTGGCGTCATGATTTTGCACCTTTTCTCGGGCCGCCCAACTCTGGTCCGCGGCCTTCAGGTACGGGCGCATTTCTGCCCGACCAGACGAGAGACCCGAATGCACGTACCACTTGAGACGTGGTAGTCGCCCAGCCTCCGCTTCCTGGAGGATCCACTTGGCCAGGTCGGTACCGGTGTGGTCAGGATCCGTGGACTCCAGCGACCAGTCCAAGGACACGTAACGGTAGCGGCCGGACTGCAAAGCTGTCTTGGCCTCGTCGATGGTCATGACCCAGACCCACTCGCTGGCGTCACGGTCTTCCTGGCTACACGAAAGCCCACGCTCCCACTCGCTCGGGGCTCTACCGTCGTCCAGCCAGAGCGAGTCCTTGTGGCCAGGAGGGTCCTGAGGGTCCACCCAACGACCCTGTCGGTCCACCCACCCGTGGTACTGGGCGTACCACATGGCTTCTCCGACGCTACCCTCCGGATCTCCCTCGGGGTCGCCCTGGTCGGTCCAGCGACGTTCCACGTAGCAGTCCTTCACGGCGATGTGGGCGACGCGCTCGCCACGGACGCGATTGGGCTGGTCCCAGACCCAGTCCAGCAAGTCCCGGATGGCCTGGCGGCGCTGGCTGGTCCACGGGAAATACTTCTGGGCGTTGGTGTCGACGGCGCAGTATTGCCACTCGTACATAGCGTCCTCACTTTCCTAGAAGACTATTGATGGCGGTCTGAACAAACGGGTCCTGCTCGTCCTTTGAAACCCATACCCGACCATCATCCTTTAAGGCGGGCTGCCAGCGGCAACGCCATGCCCCGCATCTGCAAATTTGAACATAACAGTGTGCTTCCAAGGGCGGGGGCACGTAGTAGGCCGTGACTTCCGCTTCCTTGAAAATCCGATGGTAATGTCGTGTGGGTTTGCTCACGGCACTTCCTACTTTCCGCACAGAAGGTCCACGGCTACCTGGACATCTTGTGGTTTGTTGATCGCGACGCTCTGGAGCCCCCGGATGACCTTCCATTCGCCCGCGTGGTACTCGGCCGCGATGGCGCTGGACTCCCTGACGTCTCGGCGGGTCCACGGTCGGGTGTCCGGCCCGTAAGGGAACAGCGCCCAGAAGTCCGGCTCCACCTTGATGAATTTTGCGTCCACCAGGGCCTTCTCGATCTTGACCTTGGTCTTGTTCATGACACTACCTCGCCACGTCGGGAAACAACGTGTAGACGTCGCATCCCTCGCAGGTGATGCGCCCGATACCGTCGGGGCTCACAGCATAATCAGTGCCGATTTCCGGCGTGGTCCCGACCCACCGGTGGGCAAACCGCTGGGCCGCCTTCATGGTCTTGAACCGACGGGCTTCGTGGTGGTGGTCCACCGAGTCGTAGATGACCCTGATGCCGATTTCCCGCTGGATTTCGTCGTGGTCCAGGACCTCCAACTCCTTGATCTCGCCGGCGACGCCTGCATCATAATCGTGGTCCCACTGGAAGGTATCATCCTTGTGGGGACCAGGGTGGCCAGCAGACAGGTCGCAGAAGTACATACCCTTGCAACTGCACAGACAGCGATCCGGGTTGAACGCCGTGCTGATGTAGTATGCGATGCCCTTGAGCAGTCGCTCGGGCTTCAGGGCTTCGGGGAGGTCCAGGCCCTTGGCCACCATGCTGTCGGCCGAGACCATCATGTCGTGGGTACGGCTCAGGTTTTCCCGGAGGTACAGGTACCGCTGGGCCATCTCCATCAGGCCAGCGATCTCGTAGGCGGTGAATCCGTCAGGGTGCCTGGTGGTCTTGATTTTCGTGGTCATGACGCTGTCTCCTCTACAGTCTTTATAGTACAGGGTATTGACCTTGTCAATACTTTATTTTACTCGGCCGGCTCCATCACGGAAGCGTCGGCCAAGTGCTGTTCGGCTTCCGCGAGCACCAGGGCTAGGTTAGCCAGGACGGTCGCGTCGGCCTTGGCCTTTTTGGCTTCTGAAAAGATGACGCTCGACTTCCTTTAGCCAGACCTTCCCATGCCTAAACATGAGATTCTGCTTTCCTAACCGCAGCTCTCCCGGGCTCTCGTGAGTCTGGTGTCCTCACTACAACATCCCGGGCCTCGTCGTGGTCTGGGTCGGCTTTGACGGACGATCCGCTCTGACGATCATGATCGTGAGGAATGGCCGAAGCCTTCCTGCTCGCAGATTCTTTCCACTTGGATGTCGCCCGTCGCAGCAGCGGTTTCGCAGCCGGCCAGGCCAGTTGGACCTGACGGACATCCAAGTTATCCTTGGAACAATGTTTGGCCAGAAAAGCACTGTAAAGATCACGTTGAACCGGTTTAGTAACACCGTCGCCAAAGCAATGGATCCTTTGGGACAATGGTTTCTTGATGTACCGATCCACAGTGTGGTCGTACTGGGACAACTTTGTGGTCCTGGGCGTGATCAACGTGATGGACCCGCCAGCATTTTCGGCTTTGCGGGTCAGCAGCGCCATGAACATCCCAGGAGCCCGGACTTTCATGCTTCGGCCAAAATTCTTTTGAAAAGCCAAATAGCTTATGTTTTCGGTTTTGAGTTCCTTTCCTTGGGCCAAGATCTCGTTGCAGAGTTGGCCGTGTGCCCTACGCCGCTCTGCAGAGAGTTTTCGCTGCTGTTCTACCAATCTGACCTGTAATTTCCGATACCGCGTGGATTTGGTCCAGTGGCCGCGTCCTCGTTGATACGTGCCGTCTGAGTTGTACCGATTAGGATTTGTAGCCTTTCTGCTTCTACGCAGAGCCCGCTGGATCACCCTGGTCTCGGCCCAAGGTTCTTGAACCGTCGGGCAAAACTGCTGGACTTTAGCGGCGGAGTCGCTGACAACAGCGATCGTGCTGGGCCCGATGTCCAGCCCCACGGAACCTTCACCTACCTGATGAACCTGGGGAGGACGCCCTTCTTGTACCAACTGGCAGAACCAACGATCCTGACCTTTGATGCGCCGACGAACAATGCGGCAATACTTGGTCCTGCAGGCCAGCGCCTGGGTTTGCCATTCGTTTGACTTGGGGTCCAGCATTAAGGACAGGGTCAACCCTATCCACAGGATTTGGTTGCCCCGCAACATAATGGCACATTTGTTGCTCTTTCCCTCAACACTATGAAGTCTACCGTAACCCTTGAACCGTGGTCTACCCTGCTTCCCGAAACCATAGCGCTGAACTGCGCTGAACGCTCGGTCACTCAGGGTTTGTGCCTCCACCGCTCCCACATGGTCTTGAATACAGCAAGACTTACGGCAGGTTTTCGTAAACAAATAGATTGTGCCGATGTTGAACCCAAAAGATTGAACCGCTGCTTTGAACGCCGCGGTCCTATCTTTCCCCTTCAACTTCCGTGCCTGCTTCCACGCCCGAGACTCCCGCATGAGATCCAGGATCCTGAGGGATTCTTCCAAGGCAGCGTTGTAGATCTGCCGGGCCATCTCCATCCTGATGGCAAGTTCACGCTCCTGATCAGGAGTCGTGACCAAGGGAAACTCCGCGATGAACGTGGGGGTTGTGGCTCTACCCACTGGACTTTTCCCGTGTGATCAATTCACGCAACGCGATCTCTATGATGGCGGTCCTGCTGACGCCCTTCTGTTCAGCCAGGATGGCCAAGATTTCATGGGCCCGCTTGGACAGGCGGAAGCTGGTAGCAGTCTTCATACCTATTGTGTACCGCGCAGTGCAATACTTGTCAAGAGGTCTTTGGAAAGAAAAAGGCGAAAGGGGAAGCAGCGGAAAGGAAGGACTAGCGACGGAGCATGTCGGCCAGGTCGTCGGCCGGGACCATCCCGGCCGCGAAGTCCAGGCAGGTCTCGATCCAGCGGTTCACCCGGGGGCTCCGGTTCCGCTTGGTCTCGGCCAGCAGGGTCTTCATGGACACCACCACCTTCTTGCCGGGCCGCGCGGCCTTGCCGGTCACCTTCTCTGAGGCCTTGCGGGCGCAGCCCCGGCCCTTCTGGGCCGCGTCCACGACCTTCTTGACATCCCGGGCCGAGAGGTTCGCGATCTTGACCGCCACGTCGGCCGGCATGGCCCCGGAGGCCACGGCCGCCAGGACGGACTCGGGGGCGGCGGAAACCGCGAGGTGCTGCCGCACCCACTCCACCGGCATCCCGATCTTCTTGGCCGTCTCGGCCGGGGACAGGCCCCACCGGGCGAACTTCCGGACGATGTTGACCTCCTCGGCGAACGAGAAGTTCTTGCGCTGGAGCCCCGCCATCGCCATCATGGCGGCGGCGTCCTGCTCGTTGACGTGCTCGACGATGACGGGCACCCGGATGTCGCAGCCGTTCGCGTTCAGCAGCAGCACCTTGGCGAGCCGCCGGTGCCCCTCGATCACCACGTACTTGGTGATCCCCTCGGGGTCGGGCCGCACCATGAGCGGCACCAGGACCCCGTGCTCCCGGATCGACTCCAGGTCGGCGAGGTCGTCGTCGGGGGCGACTCCGTTGTCGGTCGTGGTGATCCTTCCGTTGAACCCGGGCTCCACCCGGACGAACTTGGTCTCCACGTAGAAGAAATCGTTGCGGGTGATACCATCGATCTTCTTGCTGGGCATTTTCGTTCTCCTGGTTCAGGCCCCTTGGGGCCGTTGGTTGTCGCTGCCTACAAGCAATATATAGGTCATTTGATTGACAACGTCAACTCTTTTTTACAGAAAAATGGATTTATTTTGCCGTGCCCCAGGATTCTGTTTTAGTTTCGTGGACTAACGGCGAATAAAAATCCGGCCTTGATACCTGACCACCGGGGCTTTCATCCTGGCCACGACCTTTTCGGGGTCATGAACTTCTGGATCCACGACACAACAGGTGCTGCCGTCACCAGCCAAGTCGTATAAAATACTGGCCTTGGTGCCCACGGCGGCGAATCCCTGCTCCAGACATTGAATTGCCGCTGTCGTCAGGGCAGGGGATTTACCTTGAACTCCGTAGGCCACGACGTCGGCCACGAGGGTCCAGGGGGTCTCGACCAACTGGACATCGGCATACTGATGTGCGTCCGCGACCGCGTCAAGCAACGCCCACATGATAGTGGTTTGGTACTCTCGGTGACACTCCGCATGGGCTAAAGCCCAGCGGCTTCTCGGGATACGCACGGCTCTTGAGCGGCCCACGTTGACTCCCGAAGGAGGTGTCCCCTCCTAAGAATGTTGACGGCAGCGTTGTGGTCGCGGTCCAGAGACAAACCACAGCAGCACTTGACCCATCTGGTGCTTAATTTCAGATCCTCAAAAATAGCGCCACAACCCGAGCAAGATTTGGACGTGTAGGCCGGGGGTACCGCGATGACTTGCCGTCCAGCTTCTGCCGCTTTGGCTTCAAGTCGTTGCCGCAGATAGCCCCAGGATGCGTCCATGATGCTCTTGGCCAGGTGGTGGTTCCTGACCATATTGGTGACCTGCAAGTCTTCGATCGCGATGACGTCGTTAGTTGTGATCAACGTGCAAGCCAACTTGTCCAAAAAATCCTTTCGCCGATTTTTGGTTCTTTCGTGGTGCCGTTGGAGCATCTTGATGGCTTTACGCCGACGCCTGCTCCCTTTCTTTCGTCTGGACACCCTACGTTGCACCACCCTGAGCTTGGCTTGGTCGCCACGGTACCACCTAGGGTTCTCTACCTTGTCGCCATCGCTGGTGGTCAAGATGCTCTCGATACCAACGTCAAGCCCAACGCTCTTGCCCGTCGCGGGCAGCGGTGGCTGCACAGCAACCTCACAGGAGAAACATGCAAACCAATGGCCCGCGGCCCGGACCAACCGGATAGTCTTGACCTTGCCTTCCAGTTCCCGGTGCCACCTGACCGCGATCCTTCCGACACCAGAGATCTTCAGCCGTCGGCCGTCCACCTTAAATCCGTTGCCCAGTTCTTTCAGCCCGAACGAGTCAAAACGATCCCGCCCCTTGAACCTAGGGTAGCCGGGCTTTTCGCCCTGCTTGACCCTACGGAAAAATGCTTGGAACGCTTTATCCAGGTCCGAGATCGTGACCTGGAGGACGTGGCTGTGGACTCCTTTGGCATAGGGGTTGGTCGCTTTGATCTCCTTGACGTGACGGAGCTGCTCGAACTTCCCGATGGTCTTGCCTTCGGTCTCGTAGGCCACTTTCCGCTCGGCCAAGCAGTCGTTGTAGACCCGGCGGCACGTCTCCAGCGTCGAGGCCAGGCGTTTGGCCTGGGCCTTGCTGGGGTAGAGACGGTAGCGGAAGGTCTTTAACATCAGAATTTACGCTGAGCCGCGATATACCGTTGGATGGTTTCGCTCGACACATTACCGGCCGTGGAGGCAAAGTAGGACCTGGTCCACAGTGACGGCAGTTTCAAGAGCTGGGGATGTCGCTTTCTAAGCTCGTGGCTAGTCAACCCCTTGCACTTCTGTATAATCTCGGCGGCCGACACGGTAGGCCAGGCCCGCACGAAAAGGTGAATGTGGTCGGGGTCAATGGCCAACTCCAGGATGGTCCAGCCCTGCTCCGCGCACTTACGCTCGATCAGTGCCTTGCAGTCCTGGGCGACGGCACCGATCAACACGGCTTTACGGCGTCGGGGCACCCAGATCAAGTGGTACACGATCAAGTGGACCCGGTGCTCGTCTCGCTGGTATTCCATCGCGTTAGCCATGGCGAGTACCGGCCCTATTCCTCTTTGAATGCACCGGCTTGCTTGAGCGCCTTTTCTACGGCGAGCAGCACTACGCCCAGTGCATTACATTTACCTTCAGCCTCGCGCCTAATATTGTCTTTGGCCAAATGGCATAATTTAGCTCGACATGGCCGTAATAGCACCAAACCCTTCTGTAAGAGTCGATAAAGAACCTGGTGTTGACCTGGTGAAAAACGCCCTACGCGCTCGTGGTAGCGATCGAACCGTGTGGTTTCATAACCGTCAAAATGCCCCCAACATTCTTTGATGGCCGCACTCTTGATGCTGTAAGCTGTGCGTCGGTGCTCGTCAGTGCCGCCGCGTTGAACTTGCTGAGCACGACGCTCCTGTTGCACCAGTTGCGTGCAGGGCACGCACTCTTCCTTGCCAGACAACACCGCGTAGGCGTCAACTAGCTCACGGTAGATCGAGGCCGCGGAAGCAAGCGGATTTTGCTGATCCCGTTGTGCTTCTTGTTCCTGCCACGTCGGAGCAACAGCATCAGCAGTTTCCGCTTTCTCGGCAGATTGACTCTCCTGTTTACAAGATAGGCAGCACAGACAAAACAAGGTAAAACCTAATGTTCTCATTTATTCCTCCTTTATGTCTACTGTCCTGTCTACTTGCATCCGCTGGGTAGAGCATCAGTACGCATCTGAGACGTTCCGGTTACCGTGTCGATTTCATTAGATCTAAGACCGTTGTGGATCACGATCGTAGTAAGGCCAACTTGCTTTGCCGCGCCCAATACGTCCTGTTCTTGAGCAAAGCTGCTTGCGTATCTGGCTAGCGGATCTCCTGCTGCATTTACATAGACACATAGGTAAGGATCGCTAATTTTTGCATGAACAATTCTGGTGCTGTGGTCTTCATAGGGCAGGTCATGCTGGACCTTACGTTCTACTAGACTAATCAGCTCTTCCCTTCTCGCCTCAGGACTCTTACCACAACCCACAAACGTTAGCGCAGCAAAACCAAGCACGACGTATAAAGTTCTCATTTATTTCTCCTTTGTGTCTACCGTCCTGTCTACACTATAGTGCCTGTAGACAGTGCTGTCAAGACCTATTTCTGGCTGAAGCCGAAGAAAAGCCGCGCCTATTCGCCGGGGCTGAAGCCCCGCGACTTGCGGCGGGCTCTGTTCAGGTCATGCTGCTGAATCCGCTGGGCAATGTCTTGGGGAGTGAGCAAGCGCTACCAGGTGCCGCGAAGAACAAGGATCACGATTCCAGCGATCACCACGATGACCCAGAGCACGTAGATCAGGCGCTGGGAAGTCCTGGACAGCCAAGTGGGCCAAGGAGATTTCACTACAGCACCTTAGGGATCGTGACGCCGAGGCCCTGGCAGAACTGGTCGACCGCGGACATCAGGGCACCTGGCTGGTCGGTGGACTTGACCGTCAGGACCAAGGTACCACTATGGGTCCGGAACACTTGGAGAAGGTCACCGGCCTCGCGGATCTGGATTTTCATGACGCGGCCCTTGGGCTTGCTGGGCTCCTGCTTGGCCGTCGGTGACGGTGCGTAGAAGGCAAACTCCTGCTTGGGCGTCGTGAACGCGTCGATCACAGGTGCATCAGGCGGCGCAAACTCCTTGGCCAGGGTGTCGAACAGCTTGGTCGTGTTGACCACCTGCTCCTTCTTGGTCTTGGGATCCCTATGTACCACATTGGTCGGGATCTCGGTGACCAGGCGATCATGCAGACCGGGATTGCCATGACGCAGTCGGTACATCAGGCTCGTGACCACCGGGGCAGTCCAGGGGCGGCCCTGCCGGTAGTTCTTGAGGTGGTTGGCGTCACTGGTCTCCAGAATCTTGGCTGCTTCGGCAGCGGTGCCACCGCACTGGAATGCCTGGACCACCGAAGCCATGACCTTGCGGTACTGACTGGTCCCGGGCTTCAGGTACCGACGGTAACCCGTGGCAGTCCGCCGGAACCCCAGGGGCTTGCGGGACTGTCGCGGAGCCCTGGGGGTCGGGACCACATTACCATGGTCGTCAAACCGGTATTGGGAGAACAACCCCATGACCCCCTTGGGGGTCCAGGGGGTCTCATGGAACATCCGGCCGTCGGGCTGCTGGTTCAGGAAAGCAGCAGCCGCGACCCAGTCGTCGGTCCAGTCGGGGGACCAGCTGTCGGGCTGCTCCAGCCATTGCTTGGCCGCACGGTAAAGATTGCCATGGTGCTCGCGGACATCGTGCTTGGTGGGGTACTTGGTCGTCATGATTTTCCTTTCACTGGACTGCGTGTTGGTTTAGGAGTTACTCGCCGGTGCTGTCGTCCATGGGGGCTGCGACTTCCTCGGTCTGGCGCCAAGCCCGCCACCGAACCGTGGGGGCATCGGGACGCCGCAGAGCTGCGAAGAATGTTTTGGCCCCAGGGGCCTTGACCCCCGTGGTCCACTCGCCCGGACACCAAGCCGGTACCTTCAGGGCAGTGGGGTCGCCGCCCTTGAGCCAACCGAGCAGATCAGCGTCCTCGTGCCCGATGGTGGTACCGATGTGGTCCTTCCAGAACCCGAACTCCGTGGCCCTGGTGCAAAACCGGAGGGTCTGGATGTTCTGGCGGAGTCGGTGGCGTTCCCGCTGGACCTCCTCGAGCGACCCCATCGGGGTGTAGTCGCCGGTCAGCGAGGTATCCACGAAGCAGTTGAACGCCCAGACCTTGACCTTCTCGCCAGTCCCGACCTTCTTGGACCCTGACCACGGAGCCTTGGGTGCCATGGGGTCCACCGGGGGAGCCAACCGCTTGGCCTCGGCCTTGAGGAATTTGTCGCGGTCAGCCAGCCGGGTGATCGCCGCCTTGGCCAGGATGAAACGGCGCCCGTAGACACCAGCCCCGCGGTTTCTCGACACCATCTCGGTGAACTTGATCTCACTGGCCGCGAACGCGGTCCGGAGCTTCTCGGGGAAGTTGTCGGTCCGGAAGTCGATTCCGCTCCACTCGTCGTACCACTCACCCGTGATGTCCTGGAACAGGAAAGTCCTGGATGCCCCAACGGTCGTGGCGGTCATGACGTTGGCGTCGTTGATGTTGACCCCCATGGACCAGACGTGCTGGTTTGACGTAAGCCCCAGGACGCGGCCGTGCCGGTTGGCCGCCGACACCACGATCTCGTCGGGATTGACGGTCGCGACCCGCCGGCGCCGGTACGTCGGGAGATTGATGACGGCGTCGCTCTGAAGCAACACCATCATGAAACTGACAAAATCCATTGCGGTCTCGCCGTCGTCGTCGACGTCTGGGTTGCGGCCCATCGCGTCGGCCGCGAATGACGCGAGCACCCGCTGGACCGCCTCGGTGGGGTCAGCGGTGCGGTCGGTCAACTTGCCAAGATCACGGTTAAAATCCTGTAGATTCATTTTGTGACTCCTGTGGTAGATTGCCGAAGTATCTTGCTTCGCACGGGCGGCAAATCCCGTGGCTTAGGGTTGCGACCTCTTCGGGTTGAACAGGCCCGCGACCGTCCAGGACACACCGACACCAACTGCAGACAGTTCTGGGCTGTTCCGGTGAAACCTGCAGTGCCATTCCTGTGTTGTACCTCGGTTGGTTTACCTTGTCAACCTTTTTCTACTCGTCCTGGGTCTCCTCCAGCTCACGGATCGCCGCCAGCATGATCCAGTTGGTCATGCTGGACGCAATCCGGTGCTTTAGGGTCTCGGATTCCTTTTTTAGTCCCGTGGGGATCCGGACGGTCCACATGGTCCGGTGACTCCGGTCCCACCAGGCTTTCAGAGGTCGCCTGACATCTAGATTGCCGGTCTTGACCTCCTCGACCAGTCGGCCGACCGACCGTTCTATAAAGGACGTGGCGGTTTCACCGTGGGCGGCGATCAGGACGCGAATTTTGTCCAGCACAGCGTCGGGAAGCCGTACCGAAAGAGTCGTGACACCATTACCAGGAGCAGCGGACATTATGCTTGCCTCATGACCATCATGGTCTACAGCCATTTTACCGCGTGGAACGACAACGTCAAGCAAGATCGTGAAAATAATGACCTTGCGTTAATCTATAGTAGAAGGTGAGGTGTTGTAATGACCCGGACTACCCGGTTACCTTGGCGTTTGGGCATGGTGGTTTTAATAGTGATTTTGCTATCTTGCCCCAACGACCACTACAATTTTGACCTGTTTTTGGACGTCACGCACTACCGTCCTGACGATTCTCTGGCTCAGAAGACACCGGGCGGCATCTCGGTGATCCGAGAAGACCTCCCTGCCGACGATGAGTTTCTGTTTGAAGTTGATCTCGAGACCAACCTGCTGGAGCAGTGCCTCGGGGAAGTTGGCTGGCCTGGGATTAATCGCGACGGTTTTGTCGTGGTGGTACCCGATACCTGGTACACCTCTGTTTGCTCGGGCGAACAACTGATCCCGTCGGTCGTGAACCCTGTGGCCTGCCGGTCCAAGGGCTTGGTGGTCCCGCCTGAATGCGAGTATGTCGAGTACCCTACCGACGCCTGCCCGTGCGTCTGCAACGTCAGGGCCGTGATCCAAGGCCCCCACTACATTTTGGTCACCCCTAACCTGAAGTTGTACCGGGCAGAACTCACCCGCCTGGTCACGGAAATAAATAATCCGTGGACTGACCCAGAGTTGCTACCTTGTCTTTAATCGTTGTTAGCGAGGCTTGATCAGCTGGATGGATTTAGGGGCAGGAGGATCAACAGGGCGGCCCGACACCGCCGCGTTGGCGTGGTGTTCCAGGATGGTAGCGCAGTAGCGGTAGAGCCCCATTTTCCCCAGGGCCAAGGTTTTGAGCCGGTGGTGGAGCCAACGGGGTATTTCCAACGACATCACGATGGTCTCGGCGGTTTCACCGGCCTCGGGGACCTCGCCGCTGTGTTGCTGATTTTGCCGGGCCGTGACCGCGATGTTGATCAGCCGGAGCATCCGTTGCTGTCGCCCCGGCTGGTTCGGTAGATACCGCTGAACCATGTCGACGGCATGGCCCTGTTTCCCATGGGCCATTTTCTGTTCAGCTCGGTGCAGTACCCCGTGGCAATAATCGCACAGGAAAACTCGATTTTCCGGCACGTCCAATCCGCCGAACCCTTGGGGTTCAACGTGGTGGACAACAAGGAGGTCTTCTGCGACTTCCCGGTCGTCATGGATACAGCAGCAGGCCATCGTTAGACCACCGCGACGTGACCCCGGTTGATCAGGTCCCCAAGATTTCCATGCTGGACCATTTCGGCGGTGGTGTGCTTGGGGGCCAACTCCATCGTGGTATTGGCGGTCAGGTGCAGGACCACCGGGGTGCCCGCTGGAGTCGCGATCGTGATGGCCACGACCCCTGCGGTGCAGTTCCGCACTTTCACGACACCGCTCTGAATTGACTGTTGAAGCTTCTTGGACATTTTGATCTCCTTGGTTAGCCAGCGACGCCGCCACTATTGGCCCAGGCGCCGACCGCATTGATGATTCCAGCACCAGCTGCTGAAAGTTTGCTCGTTACCTTCATGGTCGTAACCAAATCAACTGATCCGTCGGGATTCTTCCTGACCTCGCTGAGGTCACTGGACGGGTCCACCCCGGTGATCCCGGTGCCCCCATAACGTTTCTCAGACCCACGAGACATTGCTTCTCGTATTTCAGGGGTCAGGCCCGTGACCGAAGTCCCATAGGTGATCTTTTTACCCCACTCCTCGTACATTTTCATCCTGTTCATTCCAGTGGTGTCGACCCCAGCGTATTCCAGTTGCTTCCGCTTCAACTTATCGTCAACTTCGGACTCAAATGACTCCTGAGAAATCCTCTTGGCCTGCAACTTTTTCATCAAGGCCGCGGCTTCGGGGGAGCCACCGTGCAAAAATCCCGCGAGGGTTTCACCCGCGTCCATGCTGCCAACCCCCAGGCCCAGACTCCCGACCAACTCCTTGGCCATACTGGCCGAGTCTTCGGCCATCCCGAGCATCGCGCTGCCCATTGCCCCTCGGCCCCCAACGTTGGCCCCCGAGGCAACCCGGCCGGCTACGTGTTTAATGACCGCGAGCTGGCGCTCGGCCAGTTCCTTGTCGGTGAAGGGTTTGATCTTTTTCTCCTCGGCCACGATCGCGGCGATCTTGGCTTTCTCGGCTTCCAACTTTCGCTTTTTAAGGATAATTTCCTGTTTTTCTGCCTCGGTCAGGGCTTTGCCGTTGGTTTCCTTATCTTTGATCTCCTTCTCCATCTGCGCTATTTTCTTTTTCTGGGCGGCCAGTTCCTTGAACGTCATTGACGAGACGAATTCACGGGCGTGCCACCCACCACCACCACCCAAAACATTATTGATCTGGTTGGCCAGTACGTCCCAAGTATCGACTTTCCGGCCACCTTTACTTAGTTTTTTAGCTTCGTCTTTGGCCCCAAGATATTTGTATCCACTGTAGGCTGCCGCAGCTACCAAGAGAGTCGGCAAAACTGCCGGCGCCACTGCGAGCGCAGTGGCTTTAGCGGCTGCGGCACCGCCAGCCAACGCGGTCTTGATGGCCGCAGCACCGCCAGCAGCTGACACCCCGGTGGACAACGCCGCTGGGGCTACGGTAGACAATGCGGTCGGTGCCGCTGTGGCCAAGATTTTGGGCCCAAGCGCCGCAATGGTGCTGCCCAATACCTTATTCATGACCGCACCCCCAATTACAGTGCTGAGCGCCGTCATGACTGGGCTTCCGACCGCCATCCCGATCATCCAGTGGTAGATTGAGTTGATGTCCTTGGCCATGGAATGCAGCGTGGAATTGGTCTTGGCCCCAGCAGTCACGAGCTTTTCGGTAGCGGTCTTTTGTTTTTCGGCCTCGCCCATCAGGGCTTCCTTGTGTTTCTCAAATACCTCTTCGATTGACCCGGTGTTCAGCCCTTCGGCAATGTCCGCAGCGGCCGTCATGGACCCGACGATGGGCCGCAGCATCGCGGTCAGGGCCACCTGGTCGCCGCCAGCCTTTTCCTTCATGCTCTTGAGAGCGCTGATGGCCAGGTCAGACGTACCCTTCATGGCCTCGGTGATGAGCCCGGCCTGCACGACCGTGCTACCCGACGCCGCCTCAATCTGGCCCCTGCGACCTTCCAGGCGAGACCGCGCCTCTTTCGACATGGTCTCGGGGGCCGTGTTGAACTGCTGCCAGGATTTTTGTGCCGCGTTGAACGCCATGACGCCCCACTGGCCTTCCGTGGACGTCATCTCGTTCATGAGTTTCAAGAGACCCTGGCTGGTCGTCGCCTGCTCGATCTTGGTGGAACCCTTTTTCGCTGCCTCCAACGACATCTTGGCCATCGCGGCCGTGTAGGCCACGACATTCGGGACCCCCAGGCGAAACTCCTGATTGATCTGCTTGGCCATCTCGAGGAATTCTTTTTTACCCAGTTGGGCCGTCTGGAGCATTTTGTCGCCCAGTTTACCCAGCGAAATTGCATACTGGTCCGCCACCTTGGCCAGCAGGGCAGTCTCGTCCTTGGCCTCCGTGAGGGTCATGTTGGAGTGCTCCATGCGCTCCTGCCAGTGCTGCATCACGGCGGTCATGTCGGTGCCGAAAAACCGCGAGAAGATGACCGACTCTTTTTGCAGACTTTTGATCCCTCCCGATACATCCCCGATGGCCCCCAACTGAGTCGCGAACATCTGGGTCGCGGTCTCCCCGGCTTTCGCGATTGCCCCGGCGTCCATGTTGTAGCGCGCGGCCAACTCGTGTGACTGCGCCTGGGCGGCCTGGAGCCCCGTGACAAACGCCGTTGACTGCTGGGTAGCGTCCCCGATGGCCCCGGTGTTGGCTTGGAGGGATGCTGTATAGGACTTGGTTCCCTCGGATAGTTGACCCAGGGCATTGTTGTAGATGGTCGAGAGGGAGGTCTGCTCCTTCATCTTGGCCGCCATCCCGCTAAATGCCCCCGTGACTTCCGAGATGTACCGTCGATAATCCCCGGCTGCCGCGGCAGCCTGGCGCATCCCTTCGACTTCCTCTTTCAGGAAATCACGGAACGTCTTGCGTTGGTCCTCCTGGAGTCGTGTCCAGCGGCCCGTGGCATCGGCGTTCTCGTTGATCGCCCCGGTGTTCTGTTGGATCGCGGCCGTGTTGGTGTTGATTGCTGCGGTGTTGACCGGAACGGTGGTCGTGGGCGTCTGGACCAGGGGGTTCGCTGGAACCGCGGCAGCAGGTCCACCAGGACTTACAGGAGGTCCGCCCGGAAGATTGTTCGCCATAATGTCTACCCTTTATTTTGAGCCAGGGGTGTTGTTACGCTGCATCCTGAGCTGCTGGACCTTGGCCGCGATGCTCGACGCGGCCGTCATGGCCAGGAACTGTTCCTTCGGCAAGGTTGAGGCTTCCACAACCTCGGAGGTGTCCCCGACCCACCGGGGTTTGTGCAGCGAGGTGCCCCAGATAGACTTCAGGGCCTCCTGGAATTCCGGCTGCACGATGAAGGCCAGGGGGATCATGACGGTGTCGGGCGTGGCTTTCCCCTTGCCCTTTTGGAACATCGTGGCGACCTGGTCTTTGGTCCACCGGGTCCCCAACAAGGTACCGAGCCGGTCAAATTCGTCGCTCTGGTCCTGGGCCATCTGGTGATCACACCACATCAAGGCCGTGTGGTTGTGGTACAGCTGCTGCGCCTCAGGGTTGAGCGGTGACAACCTCAATCGCCCACAAACCCGCCGCCAGATTTTCAGGTGGGGGTCGAGTCGTTCGGCTGCCTCGACAGTCTGAGAAAAGGGTAGAGGTCGGCCCGCTGATTATAGCGGTCCGGCATCGCCGCCTGGGTCAGGACAAAAAGGTCCTGTAGATTTTCGTAAGGGCCAAAGGAATCCTGGAAAAATCCGTATGCTGCCTCCGCGTACTTGGCCCTGAGGCCAAGGGGCACGTCGTAGGGGTCCAGCAAGGCTCCACAAGCAGGACACTGGTCCAGCATTTCCTCCAGGTGCACGTCGGCCCCGCAGACACCACAGAGCTTGATGTACCGGGGGATCGTTGTGGTAGTGCCGTCCTTCTCGTTTTTGTAGTCAGCCGACAGGTCAATGTTGAACACCTTCCACAGGGGTTCCTTGTCGATCGCGACGAGCCCCGCCGCTAATTTCAAGACCGACCAGTAGTCCACGCCAACCGACGCCGCCATCATGGCGACCCAACGGTCCAGAGCCGCGGGGATCGCGGCAAACCGCCAAGTGAACTCAGCCCAGGGGACTTCCACCGGCTGGATTTTCTCCAGCCCCAGGTTGGCCTTGAGCTTGGCCAACACGGGGTTGACCTGTTTAACCCGGTGGACCCGCTGTAGCGTCGCGGCATCGTTGTTGAGCCGCATGAACACGTCGTGGAGCTGCTGGGCGATTTCTTCGTTGCCCGCCCGCCTGGCCCGGACGATCTCGTCGGACAGGAGGTTCAGCATGGTGGCGGCGTCGTCACGATCCTGTGGGGCCGGGGCACTGGGCTCCGGGGCAACCCCTGGGGTAACAGCGGGGCCAGTGGGCGGCGGAGCAGTGGGGTCCCCCATGATGGTCGTGGCGTCGGGCTGGATCGCCGCGACGTCCTGTTGAAAATCCTGAGCGATATGGTCCGGGTCATTTGACTGCCCGAACAAATCGGTTCCGGTCGCTTGGGTGTGTTGGTTAACCAAGTCGGCCACCGACACTTGCCGGAGTCGCCGCTCATCCAGTTGCCCCGGGTCCTGCTGGGGCACCGGAGCCGGGTTATTGAGCGGCGGATTGATCGGGAGCCTGATACCAGTTTTCTGAGCCATGGTTTCCTTTACCGCTGGACCAGCGGGTGCCACTGCATGAAATGCCGCCGTTGCTCGTCACGGGCGTCAAACACCGGGCAGTAATAATGGTTGCCAACGCGCCGGGGAGCCGGCACTACATCCGCGGCCGTGACGTTGCTAACAGCAGCGATGTCGTTGACGCGGGAAAGTGCCAAACCGCCACCGCGCATTTCCAATAAATCGGCGTGGACCCCGATACACTTGACCGGCTGGACCGCAATGTACTGGCCGTACACGATCGTGATGTTCAACCGCTTGGGTGCCGCGGACCAATCCTGGAGTGTCTGTTTCGGGATCGCGTAGCCCTGCATCAGGATACAGGGCAACTCTACCGTTCCATACTGCTGATCTTGGGCCAGCAGGGCCGACACCTTCACCACGATGGAATCAAGGTACTGGGCCGACAGTTCAAACCCGTCGGCCAAGTCGTCCGGTTCCTCCGGGGCCTTGACGGCGACACGCCAACCCTTGTCCCCAACGGCCTGGAGCCAACTGGCCAGTACGTCTGGCTCTTGTGGCACCACGGTGGGCTGGACCCGGTACTGCCCGAGATCCTGGAGGACCTGCTCGAGCATCACGTGGACTGCCCGGAGGGTTTCGGCCCTTCTGGTCACCTGGGCCTTTTCAATCGCTTCCTTGGCCATGGAGATCCGTTGCAACGGCATCACTCCATAGGCTTTCACCAGGGTGCGGACCACATTATCGACCGTGGTGCTGGAAGGCGATGGAAGGGATCGAAGAATCAGGCGGGTGGCCAAGCGGAGCAACTGGGCCGCACGTTCACCTTGTTGATCGATCCGGCGAAACGTGGGCATGGCGACACCTGCTGTTTCTGTGACATCCGTAGAGGTCACTGAAAAATCTTGGTTCAGCAAGAGTGTTTTACCGCTCTGTGTCGCTGCTTTTATTTTTAATATTAAATCTTTAGACAAGGGTAAAATACTAGTTCATGATCTTGGCGCACTCCATACGCTTAGTCCCCACCGTCAAGCAGGAGCAATATTTTGCTCGGGCCTGCGGGGTGGCCCGTTTCACCTACAACTGGGCGCTGGCCGAGTGGACCAGACTGCATCAAGCAGGTGAAAAACCCAGTGGTAGAAAACTACGCGCAAGCTTTAATACCATTCGTGGAGAACAGTTTCCATGGACATATGACGTTCATCGTGACTGCACCGCGCAACCGTTTCATAATGTGCAAAACGCATTCACCAGATTGCATAAAGGTGTGTCACAGTATCCTAAACTCAAGCGGAAGGGTCAACATGACTCGTTTTACATGGCCAACGATAAATTCAGCCTGGATGGCACCCGCGTCAGGATCCCGGTGTTGGGCTGGGTAAAGACTCGCGAGCCATTACGCTTCGTCGGCAAGATCATGGGGGCGGTGGTCAAACGTGTTGCTGACGCTTGGTTTTTGTCTGTACAGATTGATGTCGAGCATTCTGAGCGAGCCAGGGTAGCGGATGGCACCATCGGGGTTGACCTTGGGATCAAGACTACCGCAACGTTGTCAACCGGAGAACAGATCCAGGGGCCCAAGGCCCTGAGAAAAGCCCAAGAGAAACTGAAGAGGAAACAACGGCGGTTCAGCCGTAAACAGAAGGGATCCAGGAACAGCAAGAAAGCCCAGATGGCGTTGGCCCGGCTTCACCGCAAAATCGCCTGGAGCAGGAACGATTTTCTTCACAAAACAACTACTCGGATCTGCCGCGAAAACCAAACGGTCGTGATCGAGGATTTGTATGTGAAGGGCATGGTCAAGAACCACAAATTGGCCAGGGCAATCCATGATGAAGGTTGGGGCGAACTGCGGCGTCAACTGGAGTACAAAGCCCCACTGTATGGAACCAAGGTCGTGGTGGCGGACCGTTGGTTCCCTTCGTCAAAGCGGTGCAGCCAATGTGGCCACGTGGTGGAAAAACTGGGCCTTAATGTCAGGACGTTCTGTTGTCCTGAGTGTGGTTTCACCTGCGACCGGGATCACAACGCTGCCATAAATCTGAAACAAATAGGGTGGGCTACACCCGAATCAACGCCTGCCGAGATGGGAGCGCTGACCAATCTTTCGAGGTTGGTGAAACTGCCGTCGCTGAAACAGGAATTTCACCGTGGGCACCTGTGTTCACAAGGAAAGTAGCAGGTTTTACCGAACGATGGCAAAACAGAAACAAAAAATCTGCAAAAATTTAGGCTGTGTGCCTGGTGTAAACTCGAGCCGTGTAGGCGAAGTTCACGTTGCTCTTGTAGGTCGCGTCACCCTCGGCGGTCCAGGCGTCCTGGTCCATATCGGTGAGCCAGCAACCCAGGTACGACCAAGTCTCGTAGAGCCCTGACCCCTTGTACCAGAACTCATCGGCGGTAAAGGGAGCCGTCTGGCTGATTAGGTCAACAAATCGCGTGGTTGAGCCTGCAACAAATTCAATTTCTCTGCCCCACATCTCCATGGCCGAGGCCGTGATCGCGTAGCCCGTGGCAATCCCTGGGATCGTGTCAACCGGCCGTCCGAACGTCTTGTTGTTCAGTTCGTACACAGCCTTGGCGCCGCGCTTCTTGGCCCCGGCGGTACTCCACGACTGCAGACGACCAACCACCCGACCATTAAACGCCATGGCGATCCCATGGTACGTTTTGGTCATATTGGCGTGCTGGTGGGTGTAATCAAGCGGCGGGGTCTGGACGCCGAAAGGATTCGCGGCAAACGTGTAATCAAGATTCTGTGCCATTTAAAGCTCCTGAGCGTTAGGCGTTCCGGACGATTGGCGCCGACGCCGGCAACTGGGTAGCGGTCTCGACCTCGCCGAACAGTACCGCGTGAAAAATGCGATCTGCAGCCCCGGCGTTCGCGACCGTGACGTTGTGGTAAATCGTCAGGGTCGTGTCGGTGGCCAAATGGATCCCACCAAAATCGTAGTCCAGGTAAGAACTGGTCGGAATGGTGTCCTGCACCACCACCATCGTGAAGGTCCCGTTATGGAGCGGGTCATCACCAGACCCCAGGTCCAGGGTGTGGGAAATCGTCAGGTCCAAAGAACCTGACGAAAAATTGTAGCACCGGAGTACCGGGTGGTAGATCGCCCTGGTGTTCGCCAACGCGGTAGTCTCGACCGTGAAGGTGTAGTCGTCACCAGCCGGGACACTTACGGGCCAATCTGCTCTGATGGGGTACAGCATCGTGGAGTCTTTCTACGGCTTATTTGGGTCCTGGGGAAACTGCGGATTTTCCCGCCCGCTAATCATTGGATTGAGCGTGGCAGCCCGTTGGTTTTCTCGATTGTACTCCACCGGCATTACAACCGTGGCTGTTGACCCATCGGCCAGGGTAGCGGTAACCCGGGCGGTCAAGTTTCGCTGTTGAGCCGGGTGCATCACGAAGCAGTAGAACTGGCCAATATCGGTGAAGGTGACGCCGTCGTCCTGGGGGATCAACATGACGTCCCGGCGGTCAAAATCCAGCGTGAACTCAGTTTCATTGCCTTGGAGCAACTGGACTGTCCCGCTCGACAGCGCCGGGGTCGCGGGAGTCGAGTCGTCCAACAGGATCCACGACACGACATGGACGATGTCGTTGGCTCCGTCGTACTGGGCTTTGGACTCAAGGATCATGGTGAAAAGGCCGGCGAGCAACGATAGTTCCGACAAGCAATTTATGAATAATCGTTGTCGCCGGCAATCCTGGTTTCCTGTTTACGCCGCCGAAGCAGCCCAGAACTTCGTGTCAATCGAGTAAAGACCGAAGAGCCGCTTGATCGGGTAGCGCCCGTTGAAGAAAAACTTGAAGTGGTACAGGGTCCGGTCAGTCTCGTCAACCAGGACTCGGTAATCTTCTGACGACACATCCCGCTGGACCGGAGGATTCTGCTCCGACCCGTACGGCGCGATGATCTGGGCCGACACCAGGGCACTGAGCAACTGAGTCAGGTAACCGGCCAGCAGGGCCACGCCGGCCAGGGGGCTCGGCGGCACCAACGCGATCATGGCATCATTCATGCGATTTCGGATGTACCGGACGACAAAGTGTGCCTGGGTCCGGGCCGAAATCTCGTTGAGCGCCTTTTCGGTCGTATCAACCGTCACGGACTCGGCGTACCGGTAAGTCCCGGTCCCCAGGGCCTCGAGCCACGTGATCGACGCGGTCCCGAGGAGCAGGGCTTCCTTCTCGTTGGGGGTGTCGATCGTGTCGAACGCCACGCAGGCACGGTGCAGAATCGTGTCGGTCGGGTTCGGGAACGACGCCACCAGGGCGGCCGTGTGGGCCGCGACGAACGAACCATCCAGCGTAACGGTCGTGCTGGACCCGTCTTCCAGTTGGAAACTACGGGTCGCCGTGGTATTGCCCAGCAGGATGATGTTACCCTTGGCTTTGCCAGACGGCGGGCACTGCAAAGAACGCCGCGCGTAGTACACGAGGGTGTCGGCAGTAGACTCGTCGCCAATCGCGGTCCCCACGGGAGCCCCGCAGAAGAGCAACCGCTCCTTGGCCTCGAACGGGCTGTTCATCTTCTCGCAAGAGTTTTTCGCATAGGCCGTGACGAGCCCCCAGGAGCCAGCCGGAGACAGCACCGTGACGTCGCTGATCTCGCTGGTCACCTCGGTGGCGTCAATGGCCCGCTTGTAGTCTGCGGCGACGAAATGGTTATCACCCGAAAGAGCCCGGGCCTGAACGACATAAATGCCGAACGGGGCCGCGTTCCACATGATTTCCGACGCCATCCAGAGGTGGTTGTCGGTAGTGGCGGGATAAAGGGCTGCACGGGATTCGTCGGGAGACAGGAACCGACGGGGCGTATCGTACTCGTCCAGACCACGAAGCCGATTGGCCGACACGTAATACGACATCCCAGGATCCGGCTCGTCGCCACGATGCTCGTAGTCCACCGTGATGTCGGTGGCCGGGTCCGTCAAGAACGCGACATATGGGGTACCCGTGATCCAGGTGTACGATACCGCCACGCCGGTGTCGGCCCGCTTGACGCGCAAAACCTGCTCGGGGGTGTACTGGAGGTCAAGGTAATAGTTGAGGGGCGTGCCCGTGACGTTCCCGAGGGTGTCCAACACGATGTCGTCTTCCGCGATGGTCTCGGACGAACGCGACACCAAAGTCCAGTCGACCGTGTCGTAGCAAACCGTCGAGAACGTGAAGGTGTTGTTGGCCGTGTAGCTTTCGGTGGTAGAAAGGTTCCGGACCATCAGGCGGATCGAATCGGGCAGGTCCACCCAGGGGTCGGAATAATCCGTGATCGTCACGGTACCCGATCCACCCTCGAGCGTTGACGACGTGTAAGAGATCGGGAACGTCGTGGCCGGGACAAACGTGTTGACCGTGACCGTCACATTGCGGTCGTCCTTGGCGGTGAAGTTACGGCGCGCGGCCTTGGCGTCTACCCGCCAGGTGTCGGACTGCGGGACCGTCCCGGCGAACCCGTTGGCCTGCCGGTGTCGGTTGTACTTGGCCTTGACGTCGTTGGCCCAGGCGATCACGGCCGCAAGGGTCGAGGTTGCCGAAACAGTCAGGTCGGAATCCAGCGACCAGATAGTGTCGGCCAGGACATGCTCGGTCAGGTCGGCCAGGTGGGCCGCGTATTTAGTCTGGATATCCAGGCAAAGGGTCCGGAGAGTCGCAAGATCGGTCGCGACCGCAGCCGTGATTTGGTGAGTCCCAGGACCACCAAAGTGCCACACGGGACCAGCGTCGAAATCGTGGGCATTGAACTGCGTCCGGATCATGTTGGCCAGGGTAATGGCACTGGACAACGTGGTGGCGTCGGGGGTCGTGATCGTGTTGGTCGTGTCGATGGACGCGTGGGCCGTCCCGAAATTGAAAACGAGATGAACACCGTTTTCCAGCAGGACGTCACTGGCATTACCGCCTTCCGTGACGGTAACGACACCACTGTTGGTGTAGGGCAGTTCGCCGTAGCCGTTCCAGTAGATCGTGGCGGTCCGGGCCACAGGAGCAGGGCCACCGCCTTGTGCGGTGCACTGGATGAAGTAACTACGGTCGAAATCCCCGACGTAATCGGTGTCGGAGTGGATCGTCACGACACCACCAGATGCCTGGGTGGCCGCGACGGCCGGGTCAGCACTGAAAATCCCCAGTTCCACCGGATCGTTGACCGTGCTGTACTGGTTGTCGTTGTCGTGGGCCGAACAGAACTCGATCTTGCCTGGGGCATACGCGGTCCACTCGTAGTAGTCAGTGACCCCGAACGCACCGCCGTTGAGGTCAAAAGTCAAACGAAGTCCGTCGTCCTCAACGTAGTTAGGGAGCGGTGTAACCGTGTAGATTGCAGGATTTCCAGTAATCTGCACACTCGTCCAAGTAGGGCCGCCACCCACGAGTACGAAAGTAGACGCGTTGGCCGCGTTGGCCGGGACATTGGGCACTTGGGCGTTTCCACCCGAAAGATTCGTGATGGTCAGGTCAAATTGATTTGCACCACTGACCGTAAGGCGGTACCGGCGATTGTAGGCCCCGGTGTAACTATTGCCGGCCGTGAAGGTCACGAGCCCAGTGCCCACGGCCCCGGTCTTCACGAGAGCTGAAACCGTACCGGTCAGGTGCGTGTTGGCAGTCCCGGGGGTCAGGGCATCGGGGTCCGTGGCCGAGCCCGTGAGCCCCGTGACCACTCGGTAATCCTCGTATTCCACGTACTGGTTCTGGCCACCAGAATCACCCACCAGGAGCATTTCGCGAAGATCGTCAAACTGCAGGTCGTCCTGGACGTCCCGGTCGATCGACTGGTACTCGATGTAGTACGTGGCGGTGTGGTCGTAGGCGGTGGCGTCGACCTGGACCCGGTTGTACAGGGTCCCGGTCGCGACGTCCACGAGAAACCGCCATTTATCGGCATCAACCGGCTGGCCTGACTGGCTGTACAGTTGAGCCAAGGTCTGGTCCGGGGCAGCGTTGTGGTCCAAGGAAGCCACATACGGGGCAGTCGTGGAGAACGCCAGTTGCTCGCCGTACACCCGGGCCCGGATGTGCGGGATGGACGTTTCCCGCGCAAGACGATGGCCGCGCCCCACGATACAGGGATACCGCGGGGTTCCCTGGGGAGTCCCGGCCTGGGGCTGCGGGACAAAATCAATGATGGTACCGGGCACAGTGTACCGGCTGGTGGTCAAGCGGAGGTCAGCAATCGCCATGACGATTCTCCTGGTAGTAAAAGCAACGGGGCCAAGGCCCGGAAAAATTGATCAGTGCACCAGCAGCACCAGATCTGTGCCGCTACTATAAAGTAACGTGCTGGAATGTCGCCCCAGGTGGATTTATGGAATCAACGGGCCCGAACCGTGATGACCTGCTGGAGCAAAATGCGGCACCCCTGTTGATCCCCGTCTTCCGTCGTGGCCATCAGGGTGAAGGTGCCGGGCCGTCGGGGCCGGATCGTAAGGGAAGTCTCGTCCCGGTCAACCGTCGCGACCCGGGGGTCAGTGGAATAAATGGCACAGCGGGGCGGGTAGTAGTTCAAGGGGACCGAAAAGTTTTGTCGGACCAGCAAAACCGTGGGGACCTGGACCTCGAATGTCTCGGGGGTTTCGTCCAACTGCATTGATGGCCGGGCCCGGTAACTGAGCAACACGGAGTTTTCCAGGACGCAATCCAGGTCGCACTGGACCGACCAGACCTGCTGGCGGGGATCATCGTGGAGTTTGTCGTGCCGCATGTTGGCGATGCGGTACCGAGGCGGTAGCCGAAGTTCCCATTGGGACCGGGACGTTTCGGTCGGTTGCGCCCGCAAGATGTAGTTGCAGGTCCATTTCTGAAACTGTCCGAACGTCGCGGCCATCAGGGCGGCGAGGTCGTCGATTTCTTGCTGCGACAGGGCCGCGCAAGTGATTTGCACCGGGATTTTCACCACGTCGGTGACCTGGACCACCTGGGTGCCGAGACCATCTCGGGTATTCCAGCCATCGGTAATGCCGCCGGGCCCGACCGGCTGATATTCGTGGCCAGTCGTCTGGATGAAAATCTGGGCGGGCGATTCCTTGAGGTCCTCGAAAAACCTGGCAATCTGGATATGACGCTTATCAGGATCTTGGTCCAGATTTTGGTTGACCACGAAGCCGTGGGAGAAATTGGCGAACCGGTCGAAAAACTGCCGAAACTGGCCGTCAGGGCGGATACACTCCTCCAGGTACCGATGGACAATCAACTTGGCCAGTTCCAAGTACCTCGTGACATCACGGTTCCCCAGGCCCGACAAGGCCGACTCGGCCAAGGGGTCAATCCGGATAAACTGGGGGGTGGGGCGAGGGGTCGGGTTGGACATGCTGGGCTAAGAACGCCTACTTGAACTTATCAGCGAGGTCTTCGGCGGGAACTTCAGGGATTTCTGCATCGCGGTCATCAGGATCAGGACCCATGAGTTTTTGCACCAAATACTCTACATCCATAGCACCCTCGACCGCCTGCATCATTTCGGCGATCATGGACCACTCTTGCCAGCCCAAGAAGGGGAATGGCTCATAGCCCATGCCCTCGGCCTCGTCGCCGCCCGGCACCGACGCCAGCAACTGCATGAGGAACTGGCCAAACTCCGGGGTCTCGCTGTCGATCCAACTCCACAGTTCCAGGTTGTCCAGGGCGGCCGGGCCACCCGCCTGCTTGGTCACGGCTGCGGACTTGGGCGCAGCCTTGGCCTCGGGCTTCGGCTGGTATTTCTTCGCGTGGAAATCCTGCAGGTACTGCTCGCCCGACTTCATATCCTGGGCAAACTGGCGAACCAACTCCTTGGCGGCTTCGATCCTGATGTTCTTGGGAAACACGTCGTGCCAAGTGGTGCCGCCCTGATGGTCCTCAGGGGTCCCGAATTCCTTGACGTAGCTCTGGGCGGCGGCGTCCACGCAGTACAGCATCAACTTGACCGCCTTGACGGCGTCGTAAACCTTGCGGTCAACCTTGCCGACCAGATTCTTGTAGCACAGGAGCTTCTGGCGGTACAGCGGCTCGGTGTTGTCGATCCAGAGGATCAACTCGTCCACGATGGATTCGGGCGAATCGAACCCGGCGGTCTTGACATCAAGTTCAACCGCCGCAGCCTTCTGCTGAACCTTGCAGGCAGCCCAGTCGTCACTGAAGATTTCCTCCAGAAACTGGTCACCCTCGGCCCGAGGGTCCTGGTGGCCCCGCCGCTTGAATTCCTCTGATAGAGCCTCGGGGGACCGGCAGGGCTCCGCCGGGGTCATGAGGGCGGCGTATTCCTGGTACAGGGCATCCATGGTGCCAAGATTGCTCGGGACGGCTACGCGGGACTTAGACTTCTGCTCACGACACTTGCTACAGGGCATTTTAAACCTCGGGGTAGAAAAGGACAATGGGCACCATGGCCCACCTGGATTGCTACTAAACATTAACGTACAGGCGGGAAATCGCCAAGATAAGGAACGAAGTAGAAAATTACCTGAGCCAGGGGTTGAACTGCTCGCGGGTTTCCCGAGTTTCCCCTCGGGTCAACCAGCAGGCCCGACACAACCCCGACAACGTCGCCTTGCTGAGTGGCTTGCCACACCCAGTGCACTGGACTTTGGGCCGGGTTTCTGCGGCGGCGTCGTGGCAATGACGGCAAATTTCCGAAACGTTGGTCTGGATAATTTCCGCACCACATTTTGTACATCTGGGCCTCGGGGCAATCCTGGAAGGTCGCGCTTGGATCCCGCCCCGAATTGTCTTGCCGACCCAAAGGGATCCATGGTTCATAAACCGTAGATGAATTTGGTTGTTGTGCCTGGACTCACTGACGACTTCAACATCGCGGGCCACGACATCACCGTGCTGGTCTAGGATCAAATTGTCCTCGGGACAGAACCGCCAGGGCCACGGGGGAACGGCGGCTTTGGAAGGCCGTGGAGGGCGATTAAGTTGTGGCTTCCTGGTGGTTGGGCGCTTGTCCACCACTTCGTAGCATCCAGGCGAGATTTCAACTAAATACTGCTGGGCCATACAACACCTATTTCGCGATGATTTTGCTTGCTCGTTCTACTTGTCTCAGCACAGCGGGGCCAGCGTCACTGCAGCGAAATGCTGAACCCACGAGATCCATGGTACTGGCTCGGCCACGAATGTCAAGCACCCCCATGACGACCTGGATTTTAATCCACAAGGCCGCCAGAACAAGGCAGTCCAGCGAGAGTCGCGTGGCGAGGTTAGGAGCGGGCTTGATTTTCAGCGCGCTGTACTGCTGGGCCAAGGTACCGCCCCCACAGTGCTGTTGGAGCCATCCGTGAAGTTGCTGGTGCCGTTCACCCAGGACGTGTTGGTGCCGCTGGAAATAATGGCCAAAGTCGATCCCATTGATCAGGGCTACCGACAGCACCGCTTGCATTTCTCTCGAGTGCCACCCGATCAATCGGTCCCCATGGGCCCCGGTCCGCTGGGCAAACCACTCGACCATGTTGCCAGGGGTGTCGATGCAGTACCCCAGGTCGGCCGATGACCGCCCCGAACCTTCCACGATATCAAACGTCAGGGTCCCGATCCCTTGGACCTCCGGAACCTGACCTTTGGCTTTTGTGCAGGCTACCCGATAGACCAGGTACCTCACTTTTTGATCTCTCGGTACACCTGGGCCAAGGCACCGCGCATTTCCTTGAGGTCAGTGCCGCAGAACTCCATGGCGCGGCGCATCAGGGTCGCGTCCCCCAGGGCAGCGGGGTCTTCCCCGCGGGCCCGGCAAAACTGGCAGAACAGCGGGTCGTCAGGGTAGTGGAGCAGGAGGTCAAGGCACTGGCGGACTCGCGGTTGGTGAACCTGCTGGAACGAGATGTCTAGCCGGTGCCGCGGGGGCTTCGCGATGGAATCGTGGAGACTACCGTCTTGGTCCCCATCGGGGGCCCGGCGGGGTGCGTCGATCGAGATGGCCACGAGGCCAAAGTCATCGTGGTCCGGGGCCAGGTCAATCACGACCTTGCGGCGCCCTTGGCCTCGCTGCAGCCACTGGGCCAAGGCTTGGTTGGCGTCAGCCTCGCTGTCGTGGATCCGGGAGAGGTGCCGGTACCATTGATTGCCGTCCTGGGTCCGGACCAGGACATACCGGCCTCGACGGTGCTGCTGTTTCAGCGAGATCTCGATCGGGACCACCTTGCTGGCCCGGGTGTCGACCAACCAGGCCGCCCGGGAGTCGTCGGCCACCCTGGTCCTCCGGAGCTTCCCGCGGGTTTCCCCTGAATTTCTTTGGGCCAAGTTGGAGCAGTAGTTCTGGACCGCGATCCTCATGGAGTTGCTGCGGTGCCGCTCGCTGTACCCCCTGGCATCCGCGGTGCGGGATGCCTCCAGGGCCTTGCGTTGCAACTCGTGGCAGAGGTCTTCGCGGGACCAACCGGCGTCGTTGCCCCAAACGAATCTGAGACGTTGGCGAACTTGCGAGACAATGAACCGGTTCATCAGGACGGTTAGGCCGGCTTCAGGAACGACAGGGAGCGCGACCGGCTGGTCGCCACTGGGTTCAGACATAGGTATGGGCTCCTAGGGCTAGTGACAGGCCATAGGATACCGAACAGGTGGGCAGGTGTCAAGGAAAAGAAAAATAATTTTGGTGGGTGGGGTGCTGGTAGGTAAAACGATAGTGTGCAGATAGCACACCAGGAACCATCATGGCAGAAATGTTCTTACGTTACGGGGCCCAAGAGTTCCACGGGATCTTCGTGGCCGAGGTCGCTCGGGTAGGACTGCAAGACCATGAGGTCGCCGCAGCCCTGGGGGTCAACCGCTCTACCATCAACCGCTGGCGCCACGGGGCTGCAGCACCGGACCCAGGACTCCGTGGGCCTGTTTTGGCTTGGTTGGCTACGCAGCCAACCCGAAAGGACCAGTAGCATGACGCACGAATCTGAGCAAAACGATTTGTTTGCAGGTCTTGAACCCGGTGCTTCCGAAGCAGTAGAACGCTGGCGGGATGTCCCAAGTTTCCCTGGATACCAAGTGTCGGACTGGGGACGGGTCAGGAGTCTTGACCGTAAAATATTCCGAAATGGCCGGCTTAAACGGCATGTACGCGGGCATGTCATAAAGCCGTCCTACGGTGCGTCTGGCCACGCTAGAGTAGTGCTGTGCCCAATGGACGGAAGCAAAATGCAGGGTAGAATGGTATCGGATTTGGTTTTAACAACTTTCGTTGGGACACCAGAAGACGGACAAAAATGCCTACATTTTGATGGTAGAGCAGAAAACAACAGCCTGGAAAACCTAAGTTGGGCAACGCATGAGGAGTACACCACACGGCAAAAAGAATTGGACGTCAGGCCACGAGGCCCACGCACAGGCGTGACGGCGTTGACTGGTGACCAAGTGGACGAAATGCGCGAACTACACGCAAACGGCAAGTATACTTTCGCAGAGTTGGCCGCAAAATACGGTGTGGGCACATCTACTGTGCGTCGGATCGTGAAATATCAGGTGTGGAAACGAACAGACGTACAGGCACCTTACGAAAAACCAGTAACACCGCAGCAGAAGCGAACCCTGTATGAAAAAGATTTACCCGGGGAAGAATGGCGAGAGGTACCAGGATTTTCTGCCTATCTGGTGTCCAACCTCGGCCGAGTGAGGAGCGTAGACCGACTATTGGTTCAGAAGAACGCGCGCACGTATAAACGGCAAGGAGTGCTGTTGCGCCCAGTAAAAAGTGCGTCTGGGCATTTATTCGTGTCCTTGGCTGGCGGGTGTGGCGGGGAACCCACCAGGCGAGGGGAGCACTACCTGGTCCATGTACTGGTGATGCTGGCCTTCACGGGTGCGTGTCCTCCGAAACAAGAAATACGCCACCTGGATGGCAACCCAGAAAATAACGCCCTAACCAACCTACGCTATGGCACCCGCGAAGAAAACTCTGTTGACCGTAAAAGTCATGGAACAGATAATGGTGGCGAGCGTAATGGCATGAGTAAAATCACCGAAGACACCGTGAGAGAAATACGGGAGCAGTATGCGGAAGGAGGCAGGAGTCAGTCCGCCATCGCGGCCCAACATGGCATCTGCCGTGAGATGGTAGGGAGGATTATCAGGCGAGACAGTTGGGCCTACCTGGATGCTGACGCACCGGTTGTACCGGGCAAGAAGGAAAAACTACCTCCTTGCACGATTGATTTTACTCCGGTGTGGGCTCGGTGGGCTTACCAACCTGACGAGGTGGAACGGTGGTTAGACGTACCTGGATTTGAGGGGTACTATCAGGTGAGTAATGCTGGACAGGTCAGAAGTTTAACCCGGCTCACCAGAGACTTGAACGGCGACATGACCAGGACACAGAAAACTCGCGTGTTGAAACCAGGGCACAACATGGGCAGGCTCATGGTGATGCTGTGCAAACCAAACCCCGAGGTAGGCAAGAGTACCATGACACAATGGCAAATCCATAGACTGGTTACCCTGGCGTTCTCTGGTGAACCGTGCCCGCCAGGATACTGTGTGCGACATCTAAACGGAAACCCCGGGGACAACAGGATCGAGAATCTATGTTACGGGTCTCCCAGCGAAAACTCTCTGGATCGTCGCCGCCACGGCACGGATGCTCGAGGAGAGAAGTCAATCAATAGCAAGATGACCAACCAGAATGTAGAGGAAGCGCGGCGACTATACGCTGCCGGTATGCACACGATTAAAATGCTGGCACACCAGTTTAACGTGAGCTTGCCTTACATGAGCGCGATATTGAGCAGGAAAAGCAGAGTCACACCAGAAGATTGATCACTCGATTTGGGTCCAGTCCACCGGCTTGGTCCGGGTCGCAACCCACTCGTTCCGGAACCACAGGTTCAGACCATCCCGCTTGGCCCAGATGACTACACCCCCAACAGCAGGGTGCAGGCCCATCTCGCGGGTGTACGGGGTAGAATGCTCGAAGCAGCCGGGCTGCACGCAGACAACGTTTCTCACGTTAAGTACACTGAATTGGTGGAGATGACCTGACAAAAGGATATGCGGTTTTGCACCACCAGGCATGCGTTCAACCCACTTTTGCACCGGATAAGAGATCGCGTACGTGCTACCGCTCACCTTCGGGTGAGCCAACTCTACCTTGATGGACTGTTCACCCTTGCCGAACACTACCCTACCCTGGACGTCGCCAACATGATGAATATCGTTTCTCCCCATTTCGCGTGCCCGCCGAACCAGAGCGGCCCCCGGTGACATAGAGATTGACTTTGTCCAGGAATTTAGCTCATGATTCCCGCAAATCCCAAAATAAGATAGTCCTGGTTTTTGAGGCATAACCGACAGAGCAAGTTCTACCTGGTTGTCAAAGCCAAGTGTTTTGACCTCAAAACTCATGCCATGATGGTTCAGCAGACCGGTTAAAATGTCCCCGGCGTGCAAAATGTGACGAACACCGAGCGAATACGCGTATTCCACATACTGGACAAATGCTTCCTCATCACAGTATTTGGACCCGAAATGCGTGTCGGCCACGGCACCAAAACAGTAGGTGCCGTCAGTTCCAGGTTGTGCGGTAAGTTCCTGAGCGTCTTTTACTTCATGGACAACCTCCGCACTAAAACCAACAATCTGGTCTCGCTCAAGCGTTACCCCATAGCCCTGTTGTTGTAACGACGCTATGGTCTGCCGGATCACCTTGGGCGGTACGTCCATCTGGTCAGCTAGCTCATTGATCGTTCTGATTTGCTTCTGAACCAGCGTAAGAAATTTCTGGTTGAACTGGCTGTCTTGTCGCTCGTCCTGCCCTTCCTCCCCAACCTGGTAGGTCTGTTCGTATCCTCTGGGCCCAGGGCCAGCAACGGCACCTCTGGACACCGGCCCCGCTGGCCCAGTGGCCTTGGCGGCCCCGTTGAACGCTGCCTTGTGGTTGTACTGGGCAGCCCTGGCTGACTGCTGGCTCAGCGCCACCTTGCGGAGCTTCTTGTCCACGTAGGTGCCGGGAGGCTTCAGCCCTGCGGACAAGAATACCTTCTGGAGCCCCGAGGGCGTGACGGTCCGGCCCAACAGGGTAGAGATTTCCTCGCAGGCCTGCACGACGGTGCCGTGCCGCCGGATCACCTGGGCGCACTGCTTGGCCACCTTGTTGGTCCAGTGGACGGCCGGCTGGCCAGCAGGGCCACTGAGCCATTGGGCCGGCTGCTTCAGTTTGCCGCGCCGGAACGCACAGTCCAGGGCCTTGGGGGAAATCAGTTCGCCCCACCGGGCCGAGAGGTCCTGGCACACCCGCGTGACCGAGTTGCTGGCCTGGAGGGCCGCGGTGGCTTCTTCATAAACCTTGGGGGTCCAGATCATGTTGGTTTCCTTGGGGGCCGAGGATTGGCCTCGCTGCTATAGATTAGCGTGGGCCAGCAGCAAATTGGCCCCGGACAACAGTTTTACCTGATTGATGCGGGAAACCCACTGGTTTCAACCGAAAGGGGCAGGTGGGCCAAAAATAGCGAGGCCCTTGGTGGTGTTCATCACCAAGGGCCTCCAGGAAACGCTACGCTAGCAAAATCTAACGATGAAGACCGAGAAGTCAAGCCCTGGTTCTACACCTAGGCTCTCGGAGCATGTGGCGGGCAGGGCCCTGGAACCCGTGGGCCCGGTACAACCGGACCAACTGGTCGGTCTCGACGAGATTCTCACCGGGATCGGTGTCGAGGTCGCGGCTATATTGGTCCGGAATCCTGAACGACTGGGCCATGAGCCAAACGTCGCAGCAATACTGGTCGGCCAACCGCTCGATTAGACTCAGGACACGATGGCCAAGCCCCTGGCCGCGCGCCCGAGGGTCTAGCCATAAATACCGCAACTTCACGGCAGCGTCGCCCACCTGCTCCATCGACACTAACGCCTGATCGAACAACACGACCTCATTGGCCGCGGGGCTCGCGGTCCCTTGGGCATAAAGGGCATCAAGAAACAGGTCGGCCTGGGTCTCTGGTATCCCGGCCACGGCACACTCGACCGCCATGACCAGAAATGCTACGGCAGGTTCAAGGTCGCGCATAACCAGGCGGCCGCTTCCTTGTCGAAGACGCCATTTTTTTGCTCCTGGGTCCCACTGGATAAAACCGCGAGCCCGTCGACAAGTCGGAAAAGCCAGCCACCGGCCTTCCAGTTCCACAAAATGCCGGAGATTACGCCCAGCAGGCCCCACCAGGCCGTTGACCTTGCTGACCAGGTTCCACATCGCCGGGGTGTCCCCGGGGGTCTGTTCGGTCTCTTGAAACGCCTGGACCAACTGGTCAAGTTGATCGTCGATCGCGATAGCCGTGCGGAACATCTGCTACCTCGTGGGTGCTGAACACCAGAGCCACCAGACAATAAGTAAAACCAGCAAGCAAACCGCTACACATAAACGACCACGGTCATCTGGATCTGGACAGTACGACATGGCGTTATTCGTCGTGGGGCGGCGCAATGATCCAGTGGTACACGATGGCGCCCCAGATGGTGCAGATGAAAGCCAGCCAGTTGGTTTCGCAATCAGTCATGGTGCAGGGGTCAGCGGTACAGTTGCCGAGAATTAATCCAGGCCCTCTCGGCCAAATATTGCTGAACAGATCGACCCCGTGCCTGAGCCCGGACCATGATGGCGTCAAGGTGCCGTGGATCCACGGGGGCAACTGGGCCACTTGGTCGTTGGGCCAACCGGATAAACCTGGTGGATAAATGTTGGTTGAACGCGGACGCCAAACAGCCAATCCAGAAACCATTATTGTCTTGTGGTTCCATCGCTACACCCAGGGCTTCCAGATCATCGCGTAGTTGCCGGACTGCGCCCCGATGGAAACCATGTCGCCGGCATCGACGGCCGAGGCCAGGGCGACCTGCAGGAGAGAGGATCCCAACGATGATCTGAAGTGTTTGTCCCATGATGCTCCTACGGGTTCGGGTTGTAGTACCCGGCAAACCGAATCCCGAGTGTGTAGTATCCGGCCTCGTTGAAATGGACGGTGTCGAGCAGCGGCAAATCGTCCACATTGAACCAGTAAGGGAACGACTCCTGAGCGGCACGCACCACGGCGCGGCCAGTGTCGCCGGCCTCGCAGCGTACCCGTGCAATCACGAATCGCTCTGGCGCTCCATACTCAGCGGCCAGCGCGGACTGCAGCAGGGCCAGCCCTGTGGCGTAGTCCGCTGCTGCGACATCCGATAGGCAATCCTGCTCGCCCTGCATCCAGTATGCGGCGACGAATCGCGCTTTGCGGCGGCCGATAGCGGATCTGATTCGACTGGTCACCGTGGACCACTGATATACCCCTGCTGCCTCGCCAATAACGGCTCCGCGCACAGCATCCCAGTCGTAGGGCTGCCAGGCGGCGTAGAGTGAGGTTCCGCCAAGGCCCATATGGGCGATCACCACACGCTTCTTTGGCCGCTGCGCCGCCAACCGATTTGCCAGCATGGGCGCGGCGCCAAACCGATACGTACCGAACAAGATCGCGGTCGAAAAATCGGCGTAATTGGTCAGCGTCGTTGATTGCGCGGAAGCATTGTGGAAGTAGTCCACTCCCGCTGGAACGCCTAGCAGTGTTGCGTCCAGGTTGGCGATGGCCTCGCGTCCCTCCGCGTTGCTCTGCCCTGCCAGCACGTACAGCTCTACGCGCCCGCTGGTGCCGTAGGTGCCATCCGACGCGGCTGGCTTGCCCACGATCTTGAGCTCGCTCCAATACCCGGTGCAGGTCGAGGATCCAGACAGCAGAATATCTGTACCGCTCTCGGCCAGGCACGTACCAGACAGCGTGGTGAGCGACTGCGTCACCGCGGACCCGGCCGGGTAGTACGAATCGGCGATATCGTCAACGGACCAACGCGGAGCGGCAGTGGACTGCGCCGCAGCGGCAGTGGGGATCACGGACAGGCCCGCAACCTCGGTGAGCGTGGCCCCCCAGATCGACACGTTGGCTCCGCTCACGCGGTAAACGACCGCCCCGGCCCCCGTGGCCTTCCAGGGTTGGATCTCAGTCACGGCCGGGTGGCCGGTGTAGAGCTCGGTCCAGACGCCTCCGAGCGTGGTGCCGTCGATGGTCCAGTGGCCTTCCCCCCCCACGTTGCTGGCGTCGATGGTGCCACTGCTGGCTTTCATCCACACCCGATGATAGAGCGGAGCCGCGGCGGTGTACGCGCTCGCCTGCTCGGTCTGCGCGTATCCTCCACCCATGGTGATCGCCGTTGCCCAGTTGGTACCGGCTGGCGAAACCGTGTTGGCCATGGTGGCCGTCGAACATGTCCAGCGGGCGCACGATGCGCCCATGGACCACTTGAGCCGATTGGTTCTGGCGGGCTCTACCGGCCATCGAGTGCTCGACGTAGAGCGGTCCCAGGCATACCACGGGGCCGCTGTGGGCGCGCAAGTCGCGGTGGTGGCGCTTGATGCGTAGCAGCGCGCAGCCGCAACGGTCTGGGCGTAGTAGTCATCGCCTGGAGCGATCTTGGTATCTCCTCCCTCTGGCGCATCCCACGCGGTGCCGCAGATCGAGCGATGCTGGTCGTAGGTGAGAGCGGCGACATCGTAGCGAGCCCTACCACCCACGCCGGCCAGGGAGTACAAGCCATTCCCGTTACGATACAAGTAGAACGTTGGAGTGCCATTTGGCGCGAACGATACAACCGATGTTGCATTGTGCTCTTCTGGCGTGTAATCCAGCCCATCAACGTATACCCGGAAAGCGTTCAGTGTTCGCGCGTCAATGACAACTGTAACACAATGCGGGGCCCCGTCGCTGATAGGAGCGGCGATGCTGTTCAGGTATTTCGTCGGGGCTCCGCCATCCAGATATGCCGTGATCGTGGCAGACGACCCAGATGTGGTGATGTATACCTCAAATCCACTGGTAGTGCCCTGGTGATAGATGAGGTGTTGACCGGTGTATCCAGGTCCGGCATGGGGGGCCGAGAAAGCAAAGGACACGGACAGCACGTTGCTCGCGTCAGTGGTGGTGGTGGCGCGACTTAGCCCGGCGCCGGACACCTGATCCGTGCCCACGCCAAGCTCGCTCGTGGCATCCCAGGTAGTGGCCGACGTGGCCACAGGAACACCCGTTGCCACGCTTCGGCGGGTACCCGCCCCGGCGGTCATATGCCACTTGGTGGCGGCCGAGCCAGTGTCGGTGAGCGTGCCGCTGGGTTGGTCCATGAGCCAGCAGTGCTCAGCCGAGCGGCCGAGGGTACACCACGAGGCACGGGCGGGGAGGCGGCCCATGTCGCGAGGGGCGTAGAGCCAAAGGAGGGAGCGGGCACCCGTGGAGTCCCGGTGCGGGATCAGCGAGGGCGGACCGCCAAGGATGAGCACGAGCGCGACAGTGGTCGCCACGACCCCGCCAGCCACCGCGCCCCACAGGGTCTGTTTGCGTCGGATGTCCATGGCTACGCCGTGATCGTGATGTTGCGGTCCGAAGGCGTCCCGGTTTCCGAAATCGTCTGCCATGTTACCCTGGTGACTCCCCTGGGCCACGTGATCTCCGCAACGCTTCCAACCAGTTGGTCAGTGTCGGCCACGACGACGGCCTCGTTGCCCAGCGTGATGGACCGGAGCGGATACCACGCCGGTACGGTCGCGAGGGCCTGCCAGAGCCAGACGATCCCCGTGATGGTCGCGGCCCCGGCGGCCATGATGGTCGCGGCGAACACAATCGTTTCTTTGAACCCAGTGATCGGTAGCGGGAAACCATCGGTCACGACCGTGGGGGTCAGATCACTGGTCGTGGTGGCGTAGTCGGCAACTTGAACCGCAGGGGTATCGAGCATGGCGAGTAACTCCTCAAGATGGGTTTTGTCCAGGGCACTCATGAGTCCGGGCGTCGTGATCGTGGCCACGGGGATCATATCAATCAGACTGGCCAACGTGGCTTTCTTTTTGGCCCAATCGGCTTCAGAGTCGGCAATCTCAAGGTAATCCAGGCCTACAGGTTCGGCCTTGACCTCCAAAGTGTCGACGCGGTTATCCTGGCTGTCCAGCCGGATGATCGCCCTGGCGATCATGTCGGCGAACCGAGGATCGTTGGTCAGGACATCGTATTCGACGTACGGGAGATAAAGTGACCCACCGGCCGGCACCCGTTGGTTCACGGGGAGCGGCAGGATAAGGTCAGCACTCGTGAGATTCAAAACCGTGGTGGCCATGAGGTCTCCTGGTTAAAAAACGAAAGGTCGCCAAACCATCGAATAGTTGCCGGACTGCGCCCCGACGGAAACCCGGTCGGTCGCGTCAATGTCGATGATGCTATACAGGCTAGATGTATACGTGTTCTCCGCAGCCGTGGGATTGGTTCCACCTCCCGCGTTGGAAACCAAGGTCCAACCTGGACTGGCCGCGAGGCCCCGGATCCAAAGGGTCCACACACCCGCAAATGTCCTGGTCAACCGGAACGTATAGGCGGTTCCCGCGACAACATAATCGTTGCCGGTCGAGAGCAACGGCGTCAGGGTCACGCCAGCCGCTTTGTACAGCCAGACTTTTTCGTTGGCGTCGACCCGGACGAAATAGCCGTTGTTGCCAGCGGTCCCGGGGGCGGTTTTGTCACTCGCGACCACCATGACGTCCATGCTGCCCGCGGCTGACTTAATCCAGGTCCATTCCCAAGAACCGTAGCCGGCTTGCTGGTCTGTGAACTGGCTGGGGGTTCGTTTGTAAAGCGGTCCCGCGGTCCCGCAAACCAGCATCTTGCAGGCTTCCCCTGATATCGAAGCAACGTCGATAGTGTATCTCGGGGTGGTAGAACCGAAAGCCCATCGGGTATTTTCTAAATAGGAACCGGTTATACCACCCCTACTTGCTGTTGATACAGGTACTCCGAAAGAAGATGTTTCTTGAATTTCTTTTAGCCCCGATTTTTCGTACAGCCCCCTAACCTGTTCGGCTGTCTTAGCGGTATTGTAAACCTGTACACCTTTTATGCACCCTGTGTAATCGTTTCCGGAAACACCGGACCTATATCCGACTACACCAGTTCCGGCACCGGAAAAAAATGTGGTTGCCCCAAGATATTCAGGTGAAGTAGCATCAAGATTGCCATTTTGATAAATCCGTAGATATTGACCATCATAGCAGCAAACAATGTGTCTGCACTGTCCAGTATACCAATCATAAGATGTTGCGTTCAAACTTCTTACCGTACCACCAATAGAAGCGCTAAAGGATAGTTTGCATACAGAACCACTTTTGAATAGAATGATTTGGTTCCCACCACTAGAAGCCCCATGAATAATAAAATGGTTGGCAGCATTTGTGTATTCAGTCGGTTCAGCAATAAATGAAATACTGAATGGACCCGTAACCCCCATAGCTGGGTTGAACGTAAACCCAGATTCATAACCAAATTTAATTGCGCGACCATAAGGTTTACTTGCTGATACCGGTGAACCGACTTGGGTTCCATTTTTCCCACCGATAATATCGATCAGTATACCGTTTTCAATAGTATCCCAAGCGGCAACTAAACCGGGGGTATTAGGGTCAACACTACAGTCAGCCTGCCGAATAGAGTGTGTGCGGGTTGTCCAAGATCTATCCCGTGTCGCCAAGTCAGCCACCAATTGACTATGCTGCGTTGCAGACAACACCGTTGAGGTAATGACCAGGGCCTTGATCCCATAGGCCAAGGGCGAAGCGCCACCACTGGCGTTGAAGAAATACTTAGTTCCAGCCGCCAACGACACTGCGTCCAGGTTTCCCGAAAAAGCGCCCAGCAAACTGCCATCCCGATAAATTGCTCCGGTGGTTCCGGCCACCTGATTCCAACCGACGCAAGTGGCCCCTACGACCGAGGCCGAGTTCCTGATGGTACCGGCACCATAAACCGAGAACAATCCTCCGGTTCCAAATACAGCGTAGTGGGTCGCGTCAATCCAGATGCAATACTGGGCCGCCGCTGGAGTGTAATGGCGCTGACCCAATAGGATGCAGCCAGAATAATTGTCGGCCGGGAGTGCCGCAGCGCTCGTGCAGTATCCACTGGGCCTGGCGTCCAACCAGGGGCGCGGCGAACCCATTGAACCGCCGACCGTGCCGTTGAAACCGTGTCCACTGTAGTCTAAGAAAGTTCCGGAGCGGAAGTCCCAGTAGAGCGCAAGTTGGCCAGCACGGACGAGGTCATCAAGGATCGACATAATCATTCCTCGCTTTTATCGGTGGTAAGGATTTGCCCCGCCGACCGAAGTGCTCGCGCAACAGTGACGCTGTTTTTTATCTTAGCCCTGTGCTCTTCGGACAAAGGAACACCAATGCGCGCCTTATTCAGTTCTATGAATCTGTTTGCTAGTGTAGCGTGCTGTTCTTTGGTGGCTACTGGTTTCCCTTTTTTGGATGTGCTTATGCGTGCTTTATGCTCCTCAGACATAGGACCAAACTTATGTCCTTTCTTCGCGGCGCTAATCTTGGCGCGTGTCTCCGAAGGAAGCGACTTACCTGTTAACGCAGTGCTTATTTTGTTTTTTGTTTCTTCCGAGTGTGCCTTACCCAGCGTGGACCCAGCAATACGGCAAATATTGTATCCGTGGCTTACCACACACTGTCGATCCAACCAAAATTGTTCCCGTGCAATTAAATCTTGCGCATCTGCAACTATTTCAACTATTTCAAACACAAAAGCATCCGCTCCGTGTTCACACCAAGAGCGCTGAAGGTACACGTTTGCATGCGTGCCCTTATTTAGAGTACGCCTATGTTCGTACCAGCGTTCGTTGATATTAACGGCACTCCCGACATAAACCTTGCCGTTTACCTTGTTGACAATCTGGTAGATGCCGGATTTGACGGTGCTGGTTTCCATGGTGCGGCCTCAGACAATCGTTTTACACACCAACAAGACCATTATGCTGCTACCTTTTTCTTAGCCGCCCGAAAATTTTTTTCGGCGGCCGAAGATACCCGTGAACGTAGTGAACCAAAGAAACCTACACTTTTGATTAGGGTATTCATTTCTATACCTTGTTTATTCCGGAAACAGCATACTGATATTCAGCTTTTATCTGAAGTGGCGTAAGCGCGAATGGGTATAGGGAAAAATAGAAGATGGAACCATTCAAACCAGACGCATGGTCAGTACTATTACCAAGAAGAAACCCATACCCATACCCGTTGGCTACTTGAAGCGCTGGGGATTGTTCCACAAATTTTGCATTTAGATATATATCTGCCTTGGATGTCGATGCTACATAAGCTGTAGTCCAAAATCTAAGGCTGCTTGAATATGATACGCCACTAATGATGTCTGACGCGGACCCGTTGTTGTGTAATGTTCTATAAGATGCCGCGGCATAATATTGCCCTAAACCAGTTGTACCAAGTATATTTCTGTTGTACCATTCATATGCAGTTACATCCGTATTTTTTTTGTACAACATGCAAACAGTAAAGTCGCTTCCATTGATGCCAAAGTCATTCAAACGCTGCAAAGAACCACCCGCATCAAAACTATATCCCCTGGTCGCTAACTTCGTTGGGAAAGTTGTTACCAGGGAACCGTCGCCAAATCGAAAGTGATTACCTTTCCCACTAACGTCTAAAGTTCGATTATTAGTAGCGTCATGGGTTGCGGCGGAAAAAGGAAGTATACAAGTTGCATGTTCACGGAACCGGTAGGTCGCGCGCGTGAAAAAATCAGCAGCTTCCTGGGCTGTAAGTAATTCTCCGGCTGTCGCGTGTTTGAAGAACTTGATGGAATGAATGTAACCGGAGAACTTGAATGTTCCGGTGGTTCTTGCACCAACAGCATATGATGTGGAAAGTGAATATGACGCATTGGCACCGGCTCCCGTTCCGATTTGGACGCCATTTAGCCACATAGTTTGCGCGTTGTTTCTGTACGCAAGCGCAATTACGTTTCTTCCGGATGAATTCCAATATGATCTATAGTTTGCAAGCGTTACAGTTACCGACGCAGTATTGACCGTAAAAATCAAACTGCCAACACTGTTTTTAACAAACGAAACATTTGTACTGTTATCCATAAACCACGAACGCTGGACGCCTTCATCTAAATCAAAATTAGGCGTAAACTCAATCACACAAGACCAGAACCCCGACGAAAATATCTGTTCGCTTGGTTTCAGTGTGACATAATGGTCTGTACCATTAAAATATTCACCCTTATCTTGATCCCATCTAGTAGTCCCCGCCGATGTACCTCCCAAACGAGAAATATCGCCAGGATTTTCTGTACGATATTCCAGCACTAAGCCTCTTGCCAGCTCTGCGGGTCTAAGATTACGCATTAACTGTCTCCGCTGCTTTAGCTTTCCGTCTGGACCAAGCAGCTTTCATTCGCTCCTTGGTTCCTTCCGACAGATTCCAATGCTTGCCCTTGGCGTTCTGATTGCCACGATGAGCTTCTGCCATCTTGACTTTGGTTTCCTCGGATGGGCTCTGTCCGAGTCGATGCTTGTTACCCAACATGTTGACGCGGTGCTTCTCTCGGGTTTCCTCGGAAGGCACGATCCCCTTGTGGGACTCGGCTCAACTTCGCCAGGGTCTCGGGAGAAGCCACACGACCCGTTGCCGCGGCACTCATCAGGGCTCTGGTTTCAGGGGAGCGCATCGCGCCCTTGGATCGTTGGTTCCCCAACATAATGTCGTGCATTTTTCTTTAAATTCGTCAGATCGAACTACACCAAGTGGGGAAGTCGCTACCGGGCAGACATTATACGCAATGCCCTGCGCCACAGCGGCGTCGAGCCAGACTTGCTCCCTGGATAGTAACTGTTCCTCTGTGCAGTGCTCAACAACCTCAAACTCAAACGTGTCGGCTCCGTATAGGTTCCACGCGTGCTGTAAATGACGACAATGATGTGTGCCAGAAACCAAAGCTTTTCGGTGTTGCTTCCACCGATAGCTTATTTCGTGCGAACTCCCGACATAAACCTTGTGGTTCACGCGGTTCACAATCTGGTACACACCAGATCGCTTGGGTCCAGATGGAATCGGATTCAGCATCTACATCCCTGGGTCAAGGCTCAGTAAACGATACCTAATAAAGATTAAGGTTAACAGGTCAGGCAGGAAAAGAAAATCAACGTGGAGCTAGGGGCAGTCGTGGTCTTTCATAATGGCCATCTTGATCGTCGTGGCAGTACTGGAATCCCGCGTGGTCGCTCCAGGACAGAACGCCCGCACTATTTTATCGACCTGCTCGGGAGTCAGCTTACCGTCGCGGTGCTCTTCCACCAGGAAGTCAACTATGCGGTCAGTTAGGTCCATGGTGCTACCCGGGGTACACGTGGATGTCGAACAGGAATGAAATGGTTTCACCTGCGGCGCTGCATTTCGTCTTGGCCCAAATCTTGTGGTTGCACGGCATTCTCGGCACCGAGATCACAATGCCGCTCGATTTCTGCATCCCGACCCCAGGGACCACATAGTACATGGAGGTCGCGATCTCGGCGGTCCCGATGTCAGCGGTGCCGTGGAGGAACTGCAGGATGTAGAGTGCGCCGGCCGCCGCGGTGCTGGATAGCACAACGATCCGGCCGAAGTCCATTTTCTGGACGGCAGAGCCGCCCTGCACGACGGTGCCGTCGTGGCACAGGGTCTCGACCCCATAGACCCCGATGGCCCCCGCCGTGGCAACAAACGGCACCAATGAATCGAGCAGCATGTTGTCGCCCGCGGCCTTGCCGTAGCACAGGTTGGCGCTGTGGAAATGGTGCTCGACCTCTTGGACCCGATAGGCCAAGGAATCGACCGTGCCGGTCAGCCCCTGGGTGCCGGCGAGATCAATTTTCTTGAGTTCGGTTTCAGGTAGCATCGGCATGGCTAAGTCAACACTGCTCCGGCAGAGATTGGAGCCCAGTGAACAATGAGTTTGCCCGAGCCCGTATGGGCTGCCCCTGCCGCCGTGATGGTGTACTGGATCTTGTGGCCGGACCGAAGGGTCCAGGGCGCAATCCAGGCTTGGCACGCGGCGGCTGGATGGCTCTGGGCCAGGAGATTCGCGGTAATGCCTTCGCCGGCCGTGAGCAGAACCATGGGGGTCGTGGCCGTGCTCTGAACGGAAATTGAGGTCAAATCTCCGCCGCCGGGAATTTCAACGTATACGTTGCAGCCCAACACCATGACGTCGCCTGAAGCCGTGCAGGCGTCATAGCTGGCGCCGGCCGCCTGGGTGAAGTCCAGGTTAAACTCAACAAAACGATCTTTGTACAGACAGAATTGCATCTTGGTGCTCCTTTAATAAATCCTGCGGCAGCGCACGTTCAGGGTATTTGTTGCGTCGGGGGTCACGTACGTGACCCGCACCGAATGAAAATTGCAGTTGTCGACGCTGATGGCAAAGTTGACCGTGATGCCTGTGGCCGTGATGATATTGGTGACGAGATTGTTGACGCAATCATAGAAATAGACCTGGTGCCATAGGGTTCCAGAATCGTCGTCGGTGACCTCGACGATCAAGGAACTCACGTCGATCAACTGGCCGGAAATGCTTAGACCAGAAAAACCGAGCATCGACATGCCACTGGCACTCGGGAGCTGAACCGTGGCTGCCGCCACATTGGTCGAGTTTATGAGTGTCTCGGTGATCGGCACTAAATTGATCGGACTGACCTCTGTAACATTGTTATAGTTACCTGCGGAACTGAATCCCTTCTCCTGTGCCTGGACCCCGATCCAATAGGTATCGCCAGCGGCGAACGGCGTGCCCGCTCCCGTGACCGTGATGACATTGGCAGCGGCGGTTAGCGAGACTCCATTGGCCCCATTGACCAATGGGGCCGACCAGTTTCCAGCCGCCGGCCGGTACAGCAAATATACGACGCGATTATCGGCACTGTCGATTGTGAAGGGCGCCCCGCTGCACAGAACCGTCACGTTGGTCGCGAACGCCGCCGAAAAATCGGAAGGACAGACGTGAGTCGCTTCCGCAAACGCACTGACAGCAGCAGGAACACGTTGCTGGACCCCCACCCAGTAGATGTCACCGGCGGCGAAAGGTGTCCCAGCACCCACTACGGTAATGACGTTGGCCGCCGACGTCATTGACACGCCATTGGCTCCGTTGATCAATGGAGCCGACCAAATCCCAGCCACCGGTTTGTACAACAGATACACAATCCGGCAGTTCGCATCCGAAATTACGAAAGGTGCCCCGCTGCACGTTACCGAAACGTTGCTCGTGAACCCAGCGGCAAAATCGGCCGGGCTATTATGCGTCGCCTGCGTGAAAGCACTGACGGGCGCGTGGGCCAGATCAACCCAAACTGGTACCGCCGATGACGCACCCGACGGCGTAGCAAGACCATCGGGGCCCTGGATCTGGACCATCTGGACCGTGTCGTCGACCGCGACGACCGCGTTGGCCTTTTTGACATGGCCGCGTTCGTCGGTGGTGTGGTCTTTGATTTCCACTGCACCAATTTCAATGTCGCCACCCTCGATGTCCACTTCCAAAGCGTCGGCGTCGACGGTTGCGACCGGGCCTTCCAAGCCATAGCACGTGATGTACACGTTGGTCGGGGCCGTACCCGTGATCGCTACAACTTGAAGATAGCAGCGCGTAGCGGCCACCGGCACCGAATTTAGCCGCCGCGCAGGTGCTCTCGTGTCGGTCGCGATTGCCCCGGCCGAAATACCTTCAATGTATTTGCCCGCGATCCAGGTGCCGCCGGCCAGTCCGGTGGGATCATGGGCTGGTACCCAAAACCAGGGCCTAACCGTGCACACCGCAGTTCCGTCGCCGCCTGCGAACGACGCGGTAATTTCATACGCATCGTAGTTTCTTCCCGCCGCGGCGCGCAGGTAGAATCCTTGGGTCGCGAGCGTAGGAGCAAGACTGTAGGTTGCAGCGCCGACATCGTGGTCAAGTGTCTGGGCCGCAGTCGCGACATCACGGGAGATTACCGTTTCCTTCAACATGGGGATTTCCTCGATGGGTCAGGAGAGCAAAACTGTAGCGTAAAATCAGCCCAGCTGGGCTGATTTCCCATTATAGATTAACGTGATGGCCTGGTGCCAGCAGCACCAGGATTAGCCGCTAAAGTTTGAAACTGTGGATCGGGGTAGGGTTGTCGGGGGTCAGGACCGTGACGCGAAGCTCGCCCTGCTGGGTCGGCCGCACCATGAAGTAGTAGGGGGTGCCGGCCTGTTCAACCGCCTGGGCGATCTCCAGTTGCAATTCCGCCTGGGCAGCCTGCTGGTCGGCCAAGGTATCGTTTCGGGTCGGGGCCTGCAGGGTGAACACCGGGGCAGGGTCCTTGCCCCGGTTGACCTGGATCAGCATATTCTTGTTGGCGTCCTGCTGGACCACCACACCCTTGTCCAGCAGGGCACGCAGTTGTTCGGGCTTCATGTCGGCAAACTGGGGCATCAGGGCCTTGAGGTCAGTGGGGGCCGCTGGGCTCTTGCCCGGGGCCGCGGTTCCCTTGCGAGCCGCAAACAGCGAAATCTCGGCCGTGATGAGCCTGGGCATCACTTGGGGGTTCTTGGTCGCGAAGTCCCCCTCGCACAGCGACACATTCATTTCGGCAATTTTACCTTGGGGCGTCATGGCGAAAAACGTCGGGTATGGGGCACCAAACAACTGGACCAGGACGGTGCCGTCGGCATTGTTTTGTACAACCCCGTATTGGCCGGCCAGTGAAACGTCGCCCTTCCATTCATGCCGGATGACCTGCAGGATCGACGCCTCGATGGCAGGCAATACTGGAGTCCCGACTGCCTGGCGGATCTGCACCCGCTTCAGAATGTCGGCCCAGCGTTGCGCTCCCACGGTCTTGAGAAAACCAATCAGATCTTTGAACTGTTTGATGGACTCGGGGGTTTCGGATAGCCACGCGACCAGATCTTTGGGTTTCTGCGGAAGTTCACCCCAACGGCCAGGATTGCTGTTGAGCAACCCGACCAGCAGATCGACCACCTGGGCCTTGGCGGTCTCCTTGGCGATCTGGTCTTTGGTGTATTTGGCTGATTTGGGCTTAGTGGCACAGTGCTGCAACGACGCCAAGGCCGTGAGCAACTGTGGGATTGTGCACTTGGGCGTCGGGGCCACAAAAGGCTCGGGCTTGGCGCACTGAAGCGTGAAGATAACTTCCTGGGGCTGCTGGGCCCCTTGCTTGAAATCCAATTGAAGCGTGGCACTCTTGCTGGACATCCGGTCCAACTGGTAGAACAGATCAACGCCATCGCCTTCAACTACCGCCCTGACAGGGTACCCAGTGGTCGAGATGATTTTGTACTGCTTGACGACTTTGTCGGCGATGGGCAAGTAAGGGATGGTCCTGGGGTCGGTCGTGAGCCCTTGGGCGTCCACCACGTTGGCGGGGTCAGCCGCCGGGACCGCCGGGGTAGCAGCCAGCCTGGCTGTCCTGTTCTTCGTTGCCTTGGCGTCAAACTGGTACAACACCGTGAACCTGTCCAGGTCCATATGCCAAGCAGCCCTGATGGGCGATTTGATATGGGCAGTGTAGTCGGCGTAGTGGACGACGCCGTTGGCCACCCTGATGACCAGGACGAGGTGCTGGGCGACCAGGCGACCAGACTCCGGACGAGGCTGGCGCCCCTGTCCTAGGGCCTCCTGGCGCCGCCAGACCCGTCCTCGCTGGGGCATCTGGGACATCACCTGCCCCACACCTGCCTGATGTCAGCAAGGTCCTGGCCACGGGTCTCGTCAGGGCCTTCCACGGGGTCCAGGTGCATCTCCGCAAGGTACTGGTTGAGCCTGACGAGTTGGCCAGGGTCCAGGTCCAGAGTGCCCTCCTGGTAGCGGTCCCTGGCGTCCAGCACGACCTTCTGGGCGTACTGGAAGACATCCCGGGCCAGCACTGCTCCCTCTTCTGCCGCGACCTTGTGGGCCACTTGGACTGCACGGTCAAACGAGTCAAAGCGGGCCAGCCAGTCTACCCAAGGATCAATGTCGTCGAACCAGTCCTCGACGTCGATCTCCATGGGGCCAGGGTGCTGCACCAGGGTGTCGGCGGTCCTGGCTGCCCTGGGCAACTCACTCCGGAGCCACTGGTCACTGGAACGCAGTCGTTTCCACGCCTGATACTCGCGGACATCGTACATCTTGGCCGAGACCATAAAGCGCCAGAGTTCATCTTGTTGACCCGGAGCCAACTCTTGGTCAGGGCCCCAGACCAGCATGAACTCTGAGGGGCTGACATTGTTGCCCCGGCCGAACTGGGGATGCCACTCGATCGTGAGGGCATCGAGGTCCTGGCGGAACTGTAGGGCCAAAGCTTCCAGTTCAGCAGGCTTCTGGTCAGCACCTTCAGGGTCCCATTGAACAAGGTCCATGGTTGCGTGAGAATCGGCCGCGGTGGTGTCCTTGATAGCGGTCCGGCGGGTTCCACGAAGATAGTCAACCGATTGTTTGGGCATTTCGATTTCCTTGCTGTACCAGCGCCGGAGATACCGCTGGTCCCACTGTTCGGGTCGCCAGGTCACGTCGGACATCGGGGAAAAATGGTTCGGGTCTGCGGGCCCCCATTGCTTGGGGAGCCGGGTGATCCGTTTGGTAGCAGGGCCGAAATCCTGAGCTGACTCGTCCACGACGGTGTCGTCCAGCCCAGTGGCGTCAAGTTGGTCGTCTGGGGCCCACGCGATATCGTCGGGCACCCGGTAGGTCACGATACGGTTTTGGTCGGTCAACAGGAGCGTGGTCTTACCAGGACCCACCCGCTGGACCACAGCACCACCACCGAGGTCAACACCCTCGAGCGTCTTGATTTTGGTTCCAACTGCAGGGAGCATCGCTATTCCTTCCGGGCCGCCAGGACAACAGCGGCATCCGGGACATCCATGTCGATCGGGGGCCAAAGGCGGGAAAATTCCTTCCCGACCGTTTCGTTGATTTCTTCCGACCCAAAGTCCAGTTCGCACAGGCAAAACTGCTGGGTTTGCCCTGATTCCAACTGGATCAGGATAGCCGGGGGATCGATCTGGACGTCCCCTTGGTAGTCGGCGATCTGCAGCGCGATATTGACGACAATCCCTTGACCCTCTGGGGTCCCGACTGAGTCGCCCACCTGCAGGAGCGGCATCGCGTCGGGGTCGGGCTGGGCAATCCTGAACCTGGACATCTTCTACCTCTGGCCCACAGGCCGCACGATAAACGTGACCCACGCGACATTGCCTTCTTGGTCAATGTCACCGTCGATGTCCCGGTAAATCCCGACGACCTCGGCGCGGCCACCAGGCCAATCGATCTCGTCGCCCACGTGGGCCCGGATGGCATCCTCGGTGGGTTCACCGGGCCACTGTTCGTACTCGGTGCCGGCCGCGTTGCTCCCGGTCCCCGTGGTGTACCGGACCCTAAAATCAGTAGGAAGCCCGTCATAGTTTTCGATGTCGTGCAAATGCTGCAACAGCACCGGGACGTCGCCCTGGGGGACACTCCGGTAATGGTGGGTAGGGGTCATGACCGAGTGGTATCCGGGGTTGAACTCGTCTGGCACAACCTTGGGGTACACCGGGTGGATCGCAGCCCGTGGATTATAATGGGGCATTTTCTACCAGGACCTCACCGAATTTGAATCCATGACGTTGACCAGGACCAGGTTGGGTTGATCGCTATAAACCATGACCTTGGCACCAAATCCACGCTGGGCACCAGCACTGTCGAAATGCCAAGTCGTGACCGCAGGGTCATCCTCCCGATTATGGAACCCCACCAGTCCATGCTGCTTGAACACCGTGGTTAACCGTTTGACCTCAGAGTCAACGTCGGACACTTCTTGCTGGTACTGGTCCGCGATACCCTGTTGCCGATGAGTGTAGCCAATCTGGACCAACGCTGTTTTAATGTCGTCCATAGTCTGAACGATACGCTTATTCTTAGAGCGGTTTACTGCCTTATCCCCGCGCACTCCAGCACCCCTGACCCACTCGGGCTGCTGGTCAAGGGCTTCGTTGTACTGGTGCGGCGTAGCCGAGTTGTAGATCTTGCCGTCGTCCCCGACATACAGGTCGTCCTCTCCAAATGCCTTGGCGGCCTCGGTCAGGCGCTTGCCTACGTCATCGGGCAAATCGCCATCCCAGAAACCAGCGCCGTGGCCATTCCGAGTCAGCCAGAAATCATGGCCACCAAGTTCAGCGGCGCTGTACTGCGGGTCACGATACTGCCCAAGGTCCTCGTGGTTGGCCTGCCAGAACGCCTGGCAATCCTGCTCCATCGCGGCCAACGACTCGTCGGCAATGTCGTCAACCGAGTAGTTCTGGTCCAGGGGTTCACCACCTTGCTCGTCGGAGTTGTCGGTGGTGCTCCAGAGCGCCGCTTCCACGTACGCGTTAAAAAACTCAATGGGCATCTCGGGGGCCGCGGCAACCCTGCGGGTTCCTCGAAGCATAGACTTGGATTGCATCACAACACTTCCTTTTGGTAGCGATCCGCCCCCAGTTTCCTGGCCCGACGGATTTCGTCGCGGATTTCCCGCTTGATCGACTTGATTTCCTGGACCAGGCTGGTGGCCACCGCGTGGGCGTCACGCTCGTCAATAGTGGCCCGTTGGACCCAGGCCAGGGCAATGGCTTGCGCGAGGGTCACGCGGTCAACCGATCGGCCAGCCCGCGGATACGCTGGTGGAGGTCATGACGACGGTGCAGGTCCACACCAAAGTTTTCTGCGAGAAGGTCAAGTTGGCGTTGGTAGCGGTCGTGAGCGTGCTTTTTACGGCTCTGACCCGCAGGGTCATCAGGTAGTCCACCCAGCAGTGTATACTCGGCCAACGCCTCGGCCGCTGGCATAAGGGCGTCGTCGTGTAGATCTACGTCGTCTGGTTCCGCACCTCGGTCGTTGCTATACCACCCCTCGCCTGGCTCGTACCATTCTAACCTAGCCCCTACGCGCGTTTTTAGTTTCTGGAACGTCGCGCGAACCTCCTGGGGCCATTCTTGGTATTGCTCACACCGGTGGGCTGTGCAATCAAGTTGAACCTGGTCCCAATCGACCTTGCTGGCCTGCTCCCAGGTGGCACCGTCATCCCGGGACAGCACGGCTGCACCCCCACGGAACCCAATCTGGAGCCCCAAGGAAGCGGAGTGCAGGATGCCCGTGGGCTTGACCGACGCTGCGCGACCGCCAACCCCTTGGCGCCTGCACCACCGGGGAAATCGCGTGAGCAACCGATCCAGCACAGGGTTGCTGGACAACGCGACCGAGTCCTCTGGAACAGCCGAAATCTGGATGGGTTCCTCGAGTTGTTCACCCGGGACCGCAACGATCCACGAGGTGCCCCTGGGCGTAACCACGTAGGTGGCGTCGTCATTGCTGAAAAACTTCATGCCAGACTTGCTCGACTGCTGGATCTTTTGCTCCCAGGCATGGTCGGGATCCAGCGGAATAGCAACCTTAACCTTGGCTCCCTTCCACTTGTCAACAAACTTGCGGATCTTGCTGGTCTCGCGCTGCTGACCCACCTGATCCATAAGGCGTGAAATTTTCTGTCGAGCTTCCACGACCGCAACCATGGGGTCCTTGCCGGTGTAATGGAAATTCCATTTTCCGGAATACGGATTACACGAGGTCACGAGGGCCGCGGCCTCGGGGTTGTCGAACCGGCAGAACAACTCACCATTACGCACCGTGCAGCCCAGTTTGCCCACCGGGGTGTCAAGTTCCCAGTCATACATAGCGTCAAGGTTCTGCTGGGCCCCAAACTCCTGGAGCATCTGTACCAGGGCCTTGTCGGCCATGGCCTCGGCCTTCTGGAGCTTCTTGGTCTTGGGCTTGACCCCGAGGAATCCAGCGCCCCTGACCTGTGAAAAGTCTTCCAGGCCATCCGGTAGGCCACCAAGATCAGGGTCCAGAGGACCAGGCTGGTCGAACCCCAACATGTCGGCCATCCCGGGACTCGTGACCTGGACCATGGGAACAGGGGGCTCCATGACCTTGTTGAGCAACTTGCGCAGTCGCCCCACGAACTTCTCGGGGGACTCGTCGTCAAAGTAATACTGGTTCCACTCGCCCGAATGGGCGTCACAATCCACAACCCCAAGGGCTTCCTCGATGTCGCGGAACCGGCAGTACAGGGCATCGTGACCCACCCGGCAGTACAGGGGACCCACCGGGGTCATGAGGGTATACTGATCGTCAGGGTCATGCTGGGCCCCAAGGCCCAGGAGCAGGTCAACAATCTCCAGGTCAACGTCAGGATCGTCGACACCTTGGGGCAACTGATTCGTCACGGTACTGACGCCACCAATGTCCCCGGCCATTGGGTCGAGCGGGACTTTCCGAAGGTCGTCCATAGTCATGTAGTGAAAGTCACCACGGTCCAGCGGGCCGCCCAGACCTGCGGGCTCGTCGGCCATGCGGGTTTTCATGGTATTTTTAAGAGCGCGGGTTTCGTCCAAGTCCATGGCCTTGCGCTGCACCTTGGCTCCACGGGGCGGAGTCGACAGTTTCTGCTTCCGCACTACCGCTTCTACTTCTTTGAGCGCATTAAATTGTTCCTCGTCACCCAGGAGGAGTGCGTATTTACTGTGCGGGGTCATCTCATCCATGATGGCTTGAGATTCCGGCGTCACCTTGATGACCGCAACAAGTCCAAGGTCGTCAAAATATACCCGGGTGGTCGCGGCGGTCTTGACCTTGGTCTTGGAGGAAACTTGCATGCCACAGCGGGCAAACGCTTCCGTGAAACCGTCAAGAGAAAAACTGTTCACGTACTCGTTGATGCCACCCTGATTTTCGGACAACGCAGCGGTCATGATATCGAGATTCTTACGGGCGGCACCTTCCAAACCCAAAGTGTCGATGTCACGCTGGATGGCATCGAGGTCAGCCTTGACCCAAGCCATTTCATCGGTGTCCACTGACGCAACAGCACCCTGCTTCTGCTTGCGGGCGTCCTGGGGAACCGGAGGAGGGGTTGCCCCACCAGGAACCGGCGGCGGAGTTGCCGTGGACTTATCGGCGGGCTTCTCCTGCTTCCACCGGTCCGTCAGGGCCTTTTCCCATTGCTTGTAGGTCTTGCCTGCGGTCCCGGTGGCCCATTGGACAATCTGGTTGACGTCGAACCCCTTGGTCAACTTGTTCATCTGGATGAACTGCTTGTACTCCGCCTGGAGATTCTGGGCGGGAGGCTCGGGCATCAACTTGCTGGCCCCGAAGGCTTGGTCCGTGATCGCGGCTGACAACCTAGCGGTCGTGACGTTCAGGACATTTTCGTTCCCGACCTTCTTGCCGAAGTTGTAGAGCGTTTCCATCGTGGCGGCCCAGACCGTGTAGTACAGGTTCAGGGCTTCCCGGGCCACTTCGGTGTCGGGGATCTGGGCCTCTAGGGTATTCTCGTCAAGCGGGTGCTGGCCGGGCTCGTCCCCCAGGTTCGTGAGGCTCCGCTGCAACGCCTCGGCGAACTTGGGGTTCCACATGGACTTGACGTTGACCAGGACGGCAACCCGGAGGTCACGATTTCGCTTAACCAGGGCAGCACGCTTGGCCCCAGCCTGCTTGGTCGGGGCGGCCTTGTCGTCGCGGTATTGCCTCGTTAACTGAGGCTTGAAGTTGAACTGCTGCTTGCCTTCCGTCTCGGCCGCGATGTAGATGACGCCAGGGATGCGAGAGACGAACGTGAACGCCATGGCACCGCCAACATCCTGGCAAACCCTGGACTGTTCGGTGCACTGTGGCACGATCTTGTGGGCAAAGTCGCGGGCCACGGCGGTAAGCCGATGGTCAATGGACCGGCCACCCCAACGCTTTTCCAGATCCTCGACGTCCAAGCCGTACCGCTGGCAGAACTTGATGAACACCGGGTAATACTCGTCGGGCTTGGCCGGGAGTGCACGGTCATCCGTGACGGGATCCAGCATCTCGAAGGTTTCGTCGTCCTTGGGAAACGCATCCGACTGGACCCATCGGATCGCGGCGGAATCCAGTTCCTTCGTGATGGTCCCGATGGCCCCTGAGTCCCACGAGAGATCCATGTCGTCAACGTCACGGCCCTGGGCAGCTTCCCGCAGGATCATCGCGGCGGTCAGGATGGTGTAGCGAGGTTCCATGGTGGTCCCTTGGTGCTTGAAGAAGTTGACGTTCTTTTCCTGCTTGACGGCTTCCTCACGGGTCGGGGCACACTTCAAGGCTTTCTTTTCGTCGTGGGTCAAGAGGCACCAGCGCTTTTCATCGTCAGGTTTATCGGGGCAATCAGTGGGGCGGCAACGCTTCACCACCGCTGACTTCTCGACTTCAGCGGACTTCGCCTGGGTAGTCGAATCCATAGGGGCCACCATGTTGTTGGGCGACATCGGGATAGCGCCTTCGTCCTTGGGGGCAGCCTGGGCAGCAGGTTCGTTGGCTTTTTCCATCGCGGCTAATCCCTCGTAGTAGTCAGGCTTTTCTTTCAGGTGGGCCCAAGCGATTTTACCGGTTTCGTAGGGGTCGTCCTGGGTCACGTCGGTCTCGGGATCCCGGGCCCCATGTTCCAACTCTACCTGGAGCCCGGCCAGAAACTGGTCCACCGAGAAATCCACTTGATCCCAGATAATCCCGATGGTGTCACCGATGATCCCGGCTTCTGCGGTGGTGAATGGAGGCTCGGGGATTCTGTTGTCAGGATTAACCGACATGCTGCACCTACTGGTCGTGTCGCTGCTGCCACGCCCTCGTCACAGCCACACGGGCTTCGTTGGCGTCGGGGTGGCCACCCTCGGGCCCGAACATATAATCCAGGGACTCGGGCTTGAAGTATTCCTCGATCTCCTCGATGGACCCAAAGGCTTCCGGCCCTTCGGTCCCGAGGTACCGCTCGATCAAATCGTCGTCGCTGGCGGCGCGACGGGCGTTTCCGCCGCGACCAAAACCACCACGCCCAAAAGGTCGTTCATGGCGGTGAAGGTCGCGGCCAAGATCACGTCGCCATTCGTCATATGCGGTGTTCGTGACCCTAGCGATCAAGTCGTCGCGGTTACCCCAGGGGGCGACCTGGTCGTCAGGCAGCTGCTCCACCATGGAGGTCACCAACCCGTAGACGAACGTGTAGGTCTCGTCGACGTGGACTGGTTTGCCCTTGGTATGGGCGTGGACCGCGTCTACCACGTCGGAAACTAAATCGTCAACAAGGGTGGGGTCCGACGACGACTTCTTGTAGAAATGCTTCTGGGGCCGACCGCGCCGCTTCGGGAACGGGATTTCGGTCTGGCGGGGATCGGGGGCCAGGAGAACCTGACGGGCCAAGCCAGGAAGCACCTGGTCCATCACGTCAATGAAATCCATGTGGACGTAGCCGATTTCGTCGGAATCCGGCACCATAGCGACGAGTTCATCCACGGTCACGTCGCGGGGATTTTCTACTTCGTGGTCCAGATAGCGAGTCCACATCGCGATGATGTTATTGATCGGCTGGGTCCAGTTTTCTTCCACGGTATTGACGATTTTTTCGTCTACCTCGGCTTTGGCGTCACGGATCTCCTGGGTCAACTTTCGACCCTCTTCCGCTGCTGCCGTCACGGCCAACTTGCCCAGGTCGTCAAACAGTTGATCGGGGTCAACCCCGATGGCTGCGGACAAATCAGCGATTTCGTGCTGGTGCATGGTCCAGAAACTGTAGTCTGGGGAACCGCCCCGCCAGCCGAAAAACTCCTCCGTGGCAAACCCGTCGGCCAAGATCGCAATGATGTCGGCCTCGCGAGTGTAGGGCTCAACCTTGCCGTCGAAATAATCCGCGACGGTGATCTGCACCCCCTGCAGGAAATACTTGGGATCCGGGGCTTCGTTGGCCAGGAGTTCCTGGTACTGCTTCTGGACCACCGGCATGACTGCGTCGGGCACGTCAATCTCCGGGGGCAACTCGGGGGATTCGTCGCCGTCACCGACGCCCATCTCGTGTAGGACAGCGTCGAGATACTCTTCACCCCAGTAGTTGGCCGTAATCTTGCGCATTGGGAAATCCTTTGGTTGGGTCGTTAGACTTGTTTTTTCGTGCGAAAGGCCGGGTATTAGCCGGCCTTTCTGATGAATAAACAAATCAGGTAGGGGTTAGGAAAGGTTCAATCGGTGGTTACAGCTTGGTGCCCTTGGCCACAGCCTTGCTGTTTGCAAGTACGATGGATTCGTACTGGGACAACCACCACCCTTTCTTTGGAATTCCATTGAGGTGCTGGTTGACGGGCTCCGAATTGAGGGCAATGAGGGGAATCTTCACACCAAGCGTCGCGGGGGCGCCGAGCATGTAGACCTCGCCGCGCTCAAGCACCCGGAGGGTGTCCAGCCGGTAACCGTCGGTGAAGATTTCCACACCGAACACGCTGCCGAACTTGCCCTCCTGGAACAGGATGTGCTGCTCGACCGGGCTGTACACATCGTGCCAGTCGGAGTCCGCCAGGATGTCGCGCTGCAGGTCCACGGCCACCAGGGCGGTCGTGGGGTTGAGGCCCCAGCCCCAAACCTGATCACGGAGAGCGCCGAAAGCAGTCGGGGTAAAGGTACCGAACGTCAGGAGGTCGTTGTCGATCGGGGCGGCCTGGTCCAACAGGAACTTCGTGACGTTGTCCTCACGGACCCCGATGGCCTCGAGACCCCGCTGGTGCTTGCGCTCCAGGAACGAGGAACCCGCGAAGAACAGGTCCTGCTCTTCCACGTAGATGAGGCCCGTGATCCAGAAGCCCTGGGCCGAGACGTACCGGGGGTTAACGAGCGACTCGACCACGTTGCCGTTGGACACGAGGTGCCACGCGGTCACGTCCATCTGGTCGATCTCGACCGGGGGAACCACACCGAGACCCTCCTTGGCATCCTTGCGGGCCAGGATCTTGTCGGTGAACATCTGGCGGCCCATCGTTTCAGAAACCATATCGGCCACGACCTGGCCGACCCGCTCGAACGCGCCCCCCGGGGCCTTGACGTCGTTCTGGGACATCGCGGCGGTGATCAGCTTCGCGACAGCCTGGTCGTCCACCGACGCCTGGCGAACCACGTCGCCAGAATCGATCTGGGCCGTCAGGGTCTTGATCACGTTGATCAGGTCCTTGCGGTCCTGGGCGTTGTAGTTGCCCTGGGCGTCCGTCAGGGCGGACCCCGTCTTCTCGATGGTCCCGTTGGACCGGGTTGCGTACCGGGGCTGCTCGGCGACATCTTCACCCCGGCGGTTAACAAGCTTGGAACTGTAGATCGACATTTGAGACTCCTTTATTCCTTCCCGCGGTTACGGGGTGTTGTACTCGAACCCGACGTAGGGGTCGTTGGCGCCCGGAAGGCTGATGCAACGACCAAACGGGGTGCCGTTGTTGTTGTCCGCGCAGGTGGACCAGAGACCGTTGACCCCGAGGCACGGCGACGCGTCAAACGGCCCCGTGGGGTAAGTCTGCAGCCCGAGCGTCCATACAGAGTTGGCGTTGTACTGCGTGGTGAACACGCGACAACCGTGACCACGGCCGATGTTGATCTTGCCGTAGAGAGCCTCGCTCGAACGCCCGTAAGGGCTCATGCGGCAAAGCGCCAGGGACTGCGCGACCGTCATGTCCCAACGGTAACGAATACCAAACCGCACGTTCAACTGATCGGCGTTGAACGTGATGACCCCGGTGGCCAGGACAATCGAGCAAGAACCGGCACCGGGCGCCGGAGCCACGACCGGGATCTCGGCGCCCGTCACGATGTTGTAGACGAAGGCGTCGGCGAGCTGCGGGGGACCCGCGTTGTACGGGTCAGCCGAGATGTTGTTGAACTTGGTCGTGTAGGTCAAGCCCGCGGGAACAGTCCCGGTCTCCCAGTGGGCAAACGTCACGGCGTCGATCGTGCCGTTGAGGATCACGCCGAGCGGAACCTCCGTGACAGCGGCGCCGAGCGACGGCGAGGCATGGACGACGGTCCCGGTATTGACCGCCATGGCGATTTCACCTTCCTCGGTGAAATTCACGCCGGTGACGAGCGGGTATTCGGTCTCCCGCTCGAAGTAACTGCGCGTACGATCCAGCTTCGCGCGCTGAGAAGCTCCAGGTGCAAGTGCCATCATGGCCTCCAAAAGTTAGGGCTCAAGGGAGCCGATTATTCGGTCGAGATTGGTCTCGACACTTTCGTTGATGCTGCTGATCAGTTGATGCGGTGATTTGCTACTATAGAATAACGTGCCTAACGATTTAATCGGGGCCGCGCTATGTAGTCGCAAAATCAGCATCTCGGCTACGGGGTGTTGTACTCAAACCCAACATACGGGTCATTGGCGCTCGGGAGCGAAATGACGCGCCCGAAAGCCGTGCCAGGACCAGCCAGCGGACCACCCGTGGTATTCGTGATCGTGGACCAGAGCCCATTAACCCCGAGGCACGGCGAGTTGGTCGCGCCGGTCTGCATCCCGAGGGTCCAGATGGCGTCGGCGTCGTAGTGGGTCGTGAAGCAGCGGCAACCATGGCCGCGCCCGATCATGATCTTCTCGTAGAGCCCCTCGGAACTACGACCAATCGGGCTGGACTTGCAGAACGACAACGACTGGATCACGGTCATGTTCCAGCGATAGCGAATCGCAAATGCCACCCCAACCATGGAAAGGATGCCGCCGGTCTGCAGGGCGTTGAAGGTCACGAGCCCGGTGGCCTGATTGATCATACAGGAACCCGCGGCAGCGGCAGCTGCGGTCACGGGGATTTCCAGCCCGCTGGCCACCACGTAGCAATACGCCTCGACCAGGGGGGTCCAGCGGTCACTCACCGCCAGGTTGTTGAACTTGAGCTGGTGGGTCAGGGCGGCCGGGACGGTCCCGGTCTCGAAATGCGTGAAAGTCGACGCCATGATGGTGCCGTTGAGGATCACGCCGAGCGGAACCTCAGTGTTGGCCGCCACGGCCATCGACGGGCTTGCATGAACACCAGTCCCGGTGTTCACCGCCATGGCGAGCTGACCTTCCTCAGTGAACGGAACCCCCGTGACCAGAGGAAATTCGGTCACGCGAGTGAAACGACTGCGCGTACGATCCAGCTTCCCGCGCTGAGAAGCACCAGGAGCAATAGCCATCTTGGCCTCCATTGTGCTGGCTCCCATGAGCCATGGTTTTCCGGCTTAACGCCGATTTATCGAAATTCTTGATCCAGCAGTTTGGTTGATGTGGTGATTCGCTACTATAAAGTAACGTGACCGGCGATTTAATCAGGCGGGAAAACTGGCAGAGGAACGGGCGAGAAGAAAATGTTGAATTAAGCGTTTTTAGCGTAGAAATCAGTGATCGCATCGGCCACGGCGCTGGCGTCAAACTGATCCATCCTGCTGGTCAACTCCTCAGGGCTCTTGGTCCAGACTCGATCGGAATAATTATACGGGGCATACCCGCCCAACATTCGGCCAGCTGCGGTCGAAACGTTCACACTGATATTGACGCCCCAGTCTGGATCGGTTGGCTCTGACGCGTCGGTGCTGTCCAGTAGGCTAACTTGCACGTCAACAGTCAGGTCGTCGTTCAGATCTCCGGTGGCAGAATCTGGTTCCGTGACTGCTATCCCGAGCAGAAACCCATAGTCGTCACTATGGTCTTCAAATGGGGGTGTAACCTCGACAGCGATCCCTTCGGCCGCCAAGGCTTCCTGGACCATCTGGAGTTGCTCGGCGATGTCGTCGGCAATCTGCTTGACCTTGGGGCCAGCAAATGCCCACGCCTCCTCGTAACTGGTGAACTCTGGTGATGCAACACGGCGATTTCTACGGATCATTTTGGTTTCCTTTTCAGCAGTTCGGCAAGGGAGCGCCGCATGATCTGCACGACGGCGAATTATCCCGGGGTTCTGTTCCGCAGTACAGGCAGGAACACTTGGTTTCATGGTCAAGCGTCACGGCCAACTTGGACGTGTCGATCATGAGGACCAGTTTAATGAAAGTGGGGCGGCCATTATGCTGGATCCTGCGGACCGAGTCAATATACGCGGTGGCCGGGTGATTCTGCAACGACACCGTGATGACGCCGCCTGGCCGCAACGCCAGGGCCGTGGCGGGCGACGGGGCTGACGGATTGGTATACTGACGGTATTTCCAGTCGGCGGTCCTGACGGCCGTGATCCTGGTGAGCCCAGCGAACAAAACCCTACCGACCGGCTTGGCCTGTCGGGCAGCAGCGACGACGGCACGGTTGAGATCAACGAGATTCATCACGAGTAATGTCTGCGGCCCACTGGGCCAGGGCAGCCCTGATGGTCATGGAAAAATTGGACTTCGGCTGATTGCCAAAATGGAGGTCGAAATCCCGGTACTGCTGGGCCTGAAGGTCGGCGATCCCAGTCAACATTTCTCGCACCGAGCAGGAGTCAAACTGTTGCCGGGCTTCATCAACACGATCTTCCCTGCTGGCCAACTGCTGTTTCGCAACGGTCGAGAGGATCCCGTCCAGCATGGCGGAGCCGGTGCGGAACATCTGGTTAACGGGGCATGCGACGGCGTTGCGCCGTCGCCTTCTCCATATACTGGGGCGCACGTGGCTTCTTGTTCAGGTCGGCGCAGAAGCCACCATCCTGCTTGACGGTGCCGCCCAGGATATCCTCACAGTCGATGGAATCGGTCAACTTGGTGGAGACAGCACGACGATGAACCCCGGCCATCCTGGACTGCTGGGCAATCTTGCCCTTTACCCACCGGATCAACGCCTGGACCGGTACGTCAGCGGCAAAAAAGAAATGCTGTTCATGGGTCGCGTCCTGTGGCAGCATTCCACGACAAATCATCCTGTACTGGTCCAGGGTCACGTCGGTCCAAATTAGGTCAACCCAGTTTTCTTGCTCCCACACTTCCGCGTGGTCAGGGTCAATGTGATCTGGAATCGCCACGACCGTAAATTTATCCATGGGGCTCAGCAGAGGGGTCGGCATTGGAGTGTTCCTTTTGGCTACTCTGCTCGGTCAATCTGAAACTTCTTGACCTTGGGCTTGGACTTCAGAGCCTGGCAGAATCCCTTGTCTTCCGTGACGTCGCCCCCCAGGATGTCATCGCACTCGATCGGGTCGGATTCCTTCTTGGCGATCCCGGTGGACAGACGACGGCGACGAAGTGCAGCGGCCTTTTCCATGTACTGAGCCTTGCCAGGCTTCTTGTTCAGGTCAGCGCAGAAACCACCATCCTGGGTAATGGTTCCACCCAAGATGTCCTCGCAGTCGATGGAATCGGTCAACTTGGTCGAAACGGCACGACGGCGAACCGACGCCTTCTTTTCCTTCTTGCTTTCTTCGAACTGCTGGACCGCTTCGTCCAGACTGATCCCCTTGGTCTGCAGCACCGTGAACGCGCGATTGAGCACAGCGAGTTCCTGTTCGGTCAGGTCGACTGCGGCCTTGCGGGTGGCAGCATAAGAAACAGATGTCTTGGCCGCAGCGTACCCTTCATCATAGCCCACTTGCTGACCATCATAGTGGCCCATTTTGTACGCCCGCTGCATATATTTCGTAATATCTGAGTCTTGCTCTAAAACTGGATCCGTGTCCAAGAATCTTAGCAGATTCTGGGTAAGAGAAGCCAGTGCGTCTATACTGGCAACCTTCGTCGCCACCTTCTTGTCCGGGCACATCCTGGCCAGTTCATCCCGGAGTTGCTTGGCCGCCTGGCCCATTCCAAGGGCTTCAGCTTCCTCGATGTCATGAACCAACTGGCTGCACTCATCCTGCTCGGTGAACCTGGGGGGTGCATCGGCGAGACGACGGAAAGCATTGCGACGATTTTGGTTTGCCATGGTGATGGTTTCCTTTTTAGCGCCGGGTAACGCGGGGCTTTAGAACGATTTGACGAGGCGTAAGGGCAGCAACAGGTTGCGCCAGGAGGTCAACGGGCTGACCAGGGGCACCACCAGCCGGCGGGGCAGCCGGGACCGCGGGGGTTTCGGTCGCGGCAGGTTCAGCGGCAGGCTCCACAGCCTCCAGGTCAGGCAGCTCCTCGACTGGCATCAAGTCCTCGGCGGGCTCCTGACCCTGGGGTTCCTGGGCAGCCAGGTCGGCAACCCCGGCGTCCGGGGCTTGCTCCTCGGGGAAGTCGGCCGCGAGGGTCGCGGCCGTGTGCTCGGCCGCCAGGATAATGTCGGCGACCCCGTATTGCGACACGTCCGAGGTGATTTCCTGGAGCCACCGACGGAAATACCGCTGGGCCTGCTCGACGCCCTTCTCGCCAAACTCCGTCTGGACGGTCGTCTGGATTTCCTGGACCCCTGACGTGAACGCGGTCTTGAGCGCCGCGGTCGTGGCCTTGACGATCCCGTTGTAGATCTCGGGACCAAACTCGTCGAATACTTCCGACAGGGCCGTGCCCATCGCGGCCTTGAGGCCAGGCGACACCGAACCCCGGGGGGCCACAGGGGCGGCGCCAGCCCCCGGCATTCCATCAGCAGGACCCATGGGTGCCGCAGCAGGAGGAGCCACGACACCGGCATCGTCGGCAGTCTTGACAGTAGCGCTGCGGAGTGACCCCTGGATCACGCTGAACACCCTGGGCTCCACGCGGTTCCGTGCTGTTTCCACGCGACCACGATTCCATCGGGCAACAACCACCCCACGGTACTGCAGGGTGCCGTTGGCCGACACCAAGTTGGTGCCCTCAACCTTGCGGGCCTGACGATTCGCAAATGCCTTGATGACTGACTTGTCCTGGATGTTCATCTTGATTCCTTTGGTTAGCGGGCCTGGGGCTTGGCCGGACGCAGCGCCGTAATCTTCGCGATGCACCAGTCCACCGTGGTTTCGATCTGACCGATTCGCTCCTGCAGGACGGCCCGCATTTCGGTGCCGTCGGCAGGATTTTCGCTCGTGTCAATATCCTGGATCGCGACAGAAATGTTTTCCAACTCGTCGGTCGCGGCCGTCATGACCGACACGACCCACTGGAAAATAGCGTCACGGTCGAATCGTTGTTCTGCCGCGGTCCTAACACGAGGATTTTTCATTTTATTCTCGAGGGGCACATGGTGCCGAAAGGTTCCGCGAGATTTGACCTCACGGAACCAACGAAACTATTGGTCAGTCGATCCTCTCGTACCTGACGCCCTTGACCCGGATGACCGGAGGGGCCACTTCAGCGTCATGTTCTACCGAAGCACGACGCTCGGCCAGGGCGGTCCGGATCGCAGCAATGCGACGCCGCTGGGCCAGGCGCTCACGAAGGGCAGCAAAACGATCGGCCGGCTTGACCTCGGGCTGAGTATCTTGCTGGCCAGCGGCCAACCGGGCCGCCGCGGCCTTCTGGCGGATCGCGGCGATGCGACGACGAACCTCATCGCGGGCCACGCTCTTGGTCGTGACCTCGTGGTCCCGACGGGCCACGGAACGCTCGGCAGCAGACCTGAGGATACGGCTGGGACGACGGGTCTCCTGGGCCTCGGGCTGGGCAGCGGCAACCCGCTCGGCCCTGGCGGCCCGGACAGCAGCGAGACGACGGCGGAGACGGTTCACGGCTGCTGTCCGCTGGTTCTCCATCCGGAGCTTCATGGCGGTGCGGGCCTGCGCGCGAGCAACATCAGCATTGGCACGGCGGCGTGCGGGACGGTTCCTCTGGGTCATGACAGATTCCTTTCGCGGCTCCTGGGAGCCATGGGTTACGTGAGAATGTCGCTGGGCAGGCGCTTCTTCGCCGCCTTGGTCAGCATTAAAATCTTCATGAACGTACTGGTATGGGTCTACCCTGATTTCCATTTCGCGCTTTACGCCCGTGAGGATCCCGAGGGCGTTGTCTTCCATCTCGGCCTCAAGATCCTGCTCGGTGTAGTCGCCGTCGCGGGCACCAGTCCCCACCATATAGTCGTAGAGCAGGGTCCGCATATCCACGTCGACAGTCATGAGTTCCGGCTCAGAATAAGCCCGGATGACATAGGGGTGCATCTGGTCCAGAACCGCCTGGACAAGTTCTTCGCCATTGATGAACGACGGCTCCATGTCCTCTTGGTAGTAACCGGTGTTGTTGGCTTCCACGCGGGTGTATCCCTTGATCTTGCCGAACCAGCGGTCCAGAGCCTCAACGGTGTCGATATAGAAAATGGTCATGTTGCCCTCTATGGATTCCAGATGCGGTCGCTCACGGCTGAAACATTAGCCTGGTCCTCTACGCTTGAGTCCTCTATGAAGGTGAACCGACGGAGCAATTCATAAACAAGGTGTCCGTTGACGATTTCACCCTTGCCGGCACCCTGACGGATGCACTGGCAGGTTTTGATCCCGTCGCCGCGATAGCGACACGACGGAATGGAACATTCAGTTTCCTCAACCAGGGTCCCCATGGAATGGCCAACACGGTTTTTTTTCTGGACCATTTCGGCAAGCCGCTGGTCTTTGGACCGGTCGAAGCCCTTCAAAATCACGACATGGGGCTGACCACGATGCTTCCGAAGTGTCGCGTCAAAAATGACCCCCTTGGCCTTGGTGTCGTCCTGGTTGTCGTGGTCCTGGTGGACCGGCTTTCCAATGAATGTCTTGTACGCAGGGCGTCCCGCCATGGTGCGCCACGCGGTCAGTTCCTCGTAGGGGAAAGCATCGCCATTTCGGTTAGGGAAAGTGGCAACTACCGTGGGCACTTCTACCAGGACGTAGTCCTTGATATCGGGGCTGCAGTGGTACTGCTCGGCGGCAAAAGGAAGCCAGTCAATCTCCAGGGCCCCGCAGGCACAGGCATTAAGTCCCTCACCGGCCACAATGGTCTTGCCGGACCGCTGGTACTGCTCAAGCCTGTACCCCTCGATCGTGAGGGGACGGCCGTCAACCAGGGTGGCCGACATGACGTCGCCGACGTGGATCCCGGGGCCTTGCTGGACGATTCTGTACGGTGCTGACATGGCTGTTCCTGATGCTGAAAGAGGTCTAAACTCAGTATGGTTTAATCTGAGTAGTCTTTGCTGTCCATACTGTCGTGAATCCTGTCAATAAGTCGGAGCATTTGTTTTAGTCTCTCTGCCATGCTGAACAGCGTCTTGCCCGACGAGTCACTTTCCACGAAAAACTGGGGGTCTTCTTGACCGTTGATGACCCTCTCTAAACTGCCCACAGCGAGCAAAATGTGTTCCCCTGCCATGCTCAGTAAATCACGCGGCTGACCATCGGCTAGAACCTGAGTAGTGCTTTTCTTGTAAATGTGGCCGTGGTGGCGAATGACACGGTTCATAGATTTACCTTTTTTCACAACATTCCGCAGCACTGAAAAGGGGGCGCAAGATTTGACCTGCCGGCCCCAAAGAACTTACTGGCGGGGACGATTCACGGTGGCGCGACCCACTCGACGGGCCGCCGCCATCATGGTGTCGAGGTCATCCTCGACAACCGTCTGGGCCACCCGGGCCACGTTGGCGGCCCGGGGAACCGTCACGGCAGGGATCTCGTCGTTGATCTGGCTACCGAACTGGTCACGGGGATGCCGGTACTGCATGGCGGTAACCTCGGCCTCGATCTGCCGAAGTGCCTCGGGCTCGTAGCCCAGCCACTCCTGGGCCTTGTTGAGCATCGCCTTGAAATACTCGGGCCCCGCCTTCGTGAAGGCGTCCTCGATCAGGTCGATCGCGACACCCTCGGGCACCCCAGCGGACCGGAAATTCTCGACGACCGCGTCCTTGAGGGCGTTTTGCAAAATGAAATTTTTCTGCGACGCCTGGAACGCCAGGTTCATGGTCGAGAACATATCGTTCACCATGGTGGCGACACGCTTGCGGAACGCAGCATCGGCATCCTGGGCGATCTCGGTCTTGGCCCGCTTGATCGCGTCGTTCTCCTGGGTGCTGGCAGCGTAGTACCGGAGCTTGAGGTCCCGGAGAGCCTCCACGGCACCGAACTGCTGGATCACGCCCCGGACGCCACTGACGTACTGGGCCGACCGGAACGTGTCCTTGCCGGCATCGTCGAGGTCCAGGTCGGCCTCATGAAGCTCACCCACGGGCTTCTCGTTGATCCAGAGCACATAGTACGGGTTGGACGAAGCCGACTTGAGGGTCAGGTCAACCTCGGGATCCTTGAGGTCCGCCAGGATGGACTCGGTGACCAGGGGGCTCCACGAAATCTTGGACTCCTCGGCCTCCGGGGCAGCAGGTGCCACCACGGCTGCGGGCTCCACAACGGGTTCGGCCGTCTTGATCGGAGCGGGGGCAGCCACGGGGACAACGGGTTCCGCAGTCTTGACCGGGGCAGCAACGGGCTTCTTGGCCGGCAGGGCAGCCTTGAAGGCCTCGGCCTGACGGGTCTTCTGGATCGCCTTGAAACGGGCCAGCCGCTCCTCTACCAACGCGTCCTTCTCCTTCTTGTCTTCCTTCACGTCGTCCTCCTTGTCGTCATCCTTGTCCTCGTCGTCCTTTTCCTTTTTCTCCTTCTTGTCTTCCTTGTCGTCGTCCTTTTCCTCCTTGTCGTCATCCTTCTCGTCAGCCTCACCGGCCTCGTCGTCTACGCACTCGGAGTGCTGGCCCACCGGGCAACCGCAGCCACCCTCGTCGCCGCCTTCCTCAGAATCCAAGGGCTCGAAATCCCCGAGGTCGCCCAGGTCACCAAGATCGCCAAGGTCACCGAGATCACCCATATCGCCCTCGGGAAGCTCCTCGTCGAGGAACTCCACGTCCCGGGGGTCAACCTCGGGCTCGTCGGTGAACTTCTCGAAACCCTCGGCGACCCGACGGCTACGGGCCCGGAGAGCTGCGAGGCGGCCAGCCACGGTGGACTGGGGCGCTACAGGCCGGCGAGCGACATTCTTACCAACTGGAACTTTACGCATGGTCAAAATCCTCCTGATGTGATCGTGAACGCCGCGTTGGTATAGTTGAAAGGTGAGACGCGGTCGTCATGCCAAACGCGCGACCAACCAGTCGAGCGCGGCGGGAAAATTGTCAAAGGTTGCGGACCCAGTGGACTGGGCCCGGGTGTACTGAACCGACAGCGGAAAATATCCGCCAGAGATCGTCATGGTCACGGTCGCGCCGGGCAGTGTCGCGACATACGTGGTGTTGAGGGTCGTGACGGTCACGAGACAACTCTTGGCGTCAAGGCGACGCCGCAACCGCTCCATCCAGACCGACATGGCGGCCCCGATGGTCGTGATGTTGGTCGGGAGACCGTCCAGGATCGACGTGGTGGATTCCGGTGGATTGGACACAGCGGACCGCGGGATGCAGATGTATTGGTCGCAGGATCCCCCGCAACTACTTCCACCGCCCCAAACTCGGGTCCAATCGCCGCTCATGAGGATACTCCTCCATTGTTTTGAAGAATAGAGGATTGGCCCCTTCTTGTTTCAACGACAGGCTGATTTGTTGACGAGTCAACAAATGAACTCCCATCTCCACAAGCGTTAATTCCCGTGTGGCTCACGGTATTGATTTTTAGCCCTTCAACCAAGATATTAGTCGCAGCATTAAAATCGCGTTCATGCTCGGTGTGGCAATCAGGGCAGATCCAAGTTCTTTCGCTCAAACTCAAATCTTTCTTGATGAAGCCGCATGCTGAGCACATTTTACTGCTTGGGAACCACCTTGACACCATGATCAACTCCGACCCATACCAAATAGTTTTGTACTCAAGTTGGCGCTTTATTTCACCAAAAGCTGCGTTGCTAATAGATTTGGCCAAACAATGATTCTTCACCATTCCTTTAACGTTAAGGTCTTCCATGACGATGACTGACTTGGTTTTTGCCAGTTGTGTCGTCGTTTTATGAATAAAATCAGTACGCTTGTTCCGCAGCTTACGGTAGAGTCGTGCTACCCTGATGCCCTGCTTGAACCAGTTTTTAGACTTCTTTGCCTTCTTTGAAAGCCTCTTCTGTGCTCTCTTTATTTTCTTTTCTTCTGTGTCCAGATAATACGGAAGAACAAATTCCTGTTTTTCCTCACCGTCGGACGTCGTGACTAGCGTTTTAATCCCAAGGTCAATCCCAATGGGATTCCCTTTGGGTTTGTCTTCTTCTCTTAAATCAATCTCGACTTCTTGCATAACTGAGATAAACCATCGGTCTGCATCCTTAGATACTGTGGCGGACAGAATCCTGCCTTCAATACTAAGAATTTCTTTACACCGAACAGTGCCTATTTTAGGCAGGTGTACGCCTCGGCCTCTAATACTTTTTGTGTTGAAAACAGAATTGTCGAGAGTGAAAGAATCTTTACTACGCCCCTTTTTCTTAAATTTAGGATGTGCACTTCGCTTTTTGAAAAAATTTATGAACGCGGCCTCCACATTGTAGAACGCTTCCTGTGGAGCACATTTTGACACCTCGTACATCCATGGAAACTTGTCTTTTTTCTCTGCACATAATATTTTATGCATACTTACAGCAGAAAGATGTTTTCCGGTTTCTTTGTAGTGCCGTGCGTGAAGTTCAAGACCATAGTTGTACGCAAAACGGGCAACGCCGGCAGACTTAGCCAGGGCCAGTTCCTGCACCTTGTTTGGGCTCAGCTCCACCTTGTGCGCGCGTTTAATCAGCATGATAACAATAGTAGACCCACTAAAGATTAAGGTGCTTGGCGGACTGCTGGTAGAGGCCCATGATTGCTCCACATGGAAATCACCATGGATTTCCATACCACTATAAAGTAACGTGCTAATCTCGCGGAATCGCCGCCTTCAAGGCCGTGACGTCCTGTCGCAACATCTCAATCGCGACCCGCAACTGCTCGCAGGTTACCCCATGTTGTTCTAAATCAGTGCTAAGGACCAATATTTGATCCTCAACGGTCGTGACCCTCGCCATGATTTGTCGGACCGCCGCCAGCATCAGGGCCGCGTTGGACTCCGCATTGGGATTTACTGGATGGTCCATCAGGAAAGCCTGCGCCACGGTGAAACAGCAGCTTGCTTACGTCGAGGAGCCATTTTCAACGGCAAATATTTGGCCAAGTCCATGGCGTCGCGGCGGGCCTGCGTGATCAAGGTCAAGAGTGCCCGGACACCCCGCTGGTCAATACAGAAAAAGCCCACCTGGTGGTCCAGGGCATGCTCGGACAAGTCGACCACGGCTTCACGGATCCCCGCGAGCTGGTTGTAGTACGCATAGGCTACCGGCATGGCCTTGACGGCCGCGGTGCTGCTTTTCCACAAGGTCAAGAGCCCGTGGAACATCTCGATGGTCTGCTGAAGCCCCCGCTCCATCCAGTCGGCCGAAAACATCGAGTACTCGCCGGGCTCGCTGGAAATACAGACCGACGTGCTGGAGTCCGACTCGTGGGATTTCGCTTCTTTGAGCACCGCGGTCCAGAAGCGGTAGAGATTTTCCAGCGGCTTGACCGTCGCGGCAAAAAGGTGCGGAACATCCGTGGCGGCAGTTTTGACCTGTTTCACCTGGGCCTCGCGGATGGGGTTGCCATCATTAGCAGTCGTGATCACCGGAAACATCAGGGTATCGTCAGGAGAAATGTTCGCCACGAACCAGTAGGGCCCTGGACCCTGAACCGGAAACTTAGCCCGGAAAGAACCCTTGATTTGGTAGCCCAGGTCACTGGACCCGTAGGTCGAGACTACCTTGGGGCCCACGAGCGAAACTTCGCCCCGCTGGTCGTCGCCAGGATGTCCGAGTTGATCCCGGATCGCCCGGATGATTTCCGACTCATGGGCTTTCCAGTTTTTCGCCGGGGTCTTGACCTCGGGTTCATCAACCACAGGGTCAAGGCCAGGATCCGCACCAGGGTCAATCCCAAGATCAAATGGCATTTCAGTACCTATTGCTCAAGATCGTCAAAGTTGAAGTACTCACAGATTTCGTTCAAGACATCGTCAACAACGTGGCGCCGAATGGATTCCTCGTCGGGGTCGTCAGTGTGCTTGTGGGCATGGTACCAACCGGATTGCACCCCACGTTCCACGCAATCGCTGAGGACAGCATAACAATTCACTCGCATGGTTCCCTGGACTTTGGCTTTTTCTTCCATGATTATTTATGTCGGTTTTTGAACAACCGTTGGGCAGCACGATTGAATCCTGTGAACCAGGCGTCGTGCTCCTCATCGGTCATTTCACGGTCAAAATGATTCTCGAACGCGTTGAAACTGTCAGTATCCATCTGCTGGCCACCGGTGGATGGTCGTAGACCCTGGCGGGCCAAATCCTTGGCGTAGTTTTCGCCAAGTTGCTCCATGAACTCGACAGGGTCTTCCGCCGGGACAGCATCAGCGGTCTTGACTTCCCGGTACAGATGTCCAGCGTGACGAATAATTCTATTCATGTTGTTTCCTTTTTGACCGCCTGGGCCAAGGTGCCGTCGGCAATATCGCGCCTGATCACCGACGCCAGTGAACAAAAGGCAAGGCAGGTACCCTGATTTTGTTCGCTGAATGGAGTTTCTGACAAAACCGACTCGGCCGTCATGGCCAAGACACCCGACTCTCCACCAAATCGACGAAGTTCATCGGGGCCTTGAATATCAGCAAGGACTTCCCTGACCTGCTGGACAATCTTGGCGAACGTGGTGAGGTACTCACGAGAAGCCCTGATGGCTTGCTCGCGAACCAGTTGGTCCGGCAATTTTATTTCCACGATAGATATTAACGTGTAGGATAAATCAGCATTTTCGCCAAGCGTCCACAATGGCATCGTCATGACATTGGCCTTCCAGACACAGGACTTCGTAGACGAAAATGTCGGCCCCGGGGCGAAACTGCACTTCTGTCTCTTGCGGATTAATCAGATTGTTCACCAGGGTCTTGGTGATGTCTACGCCTTGAATATCGATCCTGGCCCGGTACATCACGGTAACGTCACCGCGGCTCTTACGTGCAGAGTGGTCCGTGACGAAGTAATCGCCAGCACCGTCGATCTCATGGGCCCAGAAAATGCCCAGCGGAGACAGCACGGTTGGGTCCTGGTCTCTCGACAACGTCATGACCCGGAAGCAATCCAGGCCGTCGATCACCTGGATATTTTCTACGGCTAAATCATATCGGTCCTGCAATCCCTGGTGCACCGCCTGGTCAACCCGCTGGGCAGTCAAAGCCTCCTGGACCTCGGGGTACAAGTTGTCAACGGCTTGATCCAGTTCCACCAGGGCCCTGGTGCGGTCTTGAGGATCGCGACGCTGACGGATCCGCCCAGGCAGGTCAGGATTTTGTTCAAGAGCCAGTCGTTTTGCTTCCCTGACGATCTCGGCTTCGGTGGGGTCACGGATTTCTCGTCGTTGCCGTGCGTCCTGCTCCAACGTGTCTCGAACCGCCACAAGGGTCTCGGGATGCATCAGGGCCAGGAGATCGTCGAGCGAAGGAATCGTCATAGTAGGTTTAATACCAGCCAATTTCTGTTCTTCCTTGACTCCTTCCCACGCAACCTTAATCCAATTGGCTGGGATGCTACCTAGGTAAGCCACTTGCGACATGTACTTCAGTGATTCCAGCCAGTCCACGTCTTGCTCAGACTTCTGCACCTTGGCCAAGTAATCGTCGTCTGGACGAAGATTTTTAATACTTCCGGAGGGAATCGTTATCCGCAATACTACCGGTTTAACTCCTTGGGATCCACGTCGCCGTGCCACATTGACAGCTTTCTTGGCGTAGTATTGCGCTTGCTGGGGGTCCACCGTCAGGTACACGGCTTCTTGGCGGTAGCTGGGATGCTGAGACAACCTATCCCCTTTCCAGGCCCGCTGGTCCACCGGCACGGCCCGGAGGCCAAGGTGCAAAATGTCCTCGGCAGCCTTGCTGTTGGTCCCATGGTATAGAACCAGTCGCTTCGGCACCGGCAATCCTTCGGGATGGGCCAATAAATCACGGACCAAGCCCAAACGCTGTCCCGTCACTGACGCCCAGTTGCCTGCGTAAACCGTGGTGGTGTCGCGGATCAGCCCAGCCTCATGGAGAGGAAATAAAACATGTTGCAACCCACCAGTAAAACGATTACGTGCACCCGACCATGACGTGTCACCCATACTGTGTTCGACGATCAGTCTACCTTGTCGGGTCAGTACAACACCCTGCACTGGAGCGCCGTCAGCGTGCAGTTGGTCGCATAGATCACGCCATTCTACGAGGTTACCGTTGCCCCAGCGGTAAAGAAAGATCTTGGTTTTGCCCACTGATCCCATCCACTCGACGCGTCTGGCGCTTCCGTAGAATATGCTGTTCTTCGCGGGTTTCCATGCGGGGTCACGAAGGTCAACAATTTGGTGTGGCATCGTAATCCTCGTATCCAGGTACTTACTACGGGTTCGCGGGGGTCGCGGCAGTTTTCAATGTTGCCAAGTCCAGGAAAGATTTTGAAAGCAGGCCATTATACACAGCAAAAATCCCGGTCTTGAACGTCAAGAGGTCGCTAGTCCCGGCCAAGCCACTCTGGATGATCATGGCATAGGTCGCGATGGCCAGCACGAGACTGGTCACCAGGGTCTGGGGAGCCAGCAGGGTGGCACGACGTCGTCCCGTTTTCGGGGCTTGCACGACATCCCAGTAGAGCCGGAGCAGCACCCCCAGGAACGTCAGGACAAAATAGACGACCTCGGCGTACCGGTCCATGGGCTTCCTGGCTGCCACGTCGGTGGCGACCTGGGCCGGGGCCGTCGTTAGGAATCCCTGGATTTGAACCGATGGAGTGGCATCTCGGACATCCTGGAGATCTTGGCCCCGGCTCAACAGCGCCCTGGCGGCTACGGTACCCTCCTGGACGCACTGGACCGAGCCGTCAGGTTGCACGTGGGTAATGTCTTGAGCAGGACACCGGAGCAGCAGATTCTCAACCGGCGGGGCCCCGGGGTCGCTGTCGTCGACCACGACCCTGACACCAGGATACTGGACCACGACGTCCCGCCGGGTGACCCCTCGGAACACCACAGGTTTGACCTGTATTGCTTGCTGGACAGCCGGGTGCACCGGGGCCGACTGGAAACTCAGGTACAGGAACCCGAACCCCACCAGGACCGCCAAGACACCGGCCACCATCCCCATGGTGGCGACGTGGGCCAAGGGAATATCGGCGGGGTCCCCAGGGTGCCACCAGCGTTTAATCCCGTACAACACCCCAGTGAAAACCGCCAACATGATAGCCAAGGTGATCGTGGTGGTCATGACTTCACCAACTTTCTTGTCACTGTTTAAACGCAGTAGCACACGACCGTGACATGCCAAGGATTTTCGCACATACAGCGGGCCCGTGACCACGAGACAGTGGCTTCCACGCCGGATGCCTCCACGCGCAAAACAACGCTGTTGCCATCTTGTGTCTTCGCGACTTCGCCGTAATGGCTCATCACGGCGTGGAGCACCCCAGCCGCCTTATAGTGGACAGTCTTGGCCGTTGCCTCATCTGCAAAATCAGCGTCAGTGGAGCAATATTCTTGCTGGCAGGTCATGCCTAAAAATCCCAATGGGCGCAAACCTTCCCTGGCCTTCATCAAAATCTTCACGCTGTAGGGAGACTTCCTACCAAAAGCACGCATTTCGTCCACAGTAAAGAATCGTGCTTGTCGAGTGGCCGCAGTTCTGGTAGGAGCACCCTGGCTCACCGCCTGGTATACAGCACCCTTGTATCGCAGCAACATGATTGCCTATTCCTTGAATACCAAATCGGGGCGAGCGTCCAGGAGCGCCACGACGCCGAAATGCAGGTCCAGGTCGGCCAGTTCATCTTGTGTGAACCAGCCATAATCGTCATTTTCCCAATTCAGCCTGGGTTCCCATTGATCCAGAACCTCGGGGTCAACCATCCCGACGAATGTGGTGTAGCGGAACCGACCTTCCTGGTAGACCCATTGGCCAACGATTCGATGGGGTGGCACCCGGCCCATTTCCTCGCGGGCTTCCTGGAGGGCGGCCTGCTTGAGGTCCTGGAAGTCGCCCGTGTCGGAGTCACGCCTGACCGCCCCGCCAGAAATCCCCCAGGTCCCGGGTTCCTCGACCTCGTCGCTCCGGAGTAACAGCAGGACCTTTTCGCCCGTGGTCAGGAGCAGGCCGGCACCTTGGCTGCCCCAGCGGTTCCCCACGAAACCTTCGTCAAAAAGTGGTTCGGCTGTTTTCTGCAGAGTCTTTTTGTCGTACATGGTCTTGGCTGCCAACGATTCAAACAAATCCTTGATCTTGTACGGGACTTTCACGTTGGTCCAGTTGACCACATTGGTCCAGCGGGTACCGGTCCAGACCTGTAGGTCTTGGGGTGGAACTGTCCCACGGTGCCGGTATGCCTTGGCCTTGTCGGTCAACTGCTTGACCAACTCGTTGTAACGCCGTTGGTGTTCTGGAGAACATGCGGTTTGCTTGGGCAGAACTCGCTCAGGATTGAAAAACCTTCTCAGATTATTAGGTGCAGTAGCTTCCTCCTCAGCATCGCAAGTGCCCATTTTGTCCAGTTTCAACTGGTCGGCGCGACTGAGCAGTGGGGTCCTGAGTACCACAGCACCAAGAAAAACATGTTCTTTCGTGACCGAGTCTACCGTGGACCCAGACCGGTCGTAAGCCCAGCGCCACCAAGCTGGGAGACCAGCGACCTCCGTGAGGTACACACCCTTGCCTTTTTGCACGTAACTGGTGTGGGGCTTTAGTCCATACTCTGCAATATCCTGAAGGTTTTGATACGGGGTCACGTGGTACAGGTACCGTTTGGCCGCCGCACTGTATAGGTAGGCGTGGCGTTCCGTCTGGGCAGTCTTGACCACGTCGTCTTCAACTTCGTCCTGGTCCAGCACAACCAGAGCCGGGAATGACTTGGCCCCCAGGAGCCAGAGTGCCGAACCTCGGTGCCCACCCTCCAGGATGTACGGGGCTTCGGAGCCTTCATGGTCCACCACGATGATCAGGGGCGATATTTCGCCCGAATCTTTGATCTTTTCGGCCAGTTCCTCGCAACGTTCAATATCGTTTTTGGCGTAGTAGGATTTGTAGGGGTCCAGAGCATCACCGAACAACCCCATGGGGATTTCTCTAACACCGGGCAGCACTTCGTAGTCGTTGAACGACGCCGCGATGGACCCGGTGTTGTCCACAGGGCCGAGGCGAACATCGCGACCGTCCACCTGCTTGCCCGCCCGGGGAAATAGCTGGTCCAGTTGCTCCACTGTGGCCCCGGTGAAAATACGCCGGGCAGGTTTCATCCCGTGGAGTTCCTCCTCGATCTGATAAAGCCGATCATGCACCCGGTTCATATCGTCGCCGAGCTGGTTCAACTGGTTTTTAGGCACCGATCCCTGGTCAAACACCGCCATTAAACGGTCGGCCTCGGCTTCCAACTGGGCCTTTTCTTCGGTCAACTCTTGGTACCGTGGATTAGGTCGATCCTGCCAGGCAATATTCTGGCTCCACTGGGCCCCCAGGTCGGTCAGGTTGTCCTGACCTCCGATTTCGACATCGGGGTATTGCCGTTGCAACCAGCGAAGCATTTGAGTCGCGATGCCTTGGCGACGATATTGAGGCCGGACCGTCACCATCGAGATGCTGGGGACCCCGTGGTATTCGGTGTATTCTATGGACCCCACGGCAACGCGATCTTGGTAGGCCGTCAGGACCAGGTTGGTCTGGCCAGCGTAGTGGTCCACCGCTTCGTTCATGAAGGTCAGGTTGGCCTTGTCGTGGCTCACGGTTGCACCTGGGAGCCCACGGGCCCGAATGACAGGATGGCGGATTTCGGCACCCGCCATTCCTCCATGGACCGGAGATACCGATGGGCCTGGGTCGTGTCAATCTTGGCTTCAATGACCCCGATGTTCTTGGGATCCACCTGAGCCATGACCGCTGGGTCAATCCCGAAAAATAGCGGGTCGTACCGAAGTCCTTGATACCCAGCCTGGCTCAAGATGTGTTGAAACGCCTGGTAGAAGTTGAACGCATCCAGTGGATTCTGGTTGTCTTTGGAACCTACAGCATTATGGTAGGCCGTGGTGACCGTAGCGGCGTCCAGCCCCAAGGATGCCCCGTACTGCTCCAGAGCCTCGCGGGTCAGGTCACCCCGGAGCAACCTCACCAGGTCCACCAGGGCCGCGGCGATCCCCTCGGCGATTTCCTGGCTCCCGGTGAAACTAATGCCTTCCACCGCACCACCTAACCCTGCGGCCTTGCCACCCAGTTCATCTTTGGTTTTGAATCCACCGGACATGATTTCTCGATACGCCGTGGTGGCGTGCCACATGATCTCGACCGGAGCAACACCAGGCGGGACTACATCGTGGCGACCGCCCATCGGGGCCACCTTGTTGGCGTGGTCAAAGTAGCGAGCATCAGTGTCGACATACTGGATAAATCTACGAAAATCCTGCAGAATCCCCGGGACCATCTCCAGGGCCATGAGGATCGGTTTAACGTCCTGGGTGAAGTTGTACCGGTGGTCCAGGTCTTCCTGAGAGTAATCGTCGGCACCACTACGCTGCAACTCTTTTTGGTAGTCCTGGACGACGTGGTCCACCACGTCCATTTTTTCGCGGTACAGATCCAAATGGTCCTGGATCTGGTGGAAAGTACCCCCGAGGTCCAGTCGCTCCAGCAGCCCGCGGGTAGGCTTCTCCAAATAGCCCAGGACCCCGGCGATTTGCTCGGCGTGTACGGTCGCGTTGTTTCCCAGATAATCACGGATGTTTTCTGCCTGGGGGCTATCTCGCAACAACGGAGCACAAGCCTCGACGACTCCACGGAGCCGCTGGATCGCTGCGGTGATACGACGTTTTTCCATTGCCCAGTTGGGGGCAGCAACAGGGTAGGCCAGGCGGGCCGCAGCCTTGGCCGCGGGCTTCTGGAAAATGACCTGTCCTGTGCGGTCCTGCCACTGGATCGAGGGTTTGGTCGGGTACAGGGCCTTGACGGCGGCCAAGACGTTGGGATTCTGTTCCCCCATGACCACGACGCCAGCCAGGGTATCCCAGTCCAGCCTGTACTTCAAAATCCCAAGGATCCGGTTGGCCCCGCGGAATCCAATATCCTGGAGTGACCTGACGCTTTTGCTCTTGGCCCCTTGGGGGTCCGTGAGCCTCTGGATTTTTCGGGAAAAACGGTCCAACGCCTCAACAAACTGCTGACGGGCCGTGGCCTTATCCGGTACCCCCAGGTCAGCACGGATTTTCTGCCGAGCAGGATCTTGGGTGGGCCACTGGGCCACCCGGTACTGCACCATCAGGACGAGCAACCCGACCATCTCAGTTTTGTGACGCAATAATACTTCAGGATCCACCACGATGTTGCGGGTACCCTCATCACTCTTCAGCGCTGCGATCCACGGGGCTACCCAATCAGCCAGGTCTACAGTGCCGTCTCGAACCGCCACGAGCAGATCCAGCATGGTGGCGTCGGGTCCAAGGGCCCACTGGATTTCCAAAACGAATGGGTCGGTCAGCGAGATAAAATGGTCCTCGTCAGGCACAATCATCTCGGCCCTGGTTTCCACCTGGACAACGCAAAGCAGTGGGTCCGCACCAGTTTGGTCGTCGACTGCGTCAGAAGCAAACTTCTGGGCTTCCCGGATCCATGGGGTCAGATAGGCGCCCCCGTAAGTTGCGTGCTCGGGGTCGAAATTTTTACTGTCCAGGGTGAACCGACGGTGGCCGGGATCAGCCCTGAGCCCATGCTTCAGGATCGATGGCAAATGGGCCGAAGAGGTCCCGTGGTACATCACGATCTTGGCAGCCCGACGCTCCACCTGGGCGACACGGTACCGGTGTCCTCGGTACTGCAGCATGGCGTTTTTGATGCGCCGCTTCAATTGTGGGTACACCTGCTTTCGGTCCACCGCAAGCGCCAAGTACACCGTGTGGGCGGTGTCGTCCACTTGATACACGAGCCGGTAATCCCCCACGACCACCCTGTACCAGACTTGACGGAAGCCACGCAACTGAATGTACCCCATGGGACGTGGGTCGTCCTGCAGTTGCATAAACGTGACCACCATTTTGGTCAACACGCTATTGTGCCCGATTTTCTGCAAATCGTGCTCAAACTCAGGATGGCGAACCAGCTTGTACAGGGTGGCCGAATGTCTGCGACGCTGCGGCGTGGGCATTACACGGTACTCCGACACGACAAAATATTGAAGGGGGCAGGACTACGGGGTCTGGAAATCAGGAAGCAGACGACGAACCATCGCGTCAACGTCGTCGATGTACTGGTCCTTGGGGGTCGCGGCACGGTCGTTCAGCACGATGTTGTCGGCCAACGACAGGTCAGGATCCCAGAGGTCCAGACCGGATGGTCGCTCTTCTTGATGTTGCACAGCGACTTTGCGGATTTTACGTGGCATCATGGCCTCCATACATTTGTACCCCAAGGGGGTTCAGCAGTCAAGCCATTTCGTTATTCGGTCAGGCCAGTGAGCAACTTGTCGGCCGGGACAGCCCTGCTGGTCATGTTCTTGAACCCGATGTCCTGGGATTCCCGATGGGCCACGTGGCCCAGGAAATCCAGTTCTCGATCCACCGCAGGGGTCAGGCCCTTTTCGGCCTGAGCAGCCAGGACCCGCTGGAGGAAATCCACGGATTCCTCGGCCATGGTAGGGGCTTGGACAACCCCGACGCGAGCCGCACAATACTGGATCACGTCGGCCTGGAGGTTCGTGAATCCATGGCGCCGTTTCATCGTCGCGTAGAACTCGCGGCCTTGCCGGTCGTTGGGGTCCTGATGAACCAGATCCTCGACCATTTGGGCGACGCGTCTACGGGGCAGCGACGCGACCGTCATGTCATTCTCCCAGATCGGGATCTTGGAGATTTCGATTTCCAGATCGTACGGCTTGGCTGAATAAACCGAAGCCCGACGATACCGCTGGGGCGGCCCCACCACCTGGAACCGAGGGTTCAGCAGGGATGCCCCGGCACCAGCGGGCCCGCCTGGGGGCGGTGCCGTGGTCTCGGACGCCGCTGGTGCAGCCGTGGGCTCCGCAGGGGTGCCACCGGCCCCGCCACCACCCAGAGGTTCTGCCCCGAGGTCCAAGCCGCCACCAGCACCCCCGGGTTCACCAAGGCCACCTGTTTCCGGGCCACCGAGGTCCAGGCCGCCAGGAGCCTCACCACCGAATCCAGCCCCACCACCACCGATGCCACCTTCCTCGTCAAACCCATATTGCTTCCGCTGCTTGTCCAAAGCCTGGCGCAACCCGTAGATCTGGGCGCGGTCGCTCAACTCGGACTTCTGGTTCTGAAGTAAAGCCTTGAAGTCGTAGCCGGCCGCTTGAGCCCATTTTCGGATCTGGACCGGGATGCCCTTCTCCTCGAGCTGCACCAGCATGTCCCAGTAGTCCCGGTCGGCCGTGGGCTCGAGCGGGCGGTCCCACTCGACCGTTGGGAGCAACAGGTTGGACTCGTCGTGGTGCTTGCCGGAAATGCGGATCCGGTGGCTCAGTTCTGCCTGGGTCCGCTTGATGAACTTGTGGCGTTTCGCCAAGGTCTTGTAGATCTTGTCGGTCAGGATCCGGCGGGTGAACAACTCCCGGACCGCCCGGAGTTTCTCCAGGAACGCCGACAGGATCTTATCCATGGTATTGAAGTTAGTTTCACCTGTCAATATATTTTCACTAAGTCCAAGGGCCCGCATCTTCGCTTGCGTGAGGAAGTCCCAGTCGTCCCGGATGTTCACAACGGAATCCTTGGACCCCACTTCCGTGAGGGTCACGCCATTGCGGAACGCGAGCTTGCCGCCCACGGGGTCGTCTTCCGCGGCAAACATCTGGTCAATAATCTCGGAGATTTCGCCGGCCGTGTAGTCCTCGGGAACTGTCGCAAGCCACACGGGACCAGCGCGGCGCCTGGCCCCCGCGATGCTGGCGTCCATGATGGCCTTCTCGTAGATCTTGAACGGAAGGATCCGGCACAGATAACTGGTGCCGTACTGGTCGGTCGCGTGCTGCTGGCGAGGAAGGAAAACCGTGTCCTCGTGGTCCAGCGGAACCGATTCCCCCGCGATCATAGCGCGCAAAACCATCGGGTCGGTCGTGGCCCGCTGTTCCATGGCCCGGGGGTCGTCCGACAGGGCCCAGTCGCGCTCGTCACTACTGGGCTGCCAGTCGATCATCGGGGCCATGGACCGGAACGGCGGCACCTTGATCCGGACGAAATCGGGGTCCAGGACCTTGTGGTCCACCCAGTAGCCCAGGCGCTTGTCCGGTTGCATGAAAAAGACAAACCGCCCGATCGTCAGGTAGTCATGGAGCAGCAACGGAAACTCAGGAATAATCCCGCAGGCCGTCGTGGCATCCTCGTAGAGGTGCATGACGGTCGGGTCGTCAATGTCGCTCAGGATGACGTTCCGGGAGAACGCCATGCTACACCAATATTCCGTGGCGGGCCCTGCGATCGCGTCGTACTGGAGGATGTTGCGGAAGATCTTGTTCTGGGTCTTGATGTCGGTCGGGAGGAAATCCTCTACCAATGTGGGGGCTTCGGCTCTCTCGTACATCGGGGTGTAGACCTGGCGGTTTCCACCCAATGAACCAGAGATCCCTGAGTACGGATCCATGGAGGCACGGCGCAGAGCCGCCGGCACCCTCGGGGGCTGCTTGTACACCCCGACCTTCCGCTGTTGCGGGAATCGGTATAGCCCCGTGGTGTAGTCATATCTGGGCGGTCTAAACACTTGCCACCTCTAAGTATTCCTGTGGTATTTTACAAGTCAGGACTGGTCTACCAAAGGGTAATGCGACAATCCACGCAATGCCGGGCTTCCGTGTAGTCCGCGAGCTTGACGTTCTTGAGGGCCTTGCTGCACCGCGGACAAATCCCCCGGGCCAGCGCGGTGTCCAGGTTGCTGTAGGCAATCTGGCTGCCGTCTTCGGCCCCCTGGGGCACCTGAACCACCACGTCGCTCTGGACCTGCTGGACCGGGGCTACGGGCTGCTGCTTGGCCCGGTTGGCTGCATTGAGGACTTCCTGCATGATGGTGTCGAACGTGGCGGTTTCCCCGTAGGCGGTCCGGAGGGTTCCGGCCACCCGGTAGACTCCACCTTGATCAAGTTGCACACCAGACTTCTCGGCAGCGGCACGAACGTCGTCATAAATAGACATTTTTGATCTTCCTTATAGGGCCCCGGGGCCCATGGGGGCACCCTGACCGCGCCCGCGATTTCTACCACCAGGACCACGACCACGTTGCCCAGCACCACCAGCCCCGCTCCCGTGGCTTGACCGACCGAAGAACAGGGCAACGGGACGGTCAGCAGCCCTGTTGCCCTCGACCCGCTGGTTGTGTCGGTAGGCTTCGCGGTACTTGGAAATGAAATGGTGGGCCAGCACGACCGTACGGAACAGGTCGTCATTGCCGTTGGTAGGTTTTGACAGCGTCTTAGCTCGTTCGCTCACGGTCAGGAGTTGAGCTTGGGCATGGGCCCTGGGCCACTGGGCTCTGTCGGCCAACGGGACCGTCAAGACCTGTTTCCACGGAACCTCCGGCTTGGCCATGAAAACCCGCATGCCACAAAGGTCGTCGCGGAACATCTCAAAGTCTTTCCACTTGAGACTGTACCGTTGGGCGTCGATCTTGTAGTTGGTCCGGAGGTCCGCGACGGCGTAGCCAGATTCCCAGCGGTCGTACGCGACATGGACGCAGTGAAGTTGCTTAACCAGCGGGACCACCAGTTCGTTATAACACCAGGCCAGGTCAACCGATGCCGTTTTAGTCGGGGCCAACTCCACGAGTTCTTCGACCAGCATGCCGTCCTGTTCGGGGTAATAGCGCGAGACACACAGGGCGAAACTGTTGTTCCGCTCTCCGTTGTCCACCGTGATACAACGGGGCATTGACTTGTCGTTGACGATCCTGGTCAGTTTGGCCCGCAGGAGTGCCACATCTGTCTCGGTCGGTTCCGTCAAGAGGGTCACGTCAAAAACGTGAGGTGACTTTTCCACCGTGGTGACATCAACGATTTTCTCATCCTGGATAAATGGGTTGGCGGCCCGCTGTGGTTGCGCACCAAAGTCTCGCGTAAACGTCACGGGGGAACCAGCGAATTCCTCACGGATCAGGTTTTCATTTTCCTTGGGGTTAACTTCCCAGGTCGGGTACCTAGTGAAGTACATCCGGAACGACTTATCGGCAATGGCAGCCCGCTGCTCAATCGGATCCCCGATGTCCAACGGGCTCGACACGTTCACCATGTAGCCATCGAGGGCATGGTAATCGCCGAGTTGATCCCGGCGACTTTCCGCCGCCGACCTGATGGTCCGGAGCGAGTTGGTCAGGGAGGTGAAGACTTCTGTGCCGTCGTGGATCGACGCCCGCTTGGTCCCGTTGCTCGCGAACGAAAAATGACCGAGTTCGTCCAACGCCGAGTTATGGACCACAACGCCACTACCAACAAACGCATGGTCCGCGCTATCCACAGCAAGGTCGTACACTGTCTTAATCCCAAGATTTTTAATCTCGGTCACTGGAATCCATACAACACCAGTGTCCACCAGTGCTTTGGCTCGCCCACACAGTTCAGGGTCTTCCATCTCCAGGCAGCGCAAAGCATGATTTTCAGACACCTTATTAAGACTACTACGCACATACGCAGAATAGTACACGCTGCTTTTGCCATACATAACGTTTCCGAAATATGGGTGCAGAAATGGTATTTTGTACGCGTCGTGGCGCATATTGTAAAAAACAGTGCTCACGTTTTTGCATTTGGTCACGCAAGACAAATGTTTAGCCAGTTGAGTAGAGGCTAACTTGTTTAACCCCAACTGGTACAGCGCATTGTGCTCGCGGCTACGTCCAGGTTTACGCTTTCGGCTTTTTGTTAAAGAACTGACTATTTTCAAGTTCAGTAGAAGCAACTGGATTTGCTGTAGCAACTTTTTACTGCAGGACGCCATTCTTATGACGCCACCGCTGGAACAACCATCTCCCTCAATGTAAGCGGACAAAAATGCCAATACCACCCGCCTAGGTGCCTGCAAGATAGCCCACGGCACAGATTTGGTTGGGGCCGTACTGGGGGCCATACCAACATAGCGCAGAAAATCTTTAATGACCGCATAGGCCACGCTGGCCTTGTACCCCATTTTCTTGCCCTTGGACGGCATGAACTGTGTGATACGTGGAATAACCCCGAACACGCGAGTGTAGCATGCCACGAAATGGTTCATGACCTGCATGTCTGTGTTGGTGAACGTAAACTCAATAGCGTTCTCGGCAAAAGATCCTTCCGAAACATAGTACCCCAGTAGGTAGCCCATGTCCTCGGTCATTTCGCTGGGGAACACAGCGTTATCCCGATCCTTGAACTTATGATTCAGAAGTTCCCGACTGAGTTCCGCTAGGTTGAAGGTCTCGGTCGCCATAAAACGGCAACCCGAGTTTCTTTCCCCGCCCTTAATAAACTCTTTCCTGATCACCCCACGTCGCATCAGTTTCTTGGTTATGGAATAAATATGCTTCACACCCGCGTATGCCTGCAAATCCTTGGCGTAGAACAGATCCTTGTGCTGGTCGATGTACTCGTAGGCACGCAAAATGCGCTTCGGAGCACGCTTGGGCACGTACGTCAGGGGAAGATGATCTGGGAACTTTGCACCCAACGCCACCGCCACGTAATCACCGAGATTTATTTCTCCGGCGCGCTTCCACACCACCGTAAGGTCAGGATTCAGCACACGCACGCGATGCTCGGGGGTGGACTCCAAAGAGTAGCCCCACCGCAACCCCAACCGCATGACCTGCTTTTTGCCTACCTTAGTGTGGCCTACCACATCATGCAGATGACCACCCAAGTAAACCTTGCTGTCCAGTAGGTCGTCACCTTGTCGTAGCGAAAGCAGCCCATGGTCAGTGTTCACCAGGGTGTTGCCAGGTAGGCAAAATACTCTCGTAGCCCCACGGAGCGTCACGTTGTTTGCTGCCTGGACATGTGCAGCCAAACGTTTGCCAGGGAAAACCAAAAAGGTCTGCTGCCGGTGGTACAGCATGAGCCCCAACCGCTTGGACTCCTGCTTGAGATACTGGACCACCTGCTTGAACCACGGGGAAGCGTCAAAAGCGTTCAGGAAAGGATCCCACAAGTTTTCCTTTCCTTGGCCACGGGTCGGCGAAACAAACGAAGCCTGCAGGACCCCGTTGGTCGCGAGTCGGTAGTACCTGGACGGATTCGGCATCGCGAGCAATCGGTGGAGGATGTAGGTCCAGATGAATGACGCGGTTGTGATCGATTTCCCTGACCGCTGGCCCCAGATGCCAACCAGCTCGTTGGGCGGAACCGGTCGAGGCTCCACGCAGGGGTCCCACCTGTTAAACTTGCCATACCGTGGGTCCTTGATCCAGTCAGTAAGGATTTCGGTACGGTTTCGCTTGCAGTTGGGGCAGACACCACGTTGCAATAAACTGTAGTGGGAAAGGGCATTGGCGGGTGAGTCGTCTACCCGGGCGTCGTGGATGTATTCCACGTCGCTGCAGAAATAACAGGCGTCCTCGAAAAACTTCACCAGCACTTGGATCTGCCGGGCGAACAGATCGGTCTCGTAGTTGAGCCACTGATGCCCGCGGCACCATTCCACGCAGTTCGGTGCTTCCGGGAACTGCTGACCAGAGAACACCGAGGAATCCAGGTCAGCCGCGATGGCCTGCCGGACCATCGCGACCGGATCAGGCAGGCCAGAGTCGTCTCTGATTTCCTCGCCGAAATCAATATCGTCCTGTACCTTGGTGGGCAAGGCGTTGACGACATCCTGGTCAAAGGAGTCCTGGTCCGGCGTGGCAACAGGTTCTGGACTAGCAGTAGGGCCTGGTGCAACCGTGAGGTCGTCCAGGTCAATAGCACGGCGTCGTTTCATCGAGGATGGGACCCATGCCGTTGGCGACGCTGACGCTTTTCAGCCAAGACCTTGCAGGCAGCTCTCGCCAGCATCGCGGTATTTCGGGCTTCCAGGACCGTGGCCCGCATGGCCTCGAGAAACGCCGCGCGAACCGGGTCACCTTCCTCCTCGAACTGGGCGATCACGGCCGTGATGCACCGTTCGCCCGCGTCATCCTCGATCGTGATCCCCGAGGTCGTGACTTCATCGCCAAGATCGATGTCTTGGTCTGAATCCAGGGTGTCTAAAAAGTTTTGACGTGCGTCAGTTGCCATCGCGACCGGCCTCCAGGATACCCCTGACCAGCAAGGCTAGGTCGTGGATCGACTGTCTCATGGTATTGAAACTGTTGGTCCACAACTTCAAGTCATGCCGATAACTTTCAGTCGAGACGTAGCGGCGCATTTCCTGGTCGGTACGGTCCAGACCAGCCAACACCTTGTCGACATCTCGCCGGAGCAACTGCATGGTCTCGCCAAACCCCACGGACTGGTGACGAGTGCAATTCTTTTCCATCGTGTCGACCGTGGCCCAGATCTCCTGGACGGCGGCGGACTGCTGCTGCTTGACATCTTGGAACGCTTGGGCCGCGAACTCTACCGCGGTCTTGAGCTGTTGGAGTGACGCCGCCAAAGCCCCGACCTGTTGGTCACAGTAAAGTTTCAGGGCCGCGGCCTGTTGCTCCGCTTCTTTGCGCTGTTGTTCCTCGTCACGCTTTAACGCGTTGGCCCTGCGGGACAGGAAAAACGACACGATCGAGGTTCCAACCGACAGCACCACGACCACGATCCCTCCCACCGACTCCCATGATTTCAAATCGGCGGCAAATGTCCACATTTAGGCATCCTGGGGCGGCGCCTTCCGGAGCGTCGCGGCTTCATAAAACGAAATTAAAAGGTCGGCGGCGTCACCCTGGACCGCTGGGCTGGCCAGCAGGAGCGGCATGATCCCGTCAATAATGTCTCGGTCACGATTAATTTGGTTCTCTTGATCATCAGGTGTTTCCCGGGTGGGAAACAACGCGGTCCAAAACACCGGGACCGCCAAGGTAAAGAGCAGCCCGAAAGCCTCAGCGGTCGATGCACCCGACCCAACCTCAATCCCGTCCTGCAGGACCACAACCTTGCCCTGCTGGTCTTCCAGGCCGAAAAGATGTTCTCCAACCTGTAGGGCGACCGGCAGGACCCCAGAGGTGTCGGCGGTCTTGACCGCAGCGTTGTGGGCCGCCAGTTCCCCCGCGACCGACTCGGGTGCCGTCGTCAGGGTAATGGTGGCACGGTACCGCTGGGGATCCTGGGCTACCCCCTCGGCCTTGACATCAATGTCCTCGCGCTGGACCTTGAAAATGTCCACGGATTTCTTGACCGCCGACGACACAGCAGTTTCATCGGTTGAGTCAACCGTGTAGACCACGGTGGCGTCGTCGATCCGCTCCATTTTCTCTTCCACGACGAAAACAGGGGCCAGGTGGAGTGACAGGAGATCGCGCAGTTCCTGCGCCATCGCCATGATATCGACGGGAGTGGGCATGGGGGTACACCAGAACCACTGTGGGTCCTTCCATTAAATATTAACGTGGTGGGCCGAGGCTACGGGGATGGGGACCAGCTAGAACCAGCCGGTTACGACGGGAGAAGGGGGCTAGCAGTGGACCAATGGATACCGCTCGGGGTGTCGCATCGTGGCGTAGTCTAGGTCTACGTCAAGGGCAGGCCAACAGACTTGGCCACCCATGTCATCGTACTGCTGTAGCAAGACCATAGGTTGGCCAGCGAACCACGGGAAATCCGTGAACAACAGGACAACGTCGTCGCCATCAGGTTGCTGGTCGTACAGGCGCAGCGTTAGTCCTTGTCCGCTAACCGCGACGATCTCTAGTGGGCGCACGGGGAAACCTCTTCTGCCAATCGGCTACAAAAACGTCTAGGTGTTCCTCAACCATTTCCTGAAAAACGGCCAGTTCCGACGGACTAAACCCGAACGTTTCGGTCGGGGACTCGTCCAAAGAAACTTCCAGTCTCCCGTCGCGCTCTAGCCAAAATCTGGCCATTTTGGTGGCTTGTCTAGGATTACGCCCTTCGCACACATGAATGTGCATTCTAGGGTCTTCCCGACTGTTGACGAAAAACTTGTACGACCGTTCCATCAACAAAACAGGCGGAGACATGGCACTACGGTAACTGGTGGGATGGTTAAACATAGGGGTACTGTAGCATGGCGAGGCAAGACAGTCAAGAAATCCCTTGCCTCACCACAAGGTAAAAAGTTTTATCTAATGGCTTTGGATCCAGCATTACCTTGGATCCCTTGAGAAAAGTGGCTGGGGATGTCGTCCACGCTCCAACACCAGTGGCAGTTTTTCGTCGGGGTCGTCGCGGTCCTGGCGGCCTCCTGGTAGCACATGACCTTGGTCCAGTAGGTGGCGGTCACCATGCAGCGCCGCTGGCTGAATCGGCAACGCCCTTGACGCTCGAGGGGAAGAGCATCACACCCCATCTTGCGGCACTGCTCGACCCGCCGATAGTAGGGGCCACCGTTGTACCGGTTCAAGATGCAACGCTCAGGTGTGCTGTCCAGGTGGATTTTTTCACGGCACCAGACCGCGTGCTTGGCCAACTCGTCGGCCGCCAACATGAATGACTCAGCCGGGTCCTGCTGGACTTGCTTGCAGCGAGCCAACACCCACTTCGGACGCCCCGAGAAATTCTGCTGGGTAACTCCACAGTCCTGGCTGCAATACTGGTACCCAGGGGTCTTGCACCGAAAATCAGGCCGAACTGCCGGCGTGAAGTTGGACTCGACACGCGCCACCGCGACCAGCAGGTAGGGGTCAATCCCATGGCGTCGAGCTGCTGCCAAGATGAACTTGGCGTACTGGGCAGCCCTATCGTCCGTGACCGGAACCCCCCGGGCCTCCAGGGCCTTGATGGCCCTGACGATCATGGCGTCGGTCGGCAGTGTCGTGGGCGCCACGATGCCGGGCACGAACGTCCGGATAGCATCGGGCACCGTGGTGTCGTGCTGCTGGGGAATCGCCAGTAGCAACAGGATGAAGATTAGCGACATGATTGATCCTTTCGCCGGGCCATCCCGGTGGTAGACCACCAGGAACACCCTGGTGGGTAAGTAGGATACATTAACGTACAGATCAAAAACTACTTAGTAGATAGCCGCACGAAGTTGTTTAAAATGGGGTGGTTGTCCACGCTGGACAACTGGCCTAATTTAGACAAGCGACTTGAGCGCCACGATGAACTCGTCAGCCGTAGTTCTGAAGTCCACAACGTTAGGGTTGCTATCAGTCAAGGCCGCAGCAATGCTGGCAACACAGTTGGGATTTTTAGCCAAGGCCGTCATAACGGCCCAGGAAGCTACGGTAGCGTTGAGCCGGTATTGCTCGAAAGCATCCCAGGTCTGGGGCACCCATGCCCTGACGATCTTGGCCATGACGTCGGCGTAGACTTGGATTTCATATTGGGCGTGAGGGTCGGTCCTGAGCACGATGAAGTGCAGTAGATTTCGCAGGTCGATTTTGAAAATGATTTCCGTGTAGGTGCCGAGGGGCAGCACAATCCTGGCGGTCTCGCGTGCCACACCCGCGTCCAGACCAACATGGTACTGGTCAAAATCGGCTTCGCAGACGCTCCGCATACCAAAACTTTGTCTCCGCGCCGTCAGTTCGTCGACGGGTTCGGCGCTACCTTGCTTGTTGATCGAGTCCTGCTTGCGGATATGCTGATTTTCAGGAATGTAGAACTCGTTGGGCAACTCGCTGTAGCGTCCTGACATTTCGTTCGGTGACGCGGTGCGGGTGCGTAGAATCTGCCGGGCTACGAAAATGGGCAACCGCATATGCAGTTTGATCTCACACTGCTCAAAGGGCGTCAGGTGCTCGTGCCGCATCAAATAATGGATGAGCTTGGCGTCTCGCACGAGGTCAATTTTCGCCCTGGTATTTCCAGTGGAAAGCCTGGCTGCCCGGCAGACATCGTGGTCATCGCCCATTAAATCGTCGAGCCGGACGAACCCATGGTCCAGGACGTCGGTGTGCTCGAACTGCTTGACCAGGGCTTGGCGGGTTTCGTCAAGAAGCATTAAACACCTTTTCGGGCAAGTTTGAACCGGCGGGGCCGCACGGTCCATTTGAGCCGGTGCAGCATCCGACGATACTGCAAAGTTTGACGGGTCATGTCAACCAGAATGGTTTCCAAGTCCCGGTTGACCCGATTCTGCTGGGCCAGCCATTTGAGCACGGTGATCCGGTCCACTGTGGGGCCCTCGGGCTTACGCTTGGCCATCAGCGTGGTCCCATCGGCGGTAGACCACCAGGCATCCCTGACGGCACCACCAGGCCGCTGCCGGTACACTGGGGGCACTGCATCCCGGGGCGGTCCAGCCCTACGGTAAAGGCTTGCCCGACGATCTCGTCGTGCTCACCCGGCCCGGCCATCAGGACCCCGTCGGCCCTGACGTGCAGAAGCACGGGCCTGACCTGCATGGCCACCTGGGCCTGACACCTGGGACAAACCATCGGGATCACCATCACCATGGCGCCGGGTGGCAACTGCTGGACCTCGGGCTCCTGGTCAGGCTGATCTGGCTCCTTGGTAGAGCGAGCTGGTGTACCATCCAAATTAATTAATTCACCCATCTGGATCCTTTCGGCGGGCCCAGTGCCCGCCTGGTTGCATTTTACCCGTTATTTCGCCAAATGCTCAACGCATCGGCAATACTGGACCGCCGTGAGGCACAGGGCCACCCGCACGGTGGCCTTGCCACAGACACAGCATTGCTGTCGAGTTTTATTTTGCTCCACGGCTTCCCGGAGGGTCCAGATTTTCTGGGGGGGTGCTCTCGACACAGAAAAATTTTTGTAGTTTTGAGACTACGTTTTCTGTCGTAGCAGTATCACCAACAAACCCCCATATGTGCACACCCGTCAGATTAGTATTCTGCTGTGGCGTCCAAGGAAGAACAGGAGATAAATACAGATGTACAGCATTAGTAAACGCGATCTCGCCGAAAAATAGTTCTCTAACCTCCTTGTTTCTTTCCACGTGGTAAGTACAACCGTGGCCATTTGCATAGTTATGACCTATCAGTGTTTCTAAAATACCTTTACCTGCGGCAGCGTGGGCAGCAGCATCGGTTCGAATGGTGAACACACCAAGTTTCGTTAAACCCAGCATGACACCATACACAAGGTCAAAAAAGGTCACCATCACAATACACCTCCTTGCCTAAATATCCATGCCTTCGTACTGCCGGCGGTACCGCTCCATGATGGTGCCATCAGGGTCGGGCCAGATTTTGTCAGGATTGACCCTGAACCTCCCCTGAGTTGAAGCCCAGGGGTTCCGAGGTTGTCGATGTTCCATCTCTCCACGGTTCTCGCTCACGCTACACCTCCGTGGCCTCGACGAAACGGCTTTACCTCTTTGACAGACGATCCGCTCTGACGGTCAGGACCGTAAGGGTTGGCAGAGCCTCCCCTACTCGCAGATTGGTTGAAACTCGACGCCGCCTGTCGCAGCAGCGGTTCCGCAGCCGCCCAGTCGGTTTTCAACTGGGAAACGTCGAGTCGATCGTGTTCAACGTAGCGGGCCAACCACGCGGAGTACAGATCGCGCTGCACTCTGGTACCGTCTGGAAATTCATGGTACCGCTGGCTCAGTGGCTTTTTTTTGCACTGACCAGTCATGTGGTCAAACTGCGAGAGCTTCGTGTGGTACGTGGAAAACTCCGTCACGGAAGCACCGGCACTTTCAGCCTTGCGCTTGAGGATCGAGATAAACATACCGGGAGCCCTACACTGCACGCTACGTCCGAAATTGCGCTGAAAAGATTTATAACTCACGGCCTCCGTTTTGACCGTGTTGCCCAAGGCCAGGACCCGGTTGGCCAGTTCGCCTTGGGCGCATTTGCGTTCTGCGGCCAGACGACGCTCAAGATCGGCTTTTCCGGCCGCTAAAGTGCGGTACCGCTTGGATTTGGTGGTGGCCCGTGCACCCCGGCGATGGGTACCATTTGGGTTGTACGCCTGGGGATTGGTGGCACGGCGTGATCGGTCCATGGCCCGCTGGATCAACTTGATCCTCCGTGCTGGTGGCTCTATACCAGCGCAGAAGGTTTCCAACTGAGCGGTGTCCTGTGCCACGATCGCGATGGTGCTGGGCCCGATGTCCAAACCCACAGTTCCGTCACCTGTTGGGTGTCGCGCTTTCCTCGGGGCTGTGCCTTCCTGGATCAATTGGCAGTACCATCTGGTTGTGGTCCCGATAGTACGGCGCAGTATTCTGACATATTTTGTCCTGCATTTAAGGGCCTGGGCTTGCCAACCACCTCGGTCCTGTGGGTCCAGTAACAATGGCAGCACTAATCCAGCCCATAAGATCATGGGCACCTCATGTACAACCCTGAAACGAACTACGTCGTTAGCTTTGCCCTCAACGCTGTGGAGCCTGTTGTACCCTTTGAATCGAGGGCGACCGTGTTTCCCGAACATATACTGCTGTACAGCCTTGAAAGCCCTGAGGCTGGTGGTCTGGGTGTCGTGGGAGCCAAGATGGTCCCCGATCCAACAGGCGTCTCGGCATTGCTCGGCGAATTTCTGGATGGAAGCCGGTGAGAAGCCAAACTTTTCTAGGGTCGCCTTGAACGCCTCGGTGCGTTTCTTTTTGGGCAGTTTCCTGGCGGCCTGCCATGCTTTGGACTCCCGCATCAGAGCAAGCCGCCGCAGTGACTCACCCAAACAGGCGTTGTAAATATGGCGGGCCGCCTCCATCCTGACGGACAGTTCTACCTCGTCGGCCTCGGTGGTCCGGAGAGGAAATTCCGCGATGAACGTCGGGGTAAACTTACAAGCCATTGTAGGTATTTCTGATTCTCGACGTACACTGTTTAAGCGCAGTTAAGTGTGCTTCCCCACCTTCAAGCCATTCAAACGTAAACCTTTGTCTGCCAGTCTGACTCGGGTTCATCTTGCCTCCTGGATCAACGAGCAACACCCTCTGTTTTACGCGCCTCCTGGACCTCCTCGAGACGTTTCTGGGTTGCCTCGTAGATTCGTCGGAAAACATCAGTCGGGAGCATCTCCTTCGCGACCTCAAGAAAAACCTTGGAAAATGGCGGAGTGCTCACGGCACTGATCTGTCGGTTGATCTCCTGCAACTTAATCGACCAGAAAGTATTTCGCTCGACCAACTCGGCCCGCAAGGCGTCATACTGGCGGCGCGACAGCACGGTCGTTTTGGCGTCAGCTTTCAGGGCCTTCAGTTTCTCACAGCCAAGTTCAAACTGCCTCGCAACAATATTGCGCTGCTGATTCAAGGGCAGTTCTTCAAGATTTTCTGGTGCAACCAAGTCGAAGAAGTGCCCACGCGGGCTCGGCACAGTTGACCGAGAGCCTGACCGTGTCAGCCAAGCATGTTTGTCATTTTTAGCAGTACCGTAGCCGTGCATGGATTAGCTTTCTGACTATGGGCCCGCACGGTTCCGATCCGTGTTCATGGGGTTATGAGCCCCAGATCCTAGCCAGTAGATGACAGGCCCTCAAACCTTTACCTGAAAAATTGACCCAAGGGCCGCGGACCATTAGGGTTGGTTATGGTGCCCCGCATCTGAGCATCAAATCCTGTCCGCGACCCATGGGCCAAACCGTTGTTTAATCTCCCGAATCAATGGTCCAGTCGACCTGGACCCAGTGGGTTAGGTGCAAGTGATCCTGGTGGTTGCCTCGTCCCCGAGCCGCGATACTGAACCGCTGGCCCTGGCAGCCCGGCCCCACCACGATAGAATTGCTCGCGAGCCACTGGACCACATGGTCGGGGATCTCCGAGATACTCCAGATGGTGTAGGACAAGGCCCTGATGCAACCACCCACGGGGCGATCTGGGCCCCGCTCCACCAGAACCGTGCACGTGCAATACTGGTCAATCGGCATTAGAGGATCCCCTTATCCTGATAATAGCGGGGCTGCTGGTCCGGGGTCCAGTCCGCCAGGATCTCCTGGATCTCGGGCTCGGTCGAGACCCTGCGGCCCAGGGCCCAAGGGAACTCCTCGTCGCCCTGTCGATACCGCTGGGTCAGGTACTGAGTCTCCGCGACCACCACGTCAGGGCAGAAACCGAACTGGCGAGCAGTTGGGTCCACCACGAAGTCCCCGACCATGCAGAAACAATGGCCCTCGTCGGCCGAAATGCAGAAGTCGGCCTCGACGCCTTGGTCCCGTAGGGCGCGGAACAACAGCCACGAGGCCACGGCACAGGCACCATTGAGATCCTGGGGGTCCCACCCGAGCCCCGGGGGCTGCTCGGGCACTCGGGCCAGACGAACCAGCACCTGGTCCACTTGGTTTCTGATTTCGGTCGTGACCTTGGGGTCCATGTAGGTACTTTACCGTGGACCCAGGCCGATGTCAATCTTTTTCTACTGGACCGAAATCTTGTGGGCCTGGGTAGCCTTGCCTCGCGGGACCGTGAGGGTCAGGATGCCGTCCTGGTGTTTGGCCGTGATGCTCGCGACGTCCACCTCGTCGGCCACGTGGAACTCTCGACGATAAACAGTGGACTTGAATTCTTGACGAGTCGGGTCTGGCGTCCCGGGGATTTCCGACTTCCCCTGGATCGTCAGGATGCCTCGATCCACCTGGATGTCGATGGCATCGCGGGGCACCCCAGGCATCTGGACCTGCACAATGTAGTCTCGGTCCTGGGGGTACAGGTTGCACCTGGGCACCACAGGGTCATCGTGGTCCTGGTAGTCGTGGCGCAGCAGAGAATCAAGTAGCGAAGCATACGGAGAGAACATGGCTGTGGGCCTCCTTGGAAATTGTGGGGCCCAAGATAAGGTGGGTTAGGACGGTGTCAAGGGGACTTTAGCCAGGATACCGGAACCGCCCGCCCTGCCAGTTTTCCAGGTCGATGCCATCGGGGTCTCGGTCCACGACATAATCAGGATTCAACGGGATTTTGCCGCCACCACCAGGTAGGTCAATGACGAACCTGGGGATCCCGTAGCCACTGATCTTGCCCTGAAGGTGCCGCAGAATCCCAACACCCACTTGGGGATCAGTGCGGAAATGGCTGGTTCCTGGGACAGGGTCGCACTGATAGAGGTAGTAGGGGCGGACACGATTCTTCAGCAACTTGACCATGAGGCTCCGGATGACCTCAGGGTCGTCGTTGATACCCTTGAGCAGCACGGTTTGAGCGCCCAGGGGGCACCCGCAGGAAGCCAGTCGGTTCAACGCGGCTTCGGCCTCCGGGGTGATCTCGTCGGGATGAGTGCAGTGGATTGAAATCCACGGATGAAATCGGCGTAGCACTTCGCAAAGGTCAGGGTCAATCCTTTGGGGCAAGACCAGCGGAACCTTGGTCCCGATCCTCACCATCTCGACGTGCGGGATGGCCGAGAGCTTCGCCAGGATCGTCTCGATCTGGCCGGTCGGGAGTGTCAAGGGGTCACCACCCGAGATCACGACGTCGCGGATTTCTGGATGCTGCCGGATATACTGGATGGCCTCGTAGTTGTAGCCGCCGTTACTGCGGCCGACCTGCCTGGACCTCGTGCAGTACCGGCAGTACGCCGCACACTGGTTGGTCACGAGCAAGAGGACACGGTCTGGATAGCGGTGCACGAGACCTGGAACAGGGGAGTCGTGTTCCTCGCCGAGTGGGTCCTGCTGCTCGCAGGGCGCCACAATCAACTCGGCAACGTCGGGCACGACGGTGCGGTGCAACGGGTGGTCAGGGCCCAACTGCTCCAGCAGGTCCCAGTAGTACGGGGTGCAGCGGGCCGGGAATGGGACTTCGGGGCCAGGCGGCGCGAAACTATTGGACAGCTGCCAGGTCCAGTCGTGCCAATGGATCTGTTGCTTGGACTGGGAGAAATCAGGGATCAGCGAGACGTCGTCACTAGGGTCGGGAACTGGGTCCACTTGAACAACTCCTTTCGGGGGTTTGGTTAAGATTAACGTGCGGGATCGTGAAAACAGGACGGACTACTCGGCCGAGGGTTTACAGGACTCATCTTGGAGTTTACGAATCCACATTGAATGGGCGTGGGTAAATACCGCTGGCTTGTCCACCAATGTTACTTTAGCCTTGCCAGTAACTCCACGAGCCATGGCACACAGCGCAGTGCAGTCCATCACGAAATCTTGAGAATCCCTCGGGATAGCAGTGAGGTCTTGTGGGTCTGCGGCGTTCAGGGCGCACTTCATAGAAGTGCCATAGTTGGTTGTTACATACTGACAATCGTGGCCACAACAACGTCGTGCCGCACCATCAACCACTAAATCTGCCACGTGGATTTCAGCGTCCTGTTTCTCCACCATGATCTTGAACACCTGACCCAGTGTCGTCCCAATCGCGACAGTAGGCCCTTGCATCCACGGGGATGCCGAAAGACAATAGGCAATGTCGTCGGGCAAAAGATTCAGGTTCAGCAGAAGATACAGCAGGTCAGTGGCGGGTTGCTTGCTTTTGGACGCCGTGGGGTCGCTGCAGCCTCCTGCGAAAGAAAATGCCTTTTCCGCAGGTTCCGATTCGGTCACTGGAGGAGTATTAACCTGGGGCATCTTCTGCTCGTCAAGGATTTTGTTCATGGCCGCGATGATCCGGCCGCGAAGTTGCTGGAATCCTTCCTCCTCGACGAAGGGCAAGGCTCCGAGACATTTGCTGAACTGGACAAATAAATCCATGGTTCCCTGGGCATCGTGGGCGATCGACATGGCGCTGGCCTCCTTTGTTGGTGTTAGGGGCGCCGTCGGCAATAATGCCGTGAGGAGATTTTACCGACCTATTTCGTGCTCGCCTGACCAAGTTCATGAAAACGCTTGGTTGAAACTGCAGGGACTGTGTAGTCTTTATTACCGAACTGCTCTAAATCTGATTGCCAAACCCGCACGTATAACTCGTCGGTGGGCAACACGGCACTGGCTTCGATGTCGTCCAGAATATGATAGCACCCAGAGAGAACTAGCGGAGATTTTGCAGGAGAGCCATCGTCATGAACGGCCCTGCGCGTTACTGGTCGGCACACCGCCGTCACCTGGATGGTGCGGTCGGTAATCGCTGGAAACTCGTTACCTAAGTACACCGTAACGAGGCCGTCTACCGGCTCGATCATCGCGGCGATCTTGGCAAGGTATGTGACGTGACCTCGTGCCATACAATCACGCAGTTCTTTGGATCGCTTTTGCGCTTCTTGCCACATAGGCTCCCAGACCGTTTCCCAAGGCCAAGCTGGCAAATCCAGCACGACAGCAGCGTTGGGCGGGCCAGCGTCGTCATCGTCGATAAACCAGTAGTAGAGGTTACCCGCTTGTGCCAGTGGGTCCACAAGACGAGCCGTGATAAAATCCCGCAGAACTTTGGCGTTGTTGGAACCGTGTTTTGCAGGTAAATAGGGCAGCAAAAGACCCAGTAGTTGCCCCTGGGTCACGCCAGAAACGAGCAACGGGGCAAACCCATCACGAAGTCGCCGCACCATGCCCTCGTGGCCACCTTCTTCATAGTTGTAGTCTAGGTCAATACTGTCGTCCAGTTGCTCCTGGTCGTCTGACAATAGTGCACGGCGGGCGTCATCCCACACCGTCGGGGACAGATTCCATCGACACCACCAGACCAGTCGCCAGTGTGTCTCGGTAGGGTGCTCTAAATACAGTGTGCTAAATCTGCAGTCGTGGGAAAGCCAGGCCAAGCTCAAATAGTCAAGAAATCGCCGAAGCCGTGGTTGATCTATGCCTACTACGTTGCTGTGCGGAAGCGGGGCAGCCAATGCCGACATATCGTCCAGCATGGCGTCCCCAAGGCCGCAACGGGGTGTGTCTGTTGAACACGAAATTACTGGTGTCGTTTGCGTCGACATAATACACAATACTCACTTGCACCCGTCAAACAACGGCTTCGCAGACCCAGCGGTACGTTCCGTCACCAGGGTCGGTATTTTTCTGCGGTGGGGCTAAATATTGCTGGGTCAGGGTAGGGCACAGCACCACATACAAAATGGCATTGCCGAATAGGGTAACCTGCACTGGACGGCCACAAACTGTGCAGTACGCGTGCTGGCCACGAACATGAAAATCATGCTGCGGAGTTGAACCAGCGGCGTAAACACCGAACAGCTTGTGGTCATCAGGGACAACCCAGTTGAGGTCAGCGTCCAGGGCGTCCCGAAGATGTGTGGCCCCACGGGTGCACGTTAAAACCAGCTGGTCGGCAAAATAGCGCTTCACGGCATTGCTGAACGCGTACCAGCCGTCAATCCTGCAGGGCAAGAGGTCCCGCAGCCAAGAATCAACACTACCCTGTTGTAGCGCTTGGCGAACCTGCTGGACCAATGGAGCGTCGGGTTCTGGGGTATAGTCAAGCCAACACGTCATCTGGACACCTCTTTATAAGATGCTATCGGCAAACTGCTTAATTTCTTGGCCTTCCTGGTCCTGGTTCATTTGAATGATCGGAGTCTGCTGGGATACTGTCTGTTGGGACCCAGAGGCCGCAAACGGCGGTTCCTTCGGGATTTTCCCGGCTGCCATCGCGACGGCCAAATCAACCGGGTCAGTCCAACCGGTGTCTGGAAGGGTTTCTTGGTTGAGCAACCCCGTCACAACATGGTGGTCCAGTACGTGCAAAATCGCATTTTCATTAATGAGATGTGTGATCTGGTGCTTAACCACCTCTGGCTGGACAGCAGGGTCGGGTTTCTGCTTCCCCACAAACAAATGGTCTAATGCACCGGGAAGACACAGTAGTTCTGCACCCCTGGCCAACCTGGCCGCGTACGTGGCGGTACCGGTCCTGGCGTCAACCTGTCGGGTGATCAGATAAGGAACCCGGTCTTCCTTATACAACACCGTGACGACCTGGCCGTCTCGTCGCACGATTTTCCAGTAGTCCATCAGGTAGTTAACGATGCCGGCAAGGCGATCATACAGGGCGCGGCCACGAGTGCTACGGGTAGCCTGACGCTCTGCCCTGACGGCCTCAAGTCGCGCTGCACCCTCGGGGGACGGTTCTCCCGGCGTAGGGCTGGGCCCGTACCCGCCGCTGTCCTCCTGTAGCTTCGCTGCAATCTCGGCCGCTTTCTTGGTTTCATGATTCCACCGACAAATCGCCCCCCAGGGGAGTGGCGGACTCCACACTGACGAAACACTTTGGGCAAGCCAAAACCACGGAATCACCCGGAGCAAAACTAGGGTACTGTGGAGTCGGCACCTCGGCAGAACTACCTGCTGGCCTGTTGGTGCACCTGCAAGGCCAAACAATCTGGTGGAAACCAGGCTGGGCACAGAAAAACCGCCAAAAAGCTAGGTCGTCCAACACGTCTTTAGGTTCTGCGTACGCGGCCAAGTCTACGTGGAGGAGGGCGTCGCTCCCTACTGTTGCGCGCAATCTGGTCAGAAACTCCACTTCCTTGGCCTGGGCACTCTCCTGGGGATCTCCATGACACCACCACTGTGTCACCTCGTACATGCACTGCTGGACAATTTTCTCTGGCGCGGTAGCGGCCCAACGTAACCAAATATTCAACCGGGCACGGGCGTTGGCGTCCGGCTGTTGTGTCTCATGTTCAAAGTGAAGGGGCATCGGTATCCTCATGGTCAACAGACGGTGCTGTCTGGACGAAATCCGGGTGACCAGGATGGTCACGGGGCAGCAAAAAGTTGAACTTGGGTTCCTGGGGGATGGCCCCCTGGGCGATCACGGTGGTCAGGTCCATGGGACCGAACCAACCGGCGTCGCACCTAACTGCTTCGGTGCCGTACCACCCCTGGTTCTTTTTCACGGCGTCCAGGTGGTAGTATAGGACTGCTTGATGACCCTGCAGAGTCGCGGCAAGTTGGTCAGCCCACTGAGCCAACGCGGCAGGGTCCGTATAACGATCAAAAACCCCGCAATCACGTTTTGCCCCGCGCCACTCACCGACATAGAAGTCACGCGAGTCCCCATTCCTCACGGAGGTTGTCACAAGGTACACCACGGCATTTTCACGATACAACACCAGGATTGTGGCTGCACTCCTGTCTGGTAGTCGATGGTGGGCAAGAAGGTGCTGGACGATACTGCGGGCTTTGTCCTGTGCCGGTCTGATTTTGTCTTTATGCAGTCGGCGCTCTGCTTTGACGGCCTGGAGCGCCACGACATCTTCGGGAGAAGGCCCCACGGGCTTAGGTACATACGCGGTAATCTGGTCGTCTTCAGGAACCACCGCGATGGTCTCGCGGTTCCACCGACATACCGCCTCGATTGCGGATGAAGCGGTCACCTCGACACCGCAGTCACGACAATGCAACGTGGCTACGCCGTCTTGGCACGTGAGCACAGGATAGTGAATCTTGATGACGTGCGGGATGCCATTGTGGTGGCGAACCAGAGTAGTGATGCCGTCGGGGATATCCGTAGGCTCGGCACACGGAGCAACCGCTGGGTCAAGGTTAGTACAGCGGCACGGCGTGACCAGCTGACGGAACCCGGGAGCATGGCAAAAATCCCGCCAAAATACAACATCGTGGATGACGTCATGGGTTACGTCGTCGGCACTAGACCTGGGCGCAGTATCCGACTTACGGCCACGGAGCGCCTGGGCCACCAGAGCAGCACGATCCAGATCATACTGCTGCGCCACGGCAACCGGGTCAACTGGGTGGGCCAGGCCCCACAGGTACTTGTTGACGTCGAAGACGTCTTGAACTTCTGTTAAATACATCGGTATCCTCATGGCCCGGAAATAGGCCGAGGATCATTTTACCTGCCGGCTAACCAGGAACAGAAAATATTCCAGGATCAGTTTTTAAGCAGCGGAAGACTATCGGCCAGGTCAGCCGGTAGCACAGCCCGCACATCTTGCATGGCAGACTCAAATACAACCTTGGCAGTCCGCACGGCGTCGACGTCTTGTGCCTCCTGGAGCAGTTTCGCCAAAGCATCAGCAGCCAGGCAACAGCGTCTACGGATCGCGTGTAACTGCGCAGACCGGTGGAAGTATCCCGACCCGGCCAATGCAGCACTGACCGTATGCAAGGCAGCAATCACATCAGAATCAGACGCAGACATCCAGCACCTCTTGGTAGCAAGACTTTACCGATGAGTTTTGACCCGAAAAAGAGAAAACTAACCGGTGGGCTCCCAGCGATGCACCGCCAATGTTTCGACCGCAAAAGCCGCCCGGATCTCTGCCACGATGTCGTTGCCGTCGGCCTGGACGTTCACCAACTGGTCAACAACCGGCCAGTAGTGCACACCAGATTTACGATACAGCAAGGCCATGGCATGGTCATTGGGCAACCTGAGGTCGTCACGGCAGTAACCGTCGGTGTAGATGTTGATCTCTCGGTCAACCCCGCCGGCCCGCCAAACGCCGCGCACATCTTTTCACGGGTGCCGCGGGGCAGCGTAGCCGACAACATGACTACGGAAACCCGCAAAGTTTTAAGGATCTCGACCAACCGGATCAGCAGCGTGCTCGTGTAGGTATCGTAGGCATGAACCTCGTCCATCACGATCACCTTGCTGGCCAAACCAAACAGTCGAACGAAAGAATGGCGAGACCGCAGGCAACCCAGTAACCCTTGGTCAAGCGTCCCGACGCCCCACGGAGCCAAGATGGCCCTTTTGTTAGATGAGAACCACGGGGCATCCGCCGCACAGTACTCAGGATTGGCCAACTGCACTTTGGCATCGGCATGGACCAGCTGGAGGTTGTTGGCCTCGTGGTAGCCACCATGGTGCAAAAAATCGTGAACGCGACCATGCAGTGCGTTGGCAGTCGCTTGCGTCGGCAAGCCCAAATATAAACCGGCGTAGCCATACTGAGCAGCCAGCGCCTGGCCTACGAATAGAGCACCCTCAGTCTTCCCCTCGCCCATCGGGGCCTCCACAATCACGAGGCAAGGGTCATGAAGTTTGGGCAGCATGTCAGCCAGGGCATTGTGCAACGGCCAAGGAGAAATGCCCAAATAAGAGAAGCAATCAGCAAACGACTTGGCTTCATGAGTTGGCGCCGGCGCATACTTGATGGTGTCGAGGGCCACGTCGGCCCGAGTTAAGCACTCCTGATAGTAGTCCGCCGGTGACCCCATGGGCAAACGGTACGGGAAGAACGCAGTGTTGGACGCGATCCAATCGGCAATCGCGGTCAAACCAGCCAGCAGAACCAGCCCGCCATGGTCATGGGGGCGAACCTTCGGAACCGCCATGTGGACGTGGAATACCGTCCTGAGCGCCTGGACGACCGCGTCGCGGCATTTCTGCCACGAGGCACTTTTGCCCAGTACACGCCGACCAAGCCCCACCAAACGAGCGTCAGTGTGGTAGGTACCGTGGTGAGCCCCGATGGCCCTGGCTACTCGCCGCGCACCCGGCCAACCAAGTTGTTCCAACAGCAACGTGACCAGTTCAACCGTGAACTTGCCATGGTCAAACTCCTCGGTAGCAGGAAAGTCAAAACCGCGGGCCTCGTACTGCTGTCGAATCTCCGGATGATTTTTGGCTAATCTATTGCCGATGAACGCTGGGGTCAACTTGCCAAAATCATGCATCGCGCAGCAAAAAAGCAAAAATCTCTTGCCTCGAGAACCACCGCCAAACACATGGAAAAGGCGACGGTAAAGATGGCGAGGAAGTCTAGCCAGTAGACGTTCCGCCACGGCCGCAACTTCCAGCAGGTGTGCCAGGGTCGGGTGCACCGGGAGAAAAACACCGCCATCGGTAGGTTTTTCCGTGGACGTTTTGCCGCATAGAAGCCATGCGGACGCATCTGGTAATTTTTCTACTTCCTGGAACCAATGTTCCAGCGCCTGGGCAAACTCCAGGTCGGTGCAGGGTAGACCTCGTGACATGCAGGTATCTTACTCGCCCACCACGCTGTCGTCAATCACTATCCTGCTAACCAGGGAGAATCTTCCACACCCTCGGCCACGAGGGCCTGGCCAAGCCGCTCCAGGTACCCCTGGAGCAACCGGAGCAGTTCCAGGTGGGCCGTGAACGTCGTGGTCACGATGCCATGGCGGAAGTCGTTGCCGTCGGGCTGGTAGCACCCGTGGCCCAGTCGGGACATCTCATCCCTGACGACGTGGCCCAGGGGCTCGGAAGAAATGCGTCGCAGAATCCCCTGGGCCACGTGGCCCTGGACCTCCTGGACCAAGGCGTCGCGGCAGTTCAGGATCGTGACCCCAATGCCGTGGAGCAACAGGTCGGCCGACAACCGGTCCTTGGCCTCGCGGCCCCTGAGGGCCAGGTGCTCCAACCTGGCTACCAGAAGTTGGCGAGCATTATCGACCTGGCTTCCACGCATCGCTACTTGGCCTTGTCCTTTCGGCTCACCTTGTGCTTGGTGGGCTTGACCTGCTTGGGCTTGCTCGTGGGCGTCGTCGTCACGTACGTGGAGTCAGCACCACAGGAATCCTGCTTACCTTCGGTAGTCTTGACCAGTTTGGGCGGCTTGTCAGCGTGGTGACGACACCGATCGGCTAAATCCGGATCCCACTGCATCGTGATGTCGAAGTCGACATGCTGGACCTCGGTCGCGACAGCAAGCTGGCGACTCAGCACCGCTTGGTCGGCCACGAGGTTCAGGACCTGCTGGTTCAGGTCATTGACCTGTTCCTGTAGCACGTCCATCTGCTGCTCCCTGGCCTCCTGGACGGCCTCGCAGGCCACCAGGGCCTCAACGGCGTTCTCGAGCCAGTAGCGCAGGTGGGTGGTCTCGACAAGTCGGTCGTCATCCTGGTCGAACCGCTTGGCCATCGCCTTGATGATCTCGTCAATACTGTTTCTTGGTTGCATTATCATGTCCTTTCTGAATTGTTTATACCGTGAGGCCGCGCACGACCTTGCGGCATTCCTCAAGGTAGCCGGGCTTCATCTCGATGAAATTGGCCCCGGGGAACTGCATGGCGAAAATGCTGTGGCTCGCCACAATGTACTGGCGGGTACCCGACGTCGCCAGGGTCAAATCCCACAGCAACCGCTTGGTTGGCCAGTCCATCCCGACATCCGGCTCGTCCATCAGGAAAGTTCGGGGACCTGCCGGTAGACTACCCTTGAGGTAGTCCTGCAGCCACATTTGTTTCTCGTGGTGATGGTCACGGCGACCCGGTTCAGCTTGGTAATTGGGGTCAGGAGACCGGGTCCATTCGATCTTGTCTCGGGGCTTGGCCTTCATGACCTGGCCCAACCGATGAACGTTGAGTTGCCCACTGGATCCTCGAGTCATGAAGACCCCGACGGGATCGTCAACCTCGAAATCAAAAGCAGCACTGCCAAATTCCATCCCGATGACCTTGCCGGAGTTGAAACACCTGATTTCCTGGCCATCATGGTGGCATTCGATCCCGCTGGGCAGCTTACTGCCGTCCTTCGTGGGCTTGACGTCTCGAAACAGGTTGTCAAACCCGAGTTTCGTGACCTTGGAATAGCCAGTGTGCTCGCAGCAGTGCAGTCGAGCCAGCAGGGTCAGGATCGTGGATTTGCCTGATCCGTTGGGCCCCCACAGGATGTTGACACCAGGTTTGAACTCCCAGGATTGTGCCCCTTGGAATGCTTTATCCCACCAGGCCACCGGCACCTTGGACTTGGCCGAGACTTTAAGTGAAGCAATCATGTCATTACTCCCAAAACCGACCCCAATCCTGCCCGTACCGTTCCTTGAGCCGGTTCATGTACTGGTTCGTCTTGATCTTGCACATCCAAACCTTGCCCCGGTGAGCCCCGCTGCGTTCCCGGCCCTTGCAAACTACACCTTCGTTTAGCGGGGGGTCAAATTTGTTCTCTCGAACTTGCTGGATAAACTCCTCGTTCAGATTGCCGTCGCGTAAAAATCGCGGTGTCGGGACAGTAGTGTTGGCCATGATTTTGACAAAATCCTGAGGCAGGACAAACTCCGTGTAGGACTTCTTGACCACCAGAAGATCGAAAATAGTCAAATGCATCTGGTCCGGCGGATCCACGTGGATCCCGGCCAAACTGTTTGGCCCCCAATATTCCCCGAAAACCACCACCTCTTTCTCCTTGGCGAAGTAACCCCGGAGCAGGTGGTCCATCTCGTCCTTGAGGGTAGAGTCAAATAGATGAACTACGCCACCAAGATG